TTATCTTGGGACGTTGGGAGTGCATTCGCTAACACATGGTTCAGCAACTCCCATAGTAAACGGATAGCCATTTATATTTTTTTCTTTAAGCACGGACAGCGTATAGCCAAGGTCGGACACTTGCTGCCTGAGCGACGCGATGAGCACATCCTTTGCCTCCAGTTCGCGATTAAGTGAAGCAATCGTCTCGTCCTTTGCTTGAAGCGCAGCTTTGTTCGAGACATCTTTACCTGCAAGTTCGCGCTTTAATGATGCGATGGTGGAGTCCATCGCCGCGATTGTTGCATTTACCAGGCTGCTATAGTCAGGCGCTGGCATCTGGTCTGTTGCTAAATCATTGCTATTTTTAACAAGCATTTCTCCGGCTCCGCTTATTAGCCACTCTGCAGAAATAATCTTTATGTTTTTCTGAATCCTTCTGCAGAAATTGTCGGTAAGAAACCTGGGATTGCCTTTGAGTGCCTTCGAGACGTTAGCTGGTGTTGAGCCTATAGCGGCTGCAAGGTCTTCCTGGGTGTGTATATACCCATGACCACGAAGATAGGCAAATGCCATTTTCATTCTTTCTTGCTTTTCCATAATTCTTAAAAATCGTTAAATAACAACAAAAGTTGCTATAAGTAATAATAATTATTGCTATCTTTGCAGTCCGAAAGTAAGAAAGAAATTCAAAACTATCGGGCATACGAAAAGCAGTCAGGCGCTATATGCGTCTTTCGGCGGAAGGCGTTGCGCTTCCTTTGTTTAGTTGCAAGCACAAAGGTACTGCTTTTCTCCCGATATTTATATAAAAGTAAGAAAGAATTTAAGAAAGATTAAAGAAATGCAAGAAAGAGTAAGCAGACGTGACCTAAGAGAGATGCGTGTCGGACAGACGCGCATCTTCACGCTCGCCGACAAAAAGAAACTGACTTCTGCCAGAGTGCAGGCCAATCAGTTGAAAAACGAGGAGGACTTGGAGTTTGATGTCAAACCTGACTACGCATCGTCCTCTGTGAGTATAACGAGAATCAGATAGGCACTTATGAACATTGAGCTGAGGGAATTGTTGTCGCTGATGACAGAAGCCATTGATGCTGGTGTGCAGTCGTACATCAAGAGCATTGAGCCGATGCAGGACTATATCAAGCAGGGCGAGGCGAAGCGCTACATCGCCAAGCTGGGCTACAAACCTGCGATGCTGCAGCGATGGGTGAACGACCGCCTGCTCACACCTGTCAAGACGGGCGATGCACAGAACGCCGTAGTTCTCTATTCGCTATCCGACATCAAGAAGCTCATCAGCACACTGCGACTGAAAGATATAACAAACAAGGCCGGACACGACCATGTACAATTATAAATGTATATGAGACTATTAGACATTACATTAGATTTGGAGACCTGTTCGCTCTCTTCCCACGCGGCGATTATGCAGATTGCTGCGGTGGCATGGGACAGGTTCGCGAAGGATGACACGCAGATGTTCTTCGGCAAGGCATCGAAGCCGGAAGAGACGGAGCACTTCGTCCGCACTATCGACCTGAACTCGCAGTTCGTGGAGGGGCTGTTCGACTTCGACCAGGACACGGCAAGATGGTGGGGCAGGCAGGGCCGTGAGGCGAAGTTAGCGGTTGCCGATGACATCAATAGCGGAGCGACGCATTCGTATGACATCAAGACGGAGAAGCAGAGCCAGGCATTGCTCAACGAGGCACTTGCGGAACTGGACGACTGGATTCGCAAGTTGCTGAGTCTATACAAGGTCGATAACTTCTGCATCTGGTGCCAGGGGACGGACTTCGACATCCCTATCCTGCGCTATGCAGCAGAGCGGACGCAGTGCAACAAGCTCCTGCCGATGGCGCTCCACCACAAGTATTTCCGCGACTGCCGCACGGCTATCTATGAATGCACGGCGAAGTGGCTGGAGCGCGACGATGTGGAGCAGCCATACACGAAGCTCGACCTGCTGAAAGACCCGACACTGGCCTACAAGCTCCTGCCGCAGTTGCCCGAATCCTTCGGCGGCAAAGAGAATGCCCACGGTGCTCTCTACGACTGCGTGCGTTCCTCTTGGTTCACTTGGCAAGCACTACGTCTAATCTTCCAATAACATACGGCTATGGCTAAATCGTACACTGTCTATTGCAGGGGCAGACATTGCCTGCTGCGCTCGAACTGCAAGCGTTATCTCAACGGTCAGCGTATGCCTGACAGCATGTTGGAATCAAGCGACCAACACTGCTGGATTGACAAGTGCGACGAGGAATCGCGGGACATGTTCGACCCTGAGAGAAAATCCAGCTGACGCAAATAACAAATAACAATTAACAATTAACAATTAACAATAGAACGGCTCTTATCGAGAAGAGGCCTCGCATGACAGCCCGGAAAGACGGGCACACATAACGCCAGCGGACGCTTATCCGTGTCTGAAATGTGGGAACTGCATCCTTTCTGATGCAGAGGCCGTGAGATGACAGCCCGGAAAGACGGGCACTTGGGACGGAAAGCCTGTAAATGGGCAACAGGCAGGTAAGGTTTGGCCTGAGCCGTGGTTCGATTCCACGCCGTCCCGCAAGAAAAACGAAGGCTGCGGATGTGCTGTTATGGCACATGGGTTAAATTGCTTAGGGTCCGCAGCCTTCTCTTCTAAAAAGAGACGCTATGAAAGCTAAAGATATTCACTATTCGGCAGTCCATCCAGACTGTCCGTTCACGAAGGAACAGATAGACGAGTTCCGCGCAATGCTCTACGGAGTGGCTTCGGCCAACAACCTTGCAGCGCACCCGTCGTGGTGGGTCGGGTACAACACCCATCAGACACGAAACATTGGCAGACGCAAAACGGCGCAATCGGGAGCCTGAAAACGGCGGCGTCTCAAACAAATCCACATTAAAAAAAATCGCCAGGTCTGCAGCGGCGGACTGAAGGCTCCCGAAAGTGCCAAAATTGCAGGGGTAGGTTTTACCAAAATAAAAGGTAGGGTTTACCGAAGTAAAAGGTAGGGTTTATCAAAATAGACCATTTTCAATAATGTTTAACTATTAAAAAATTTTCAAGCTATGGCAGCAGTAAAGTATCTCGTAAGAGAGTACATCCCGAAAGAGGGGATGCCAGGCACGCACGGCTTCTACGTGCAGGCTAAGACAGACAACATCATCACCAACAAGGAACTCGCCAAGAAAGTCGAGAACCGAGGCATCAGCCGTCAGTCGGAAATCAAGATGATTCTGGAGGAAGTCGCCAAGGTCATCCTCGAAGAGGTGGCTGAGAACAACCGCGTGCAAATCGAGACGGGCGACGGTGTGCTCGTCAGCCTCTCGCCAAAGGCGCAGGGCAGCATCAGCGACCGCGACGTGCAGCAGAACCCAGAGAAGTACAACGGCGCACAGGTGGCCACGCAGGACATGCTCACACCCGACATGATTCAGTGGAGCATCGTCGCACAGGTCGGCACCAAGTACAGCAAGCAGTTCGCCCTGCAGAAGACCGCACAGCGAGCCAACCCAGGACAGGCCGAACAGACCACCGAAGCCCCCGAACAAGGCGACAACGGCGGCACCAACACCGGCGAAGGAGGCGAAGACGACGGACTGGAAGGATAATCTCCCTTCGGTCGAAGTGAAAAGTGAAAAGTGAAGAGTGAAAAATCTAAAACAGATTGACACTCTTCACTTGACTAAACAAAATGAATTTTCAAGGCGATATGATTGAACTCGACAAGACATACAATGAGGACTGCCTCGAAGGGATGAAGCGCATCGCTGACGGAGCGGTGGACTGCATCATCACCGATTTGCCCTACGGCTCGACAAGTTGTTCATGGGATTCAGTGATACCCTTTGAAGAACTATGGCGAGAGTTTAACCGCATCACAAAGCCGACAGCCCCAATCGTGCTGTTTGGCAGTCAGCCGTTCACATCGGTAATGATTATGTCGAATATCAAATGCTTTCGTGAGGAATTATGTTGGCTGAAGAACAAGCCTGCGACTGGGTATGGCAAAGACCAACGACACATGAAGATACATGAGAACATCGTTGTATTTTCCAAATCGGGCGAATTTACATTCAATCCGCAGAAATGGCTTGTCGAAGAAAAAGAGTTCTTGACACAACGAAAGACGTTCTTGGAAAACGAGTACATCGGAAACAATATCTACGGCGCAACACATCGAACACGTCGCGGTGATGATGGCACTCGTTATCCTATCAGTATTGTCAGCGCAAAGACACCTCATGCTCCGTCGTATAGCAAGACGTATGATAGTGATGTAGATATCCGCAAGCACCCCACCCAGAAGCCCGTCGATTTGCTGCGCTACCTCATTCTGACGTACTCGAACCCCAACGACCTCATACTGGATGCGACCATCGGCTCTGGCACAACGGCCATCGCGGCCATAAAGGAGCATCGCCACTTTATAGGCTTTGAGACGAACAAGGAGTATTTCGACATCGCTTGCAAGCGCATCAAGAATGAGCAACAACAACTAACACTCTTCTGATTGCTTTAACAAAATAACAACTAACAAGAAGGATGATGATCGTTTGCATTGTAAACTATAACACCCAGCGGCTGACGGAGTGCGCCATACGCTCGCTATTGAAGCACACCACAGAGGCCCGCGTCGTTGTGTTCGACAACAGCGACCAGGGGGCGTTTGTGTTTCCGAGTGCTGAAGCACTCGGTACGGGAACGAAGATTGAAATCATTGACAACACGAAGGGGCAGGTGATTGACTTCGAGGCGGAGCTTGCCAAGTACCCCAACAAGGAATACTCGCAGCGCAACCGCAGCAACTTCGGCTCGGCGAAGCACACTATGAGCATCGACTGGCTGATGGACTACTGCGCGGAGGGCTTCGTGCTGGCAGACAGCGACGTGCTGTTCCGTCAGGACATCACGCCCCTTGTCAAGCACAAGCGGGCTGCCGTCGGCTCGTTGCAGGTGAAGGATGGCATTCTGCTCTTGAAGCCTGTGCTCTGCTGGATTAACGTGCCGATGCTGAAAGAGCACCGCATCCGCTACTTCAACGGCGAGAAGATGTGGGCGCTCCATGACCGCTATCCCTACAACCGCTACGACACCGGCGCATGGTTCTATGAAGAACTCATCCGCCACCGCCTGTCCTTCTACGACACCGACATCGACCCCTACATCCTCCACTTCGGCCACGGCTCATGGAAGGAAAAAGACCCCGAACAATGGCTAAACGAAAACAAAGAATTATGGATATGAATAGGCAGAATAGCGTTGCCTTGTGCGCAATAGGGCGCATGGAGAACCAATACGCCCGTGAGTTTGTGCAGCACTACCTTACGCTTGGCTTCGACCACCTCTATCTCTACGACAATGCCCACGAAGGCGAGGAGCATCTGGCCGACGTGCTTGGTGATTACATTGCCGACGGCAAAGTGACCATTATCACATGGACATACGCTCCGAATGATGCGCAGCGCATGGCATATAACGACTGCTACCACCGCTTCGGAGGCAAGCATACATGGATGGCGTTTTTCGACTTCGACGAGTTCCTTGTTATTCCGAGCGCTGAAGCACCCGGCACGGGGACGAACAAAGAAGCGCAAGGCACGGCGGCAGGCGATGACATCCACACCTTCATGCAGCGTTACCGCGACTATCAGTGCCTGCTGGTGAACTGGATGGACTATACCGACGGAAACCTCATTGAGAACGACGGACGGCCATTGCAGGAGCGCTTCACTGCACCGATGCAGTACGACAAGACGGGCATTGGCGGTGACTACCCTGAGAACAATCATGCCAAAAGCATCGTCCGCACCGGCATCGCAGGACTTGCATTCAAGAACCCGCACGTCCCGTTAGAGCCGCGCCTGATCTGCTGCAACACCAAGGGCGAAAGATGCCGACAACAGCCGCGCATCCCATACGACCATAGTATTGCCTACCTGAAGCACTTCACCACCAAGACAATCAGCGAGTGGCTGACGAACAAATGGGTGAAGGGCGCAGCAGGTTTGAGCTTTGAAAAGTTCCGAAAGGACTATGCCGAGTTTTTCTTCAAAATTAACGAGCGCACTCCGGAGAAGGAGGCATATATAGAGAAATGGAATAACAGGAAAGGACGTGTGGCTGCCGTTGCATTGGGCAGAATGGGCAACCAGATGTTCATTGCCGCAGCCGCTATGACATTTGCCCGCAGAACAGGCAGAGAGTTTATAGGACTGGTATATAACCACGGACCTAAATTCGATTATGACTATCCGGAGGAGCAGTTCAAGACCGTGATGCGTAATGTGAAGTACATTGAGCCGAGCGAGGTGGCAGGATTCTACCACATGCAGCAGGGCGAGTACGTCAGCAACGGATTCCCCGACATAAAAGAACCCGATGTGGTGCTCTGCGACTACTACCAGGACTTTACCTGCATCGACTGCGATATCGCGATGTCGCTGTTTGCTCCATACGAAAGCATCAAGCAGGAAATACAGCAGCTCTATGGCGACCTATCGGACTGCATTTGCGTCAATGTGCGTCGCGGCGACTACCTGCAGGTGCAGCTGCACGGCTTCCGTGTGCTCACCAAAGAGCAGATAGAGGATATGCTGGAGGAGCACTTCCTTCCTATGTATCGCGTCCTGTTTGTCAGCGATGACATTGAGTGGTGCCGTAATAATTTTACGGGAGAGCGTTATCTCTTCGCAAACAAGCCTTGCCATTGGAAACCAGAAATGGACCTCTACCTGATGACGCAATGCGGATCAGGCTGCATCATCTCCAATTCATCTTTCTCATGGTGGGGAGCATTCCTAAACGAGAAGTACGTCGAGGTCGTCTGCCCTTGGCCGTGGTTTGACAACCCCAAGCGACCGGCCATGACCAACCTTCTGCCTGCGTCTTGGATAAAGCATGGTAAGGAATGGAAAATCTGGTTGACGTACCACAAGCCCGAACTGATTCAAGCATACCAGCTTGACCGGCTCGGTAGTCACTACAATCTCTTTGATGCCCGGCAAGACCCAATGAACAGTTGCATGAGCGAGTTTGTCACAATCCTACATGTGTGGCTGAAAGGAGAGCGTTCAGACTATGTGGGCTTCTGCCACTACCGCCGAATACTGAATGTCAACCATTTGCCACAGCGCGGTGAGTGCCAGGTGCTGAAGCGACTCCGCTTCCGTAACGGCGAGACGATGTACGAGCAGTACCAACGCTGCCACAATATCAAGGACTACGATCTCCTGCTCTCGCTCATAGACGGGCGCTTTGGCAAGGACAATCCTTATAGCAACTACCTGCGGACATCCAGGACGATGCTCCCAAACGTCTGCTTCCTCATGGCATGGAAGGACTTTATGCAGATGTGCGACTTCGTTTTCTCTTTTCTCGAAAGGTTTGCAGAGGAAACGGGCTGTTGCGATGACGTGGAGAAGTGGCACGCAAAGGCCGTAGCCGATTTTGGCGAAGAGGTTGCTCCCTACCAGCAACGTCTGTTGGGCTTCCTTGGAGAGCGCCTGGTGTCGGCATGGATTTCAATTAACATGAAATGGTACATCTGATATGAAGCACTACGACTATCTGATAGTTGGCTCCGGTCTCTACGGAGCCACCTTCGCACACCTTGCCACACATCGCGGCAAGAAGTGCATGGTCATTGACCGACGACCGCACCTTGGCGGCAACCTGCGCTGCGAGGAAATAGAGGGGATTACGGTGCATAGCTACGGCCCGCACATCTTCCACACCTCCAACAAGCGCGTTTGGGACTTCGTGAACAGCATCACGCCATTCGAGCCGTTCATCAATATGCCACTGGCTCGCTATCGTTACAAGTTATACAATCTGCCGTTCAACATGAACACCTTCTACCAAATGTGGGGCTGTACCACACCAGCAGAAGCCAAGTGCATCATCGAACAGCAGCGACAGGAGGCATTATGGCAGATGCAGGATGATGGCGCTACGGAGCCTCGCAACCTTGAAGAGCAGGCTTTGCTTTTGGTGGGGCGTGACATCTACGAGCAACTGATAAAAGGCTATACCGAAAAGCAGTGGGGCAGACCGTGCAGCGAGCTGCCAGCCTTCATCATCCGCAGGCTGCCGGTGCGATATACCTTTGATAACAACTATTTCAACGACCGCTATCAGGGCATACCGCTTCACGGATATAATAAGCTTATAGAAGGGCTACTGGAAGGTTCAGACACACAGACCAATGCAGACTTCTTTGACAACCGCAGCTATTGGGAGCGTTTTGCCGACAATATTGTATATACCGGCCCACTCGATCAGTATTTCGGATGTCAGCACGGCCACCTGGAATGGCGCTCATTGCATTTTGAAAATACTATTTTACCTATATCCGATTATCAGGGAAACGCGATAGTCAACTATACCGATGCCGATGTGCCTTATACCCGCATTATTGAGCACAAACATTTTGTAGGCTCTTATGCGGCACTTGATAAGACTGTTATCACCCACGAATATCCAGCCGAATATACAGCAGGCGCAGAACCATACTATCCCATCAACGACGAGCGCAATACCAAAATGGCCGAACTCTATTACGAACTGGCGAAGAAAGAAACCCGCGTCCACTTCGGCGGTCGCCTGGCGGAATACAAATACTACGACATGGATGTTATCGTCGAAAAGGTGCTGGACTATTTCAAGTAAAAAGAGTATGGATTTACAGGAGACATTCTACAACAAGAAGTGCGACTGCTGCGGTGTGAAACTGGATGACGAACACTACTGGCAGGAGTGGGATGCGATAGACCAGCTGTTCCACGAGGAAGGCTGGAAGCGACTGGGAGGCAGGGACTACTGCATGGACTGCTGGCAGTGGGACGATGACGACAATATCGTGACCAAGGACGGCAGGCGGTTTACGGAGAACGGAGAAGAAATAAAAACAGAATGAACGATGGAAAAAGAACCGAAGAAAGGCTATGAGTCGCTGAAGGCGGATTATGGCAGAGACTACGCAAAAGAACCGAACAGGTGGGAAGGCCGCGTGCAGCTGGATTCTTGACAGGGCGCAGCAGTATGCTGACGTGTGCCATGTGACACGCGACGAAGTATTGGAAGCATGGGAGAACGACCGCACCTCCTGGTGGCCGAACTACTACAAGGATGCCAACCAGCCCGACCTTGCGGTCAAGCAGGTGGTGACGCTGGCAGAATGGGAGGCAGTGGGGAAGCGGCTCTACGGAGAGGACAAACGGGACTGGAAGTTCAGATACCGTCTCTGAGGAGTGCGCAGAACGCGAGGAATTTATAGTTCATAGCTGGGTACGCCCTACGTTTGAGCAGCTACAAGGTCTTGGTGACGGTGCCGTTGAGTATGTTCTTAATGGCGGCCTTATGTTGGAGGACGAATTGAATTAACCGCCGCAAGGCATAAGTATAACATTTTAAACATTCAGACATTATGCAGAATTTTGATGAACTGACCGTCAAGGTGCAGCAGCTGATTACGAAGGGCGGCGTGACCGTCGGCGAGATTACGGACAACATCGACAGGTACTTCCGTGCAGCCTACTTCAAGGGACGCGAGTCGGTGGCCAAGGAAATGAAGGATGCTATCGGCGACTTCGATGATTACGGCAAGGAGTATTCGCGGGTCGGCGACTACATCTCTGCGCTCGACAGGGTGATTGATGCGATTCGGAAGATTGACCCTGAATATAGAAAGGACTGACCCATGCAGATTACACCGAGATTCAAGTACGTCGAGGGCAGCTTCGAGACGCTGACGGACAGGATGCTGGTCGTCGCCAGCGACCACCACGGCGCGGTGGAGCTGTGCTTCAAGGAGGAGGGCTGCGGATGGAACATCCCGTTTGCCGAAATCAAGCTCTACGACAGCGAGCTCTACGTGGACTTCAAGGCCACGATGCCCGATGCCAGGCGGCTCGGCGAGGAAATCTGCCGCCGCTGGAACGAATGTCAGGACAAGAAATAATGGAGAATTATGGACACAAAAGACAGAATTTCACAAGACGATTTCCTGATTGGAATCAGAAAGCAGCAGGCGATTATCCGCAAGCTGTTTGCGAGTAAAAAACGGCGTAACGAGATGATGACCGACCTCGCAAGGAAGCGTTACGGGTGGATGATAGGCAAGTTCTTCGACACTGGCGACGAGCCGTGGTACCACGTGCCACTGCACACCATCTGCTGCATCCGCGACATCAAGGCGATAACCGCCAATGTATTCGACGACACGGTGAAGCTATGGCTCGACTGCAAGGTCATCGTGCCGAGAATCGAGAAAAACGAAATGGTCAATCTGAACTGCCACACCGAGACGTTCAACTTCGACCACACCGAGGACTTGGAGGCAACGCTTGCAGGCAAGTGGGTAGGCTGGCAGGTGGCCGACGAGTGGTTCCACAATATGTACGAGAAGATGCGCCAGAGTTACGGCTTGAAGTACGACCGTCTGACGCTGGCTCTTGATCAGATAGAGTCACTGAAGGCTGCGCTCGTCGCAAGGGAAGAGACCACTCGCAAAAAGATGATAGACAAGACGCTTGATTTCTTCGAGAATGACTTATGCTGTTACATCGGTGCGCAGGACTTCACTATCGACCATCAGCGACTGGCAGATGACTTTAAGAAATCAATGGAACAGGAGGACTGACTATGGCGGAGAAATGTAACAGTTGGACATGCCCCATTTGCCGATGGGGAGAATGTGTTGGCGACAAGGAAGCTGCCAAGGAGTTTGGCTGGTGCGATAAAGAAGAGAAGGAAGAAGAAGAATGAAACACGTCATCAAGTTTTTTGAGAACATGGCTGGCATCTGAATCTACGCCCTGATATTCTGCTTTCTGCTCGGTATCGCCTGCCCCGACATGTCAACGAGAGAGTACATCGGTTACTCGTTCATTCTCGGTTTCTTCGCAGGCTCTATCAACAACGTGGAGCGTGTGCTTAGGGAGTTGTTCGACAAAAAGGAGGAGCAATGACATACCGCGATTTGAACATCCATCAGCGAATCAACGTGAAGAGCTGGGTTCGACACGATATTCCGATACCCTGCGTATATCACAGCGTCCTGTTCTACGACACTGGCCTTCCGCATCAGCTTGCCGACAACATCGACACGCAGTGCGACAGGGAATCGCGGCTATTCCGTCGCAACTGGTCGCAGGTTCGCTTTCCACGTCAATCCGTGCAATCCGTGTAATCCGGGATGAATGAAAAGTAAGGATGTCTAATTTGAAAAGGAGGACTAAATATGGAAAGATTAAAACATGATATTGAGACAATTATTGTAATGAGTGTATTGGCTTTTCTTTGTGGCTGCGTTTGTGGCGCGACAGTAATGTTCAACTGCCATATCCGCCAACAACAAGAGTTATTACATCAAGCATTGCACAAATATGACAAGGCTGACTGAAATCCAATTAAGATGCTATCTGTATGATTTGGATGGCGGCGATGAACCATTCGCCACCATATATACGATCAATGTTCCAGAGCAAGGCGAGCAACTGAGTATCTGGAACAAAGGCGACTTCGAGTATTACGTTGTCGAAACCAGAGTCTATGGCATCAACATGCCCGAAGAGCGGGCAGTATGGAACCTTTACCTGAGAAAAATCAAGAATCTTGTTATCGGCAAAAAGAAAGGAATTGAACTCATTGAAGCAGAGCGCAAACGCCAAATCGAGAAGAATGGATTGTCTAAACTTATGGAGGACTGACTATGGCAATGTGTGTGCAGTGTGAAGATTGCAAGTTTGCAAATTGGGACGCAACGCTATTTTGCGATAGCGACAAAGGACATTGGGAAGGAGCGCACTACATTCCACCATATAGCGATCAGTTCGACTTCTATTGCAAAAAACACAGGCATTTCTACTTGGAGAATGAAATAACTGGATTGTGTAGGGATGGGATATATGGCCCTAACAACTACCACGATGTTTGCAAGAAACATTATCAAGAGATTGACGAACTCAACAAGAAGTTGAAAGCCTCACACCCCTGCCCCTAACCCAACAACCCAAGGAAGTATGAGCCGATTCACAAGAAACAGAGCCAAATCACGTCAGCATCGAGAAGAACAATACCGTCGCATTGACGCTTTCTACGATGCAAGCATCAAACAGATAAAACGTCTGATGGAGTTTGCACCCGATGAAGAAACAAGGAATACGTGCTCACTTTGCAAACATTGGGAGCCTGGCGATTGGTGGCAATCAGGCGAGAACGGCATAGAAGCCCCTGGCCGTTGCAAGAAAGCTCTCGGCATGAAATGCTGGAATTATCGCAACGCATGTCGTAAGCACTTCGATAAAAAGAAGATGACGGGTTTCTTCTATCAAGGCGGTGGCGGTACTCCCGTTGAGGAGGACATCAAGAACGTCATGGCACTCACGGAACAACTTATCAACGAAAATATGGAGGACTGAGTATGACACATCTGAAAATGACAGGCGAATTTTACGACGACGTGAAGCGCGTCGGCGAGGCTATCAGCTATCTGCATAGCATGATTGACTTCCTCGAAAAAGAACGCATGGAAATGGATAAAGGCAAGACGGCAACCGGCATCTTCATCCGTATTAACGACATGAAGCGAGAGACCGAGAAGATGGTTCACGAGGCAGAGCGGCTGCTACGTGAATCCGACATCGAGCATTACGGGCCGCTGAGTAAGTACGCAAGACCATATTTAGCATATTAGGAACTATGTACATCGTTGCAAAACAAGGCACTCCGTTTGAGCAATGTATCAAGGATGCCGTCGAGAAAATCAAAAATGCCCATGAGCAGGCCATCGCCCTCGTTGAGCAGTTGGCAGGCGCAAAGCACATCAGCCCTGCCTACATCTTCCATTGGGGCACCATCATCAAGTTCGTGCCCGAGTTCCAATTCGCTCCAGAAGAAGAGCCTAAAATCGACAAGGCCGTGCTGCGACCAGACCACACTGAGAAAGGACGCTGGCTGCCCAACCTCCGACTGAAAGCAGGCAAGCAGTTCAAGGCCGACTTCCAGAAGTTCGCTGAGGAGCATGAAGTGACCGAAGAAATCTTCCATCCCTTCGGCATCCACATGGTCGATTGGAAGAAAGGCTACTCATACTACATCAAGCCCATCTTCGATAGCGAGACAAGCCGCTACATGCTCATCTGCAACGACAGCATTCCGCAAGCCTTCGACAAGGAAAAGCTTGCGCAAGACCAATTCGACATCGAGTATTAAGGAGGACTGACTATGGCATTGAATGAGAAAATGCTGCCGTTGGGAAAGACAAGGCAAGAGCGTACCGGTGACTATCTCTACACAATGGAGGTAGTCGGCTGGAACGAGAAACTGAAATGCAATGTGTGGGCCGAGAAATCGAAGAGATACTCACCGGCACCTCGCATCAACACCTACCAACTCGTGAAAGCCATGAAGGAGTCCGAGGACTGGGAGCATGTAAGGAATATGGCGAAAAGGATTCATAAGGAAGATCGGATATGACGGAACATTCATGCAAGACGTGCCTTTACGGATTAAAGGCGGAGGATGGCAAGGCAGCCTGCACCTATTCAGGCATCTGTCACTCTCCAGATGGCGAGAAGACAGCTTACAGGCCAAGCAAGGCTTTGCAGTATGCCGAGGTGGTAGGTCGGAAATTCCGACCGACCTTCGACTCGCCGATTGACTACTTCACTATCCGTGGTTATGACGAGGAGCGTGACATGGTGCTGACTACGGCTCACCCCAAGGAGGGCAGTCCGTTTGACGACGAGATAGAAGAGCGTTATCTGATGGGGGCGTTTGAGACTGGCGAATACAAGGCTGTCAACGAGAACCCGTGGGCGAGCGAAGAGACGATGCGCATCTTTGCCAATCCCTACTATAACATGATGGAACCTGTGAAACCTCGCAAGCAGAAGTTCTGCGGTCCATGCTGCAATCGCTGTCAGCATCGCTTCGGCACCACGTCAAACAGCGACTGGTGCCGCGACCACTGGAAGAATGAAAAGTGTTACAGATTCAAATTGGAGAGATAGGCTATGGGAGAACAACCACCATTTGCAGGACTCGGCAAGCTATACTTCTGCCGAGTCGAGGATAAGGACAAGGAACCGCAGCCGCTGGGCGAGGCCGTCGCGCTGAAGCCGAGGATGCTGACGTATAAGGACGACGGGCCGAAGAACGAATACGGCGCGAAGGGCTTTAGCACCACGTTCACGGGAACGATGCAGGAGCCGGGCCGCGAACTCGTTGAGATGCTGAACCGCCCGACGCTGTGGGACGTGAGGCTGGAGCGGGAGCCAGGCCGTATGCCCCGAAAGATGAAAAAGGCACTCCGCGCCCGCTATCGCCGCGACACGAAGTGGAAGCGCAAGCTGGCCAGCTATCTCGGTCGGCTCTGCCACACGCTGCATCGTGCCGAGATAGTCATCACCCGTGATCAGCGCGACCGGCTGGCCCGGCACATCGAAATGACCGTCAGGCCTGAACCCTCCGTGGATTCGGAACAAAGGAATTAAAAGGATTAAAAGGATTATTGGAATATTCACCAAATCAAAAACAGTAAGATTATGGGAAAACAGAAAAGAAGCGAGAACACGTATCAGAAGATTCAGACGGTGTTCAAGAGAGACGAGAAGAACGTCATCATGCCGTATGACGAGCTGACACAGCCGGAGTTCGGTTTCCTGCGCTCACTGCCTTGGCGGTGCGAGGAGAAGATTGACGGCACGAACATACGCATCGAGGTTAAGAGCAAGGTGGAATGGGACGACCCAATGGAGCCGAGCTACGTGGCAGGCATTGAGTTTAGCGTGGACTATAAAGGCAAGACCGACAACGCCAACGTGCCTCCGAAGTTGATGCAGCATCTGACCGATACCTATCCTGCCGAAAAGGTATTGGAGTCACTGGGCTTGAAGCGTTTCATTCCAAAAGAAGAGTTTGCCGACCACAAGTGGCAGTCGGAGCAGGACGTTCCAGAATGCTATACCATCTACGGCGAGGGCTACGGCGCGAAGATCCAGAAGGCGGGCGGAAACTATCTGTCGCAGTCAAACGGCTTCATTGTGTTCGACGTGAAGGTGGACGACCTTTACCTGCTCTGCTCGGCACGCGACGAGATTGCCGCCAAGCTGGGTGCGCCCGTGGTGCCGTTCATCGGTATGATGACGCTCGACGAAGCCATCGACTTTGTGCGCACGGGCTTCAAGAGCCGTGTCGCCGAGAACAAGGACTTCATGGCCGAAGGCCTGGTCATCCGCAACGAACTTGGACTGAAGACCCGTCGCGGTGAGCGCATCATCACGAAGCTGAAGACCTGCGACTTCCAGAAGTACAAGGCCGTCTATGGCACGCTCGACAAGGTGGAGCAGCATGTGAACAGTCATATCAGCGAATAACAGATAACCGCCGCAAGGCATAAAACGAAAAGATTATGGAAAGTAATTCAAGCACAGCAACTGGAGGAATCGGCTTCACAGGAGCCTTGTTCCTCGTATTCCTCGTACTGAAACTGACGAAGGTCATTGACTGGTCATGGTGGTGGGTCACTGCCCCGCTATGGATATACGCCATACTGGCCGTCATCGTACTGTTAGCAATCATCGCACTCAAGGCGTACATTCGTCGCAAGTATTAACAACAAAAAACATTCAGACATTATGCAGAATTTTGATGAACTGGCCGAGCAGTATATCTCGGCAGTAGAGACACAGAAACAGAGTGATGGCAATCCGACGGATAGCTTCACCCGTGGCGATATGGAGACCTGCTTCGTTGTCGGCGCACAGTCGATGGAGACGCTGCAGGAGGGCAAGGAAGGCACCTTCGGACAGGCCATCGGCTCGCTGAAGCGCGGCTTCCTCGTGGCTCGCAAGGGATGGAACGGCAAGGGGATGTTCCTCTTCATGCGTCCGTTCGACATGTTGAAAGATGACTTTATCATCGACACCGTAAAGTCACTGCCCTACAACTTCAAGGAGTGGGTCAAGGCGCACCCCAATGCCGAGGGCGAGCGGTTCTTCACGCATTACATTTGTATGAAGGCTGCCGACGGCTCGATATCTAACGGATGGAACGCATCTACTCCCGATATGTTTGCTGAGGACTGGGTAATCGTCAATCCGACTGAGTAGCCCCCTGCATCTGCGGCTGTGGCGGGCGAAGGCGATGGGAGGAAGAATGAACGAAGTTAATTTAAGGAATTATGAAGATTCTAACGAAAAAGAAACAAGAGCGACTGATGCAAGACCTGCTCGACATCTATCTGTTGGGCAGCGACGCATTGAAGTCTATCGGCACACAGCAGCCGATGGACGAGGTGCAGGCCATGCGCCGACAAATGAAGATGATTGACGCGGCAATGGACGCTGCCAACATCATCCACGGCTTCTATGGCAACAGACTGCTTATGGCCGCCGATAAGCGCAAGCAGGAGTTGGAAGCCGAGAAAGGATTTCCATTGAAGTTAAACGAAAAGAAGGAGGACTGACGTATGACACAGGAACAATATCGGAGAGCCGTTCAGATTAACGACCGCCTCGAAGAATTAGCGCGAGTCAAGAAAGAGATAGACGAGACATCTAAACATCGTCTATGGTACGCATGGAAATGTGAAAGAGATTGGCGACTCACCTCCGAATGTGTGATGAAGTACATCGACGAACTGCTCGACAAGCACGACACGGCGATTCGCCAGGAGATAGACGAAGAGATTGAACGACTGAAAGCAGAAATAGAAACATTATGAGAGAAATTCAATTCAGAGCCAAGCCCTGCTATGAGGGCGGCAAAGTTACGCCTTGGGTATTTGGCGAGTTCAAATACTTATGGCACAACGTAATTGCTCCACATGCTACTGACAATGGCCGACATGAGAAGCGTTACGACAAGGGAATCATCGTCTATGAGTATGGAGAAATCGAGGTGCTCTGCGAAACCGTCGGGCAGTTCACTGGCTGCTACGACAAGAACCACAACCGCATATATGAGGGCGACATAGTGGAGTGTGTCAGCTGGAACGAATACTTCTCCAACGGCGATGGACCGATGGAACCCTTCCGTCGGAAGATGTACGTCGATTTCCGCAAGGGTGGCTTCAAGATGGTCGAGCCTATGCCGCAGCCGATGAAAGACAACGAGTGGGACATCATCTTTAATGGTGACATTATAATCATCGGCAACATCTACGACAATCCAGAGCTTATCGACATGAAGCGGATAGGATAACTCTTAACTCTTCACTAAAAAAGCAAAATGACCCACTCACAGACCATAGCACAGCAGCCTGCCGCCCCGTTCCCGCCCGCCTCGGCAGCACCTGCGGATAACGGAGGAGACCTGCCGTTTTAAGGTTTACGACCACAGATGACGCGGATTTAACGGATTTCGATTATCAAGAATTAGAGAATTTGAGAATTATGACTGACGAACGATTGCAAGCGATGTCGAAAGACGATGCGAACAAACTTCTATGTCGAACTGACCAGCGAAGGTGGGTGCGGTTGCACAATGCGACCGCCAACCTTTACTTCATAAAAGACGGAAAGATTGAAGATGTGCCACCGCAGGGATGGTGGTATTAACGAATCACGAATTAAACGAATTATACGAATTATGAAAGAAATGATGATCAAGCTGCCGATGATCGAACTGGCAGCATCGGACAACACCTACTTGGCGAAGCACTACCCGAAGAGTGGGCGGTACATTATTCGCCGCGACAATGGCGACACAAGCGTTGCCGACGTACAACTGAGACCTATTGCGGTGGGCGAGGCTCGCTGCGATGACGAGCAGGCCACGGTCTTTGAGTGTTTCATCGGACAGCCAGACCTGCTCGACCCAGACGATTGGGCATTGGCTATCGACATCGAGAACGTCAAGCTCGATGCACAGGCCGACGTGGAGAATATCAAGTGCGAGATGGACGATTTGAAGTCGGCGCACGAAGACGAGTTGGCCGACAAGGAGCGCGAGTGTCAGACGATGATTGAGGCAGCGCAGGCCGAAACCCGTGCCGCCAAGGAGGACTACGAGGCTCGCAAGGCCGCACTCCAGGAGCAGATGGACGCGACGCTGGCCATGCGCCGTTTGGAACTCGACCAGGAGTATGAACTGAAGAAGATGCAGCTGGAACTCGACACCCCCAAGCGCTTTGCACAGGGCGAGTGGGTCAGCGGCAAGACGCTGAAGGAAATTGTCGAGGTGTTGGCACGTGGTAAGAAGGAGGACTAACTATGGAAAAAAAGGAAATTGAGTTCAAGGTGGTGCGGAAGAACAGTTACGGGCACCGATTTATACTGGAGCCGAAGGAGCGCATCAAGTTCCGCAAGGGGTGCAAGTACAACAAGCTGGGTACGCTGTGCGAGAAGGGCTACAAGTGCTATTTCGACGGAGGCGTGCTGCTGGGCTGTACGCCCGACGTGGACTGCCCCCGCTGTCGTGCTTGGGACAAGCGGCACGGACTGGAGCTGCCCTACACGATGGTAGAGAACGAGTACCCCGACCTGAAGCCGACGACGTTTACTTGGCATCCTGCTACCGAAAGTCCTGGTATGCGGCGCGTGCTGATGGCAATGACGCGGCATGACCTCGGCAAAGGGCAGTATGTGTTCCAAACGGTGCAGTTCTCTTGTCCCAATATACGCCCTGCCGAGTGCGGGTTCCGCGACAGCGAGAGCCGCAAGACGCTGCCCGTGGCGTGGGCTTTCTACGATGAAATCATCAAGGCCATCGCCCCATGGATGATTAGACGTGCCGAGGATGCCGCCTGGGCGTGGTGGCCTGAGAAGGAAGAAACAACTAAAGACGATAGCAAAAGATAATGGAATCCAATAAGAAATAAATCATGGGTATCAAGATTAACGGAATGTCGATGAAGGATTACATCGAGAAACAGAGACAAGAAGGTGAGGTTATCGAGAGCATGAACGGCTCGACGATAACTAACTACAACAGCCGAGGGCGCACGGTGACGATGATCAACGGCGGTTCGGTGGTGATTACTCGAAAGGGTAAGACATATAAACTGGTGGGCAACCGCATCGAGCAGCGCAACGGCGAGTGGTTCGTTGACGGCAACCGCTTCGACTTCGACGGTGAGCAGATGACGTTGGAGAACTGCACGGTGAAGATTGAGATTCACGGCGAGGTGGAGCGACTGGAAGTGGAATCTGGCGACGTGACGGTGTACGGCGACTGCCATCACATCAGCACGCAGAGCGGTGACGTGACGTGTCAGGAGGCTGTGAACATCAGCACCATGAGTGGCGACGTGACCTGCAAAGGCCGTCCGAATAGAGTGAACACGATGAGCGGTGATATTAACTGTTAGGAATAACGACTATGAAGATATTATCGAAACCAAAAGGCAATGCAGAGGAGTACGGACGCTGGAGCGTGAACCCGTATGTAGGCTGTCCGCATGGCTGCAAGTATTGTTATCTGAAGAAGGGTGTCTGGGCGAAAGGCCTTGGCGGCAGCAGCCCCAAACTGAAGAAGGGCATCGTGAATGAAGAACACGCCTATCATGTGGCGATGGCAGAGATACTTGAGAACCGAGAGCAGATTATCAAGGACGGCGGGCTGTTTATGACGTTCACCAGTGACCCGTGTATCGAAGAGACAATAAATTTATTCCTGAAAATAATGAGTGCCAGCATACAAATAGCCATACCAGTTACCTTGCTGACAAAGGTCGGTAATACCCTTTCAGCAGGAAAGCACTCTTATTCGCTTGCGACATATATTCGCCAATGGATGTATAAGGAAGACGAGAACCTCGTGGCTCTTGGTGTGACACTCACCGGTCACGACGAGCTGGAGCCTAACGCTTCGTCAAACGAAGAACGTATCAGAGTCCTTCGCTGCTTATCCGAATCTAAATCTGACATCCACCTGTGGGCCTCTATTGAGCCTGTCATCGACTTCAAGTCATCCTACGACATGATACTGGCAGCCTGCGATGCTGGATGCCGTCACTTTAAGATTGGTCTGATGACGAAGAATACGAAGGTATGCCGCAAGATGTACGACTACGATGCCTGCATTGAGTTTATCCACGATGTGATGCGGGTTATGGAGGCTGGCGGCGGCACGGCTACCGTCTATTGGAAGCAGTCGTTCCGTGACTTCCTCGGAGAAGAGGACTTTGCCCGCGCAACCGTAGGCTACAAGAACATCGTGGACAAGGACTGGAGTATGTTCAATAAATAAAATCTATTATGAAAGGAATTAAATCGCTTGCTATGATGGCTGCAATGATGGTAGCTGCAGCAGAAGGCAAACTTGGCAACATATATGAGTTGGAAAACGACAAGCCGCGCTTACGTTGTGGCGACTGCGAACACTGTCCTACAGGAAACAAGACTTTCTGAAAGACCGCTAACAATCATACTACAAAGACAACAAACTGCACTAACTGCAAATACTACAAAGTGAAATAAAAAATAAAAGAATGAAATAGAATTATGGCAGCAAATCCAGTTTACTACGGCAAGGAGTACGCGAGAAAGGTGCTCAGTGAATGCCCGACGATTACGGAGGAGAAGTTCATTGAGGGCTTCGACCTCACAAACACACAGATTAACGCTATTGTTGGCATTGCAAACGAGGTTGCGCGGCTTGCCATTAGCGACGGCATCGACGCTATCAAGAAGGCCGGACTCTTCCGGCAGCGAACAAAGCAACTCTGCAACGAGACCGTTCGCAGGCAGGAGGAATACGAGAGGGCGCACAACTCCAACTTCGGGGAAAGGCTCAGTCTTTGGCTTGACTACCTTGACGGCACGGAGGAAGTGTTCCGTCGCCACATCTTCATTGTCTATAATGCCGTGAAGATGGTACTCGACAAACACCACCAGTCCAATGCCGAACTGAAGGCAAGGTTGGAATGCGGGCTGATATGCGCACAACTTGCAGTGGCGCAGTTCGACGCGCTGATGCGGGATATGAAGCAGAAGTTCAACGTCGATTACGCTCCGGTATTCGCCAAGGGCCGATACACGAATCCTCTCTATGTCTGGAGGCAAGTCTGCGATATCTACGTCAAGACAGACGACCCAAACGAGACCATCGACCTGAACCATGATGCCAACTTGCGCACAGCAGTAGATGTGCTTTCCCGCAAATTATCTGACGGAGCCATGCTCAATAAGATCTGCGATAAAGCAATCGTACAGAACATGGAAATTGCGAGGAAGTATGTTAGCGAAGAGGACTTGAATAACCTTGGAATCGGATGAACAAGAAAATGACTGACGAATTACAGAAGAAGGTTGATCGAGCCGTGAAGCTGATACAGGCGGCTGGTAAGTTGGCGAAGGAGCACGGGCAACCGCTGGAGATATGTTACAGCGGCGGCAAGGACTCGGATGTGATTCTCGAACTGGCGAAGATGAGTGGGGTCGAATATCGACCAATCTATAAGAATACGACAATAGACCCACCTGGCACCATTGCTCATGTAAAGTCAAAGGGTGTAGAAGTAGTACAGCCGAAGATGACTTTCCGAGAGGTTATGCACAGGGTTGGACTGCCAAGCCGATTCAGACGAGCATGTTGCGATAAACTGAAAGAATACAAGATTCTCGACTATGCTGTCATCGGAGTCAGACGCTATGAGAGCCCGAAGCGAGCCGCACGATATCAGGAACCTGAACTTTGCCGCGTCTATAACAAGAATGAAAAGACTCGCCAATATTTGCCAATTCTCGAATGGACAGACGAAGATGTAGCCGCATTCATTTCAGAGCGTGGCATCAAGTGTCATCCGCTATATTATGGGGGGGTAAATTCGATGTATCACGCAGGCTTGGCTGTATGGGATGCCCTATGCAATCAAAAGCAAAGCGCATTACCGAGTTCAAACAGTACCCCAATATGGTCAAGTTCTGGTGCCGTGGCGGTCAAGAATTTCTTGACACGCACCCTGGCAGCAAAATACATAGCTATTTCAACAATGCCTACGAGTGGTTTTGCATGTCACTCTTCTGCCGTAATCTTCAGGAGTATCGCGAGACGTTTGGAGCGAATATGTTCGGTGGTAAGACCGACTGCCGGCAATTCCTCATGGACTACTTCCATATTGACCTGCCAGAGATTCGTGAAATAAAAAGATAATAAATAATATTATATGGAACACGTTAATCACCCGAAGCACTATAACCAGCATCCTGCTGGCATCGAGTGCATAGATATTATCCGACACTATTACTGCGACATCGCCAATGCAATCAAATACCTCTGGCGGGCAGGACTGAAACCAGAAATGGGCAAGGAGGATGCGGAGAAAGAGATTGAGGACTTGAAGAAGGCATTGTGGTATATAGAGGACTACAAAAGCAAGTGTCATGTTTATAAATTAACAAATAAAAAAAGGATCCAGGCTATTGTTTCCGAACAGACAGGTCATAGCATCGAAGAGATTGTTCAAGGATATACCGATGATATATCTGAGGCAATTAGTCATTTGTTATGCGTTGGCATTATTCGTAAGGGAGAAGTAAAAGGCTGGATAGATTGGGATAATGATATATTGATTGCCACACATTCTATCCAGCATCGCATACTCGACATTGAACGCTCTTTGCTCGACAAGGAATTTGAGAAAATCAGTGATGTGCTGGGCGGTGTGGCCATAGATGGCGAGGACTATGTATCGAAGCCTGGTTGCAATCGTGAAACCGAGCCGGAGCACTACGACCCATTGAATATGATAATTATCAATGGTCGTGCATACTGTCTGACCAATAATATACGAAAGAAGAAAAACGGGGCACTGCATACGCCTTGCGAGAACTGCGACCTGTACGACGTCTGCTATGGGGAATTTCAGCTTGGCGACAATGGTGTGGACTTAAAAAGCTTTCTGTTCTGCAGCCTGCATGATGCAGAGAAGGACGAATACTACAAGGAAGTCGGCATCGCAAAGTATTCCCCCTCGTTTGGTACCATCGAGGTGGTGGACGAACACAAGGAAGCCATGCTGGAACTGAAACGGCTTGAAGAAGAGGAGGAGAAAGAAGATGTCTAACAGTAATTTTCGCAAACATGTGGCATTCGCAAAGGAGTGGCAGGACGATTGCCTATACTTCATCTTTCACGGCGCACCGAGGAAGTTCATCGAGGACATCTTCAGCAACCTGAGAGCCGTATGCGTCAGCGTCGTTACCACAGATCCAGTTCGCGGAATGAAAAACGGCATGTGCCACAGGAAAATCGTAGTGAAAATACTAAACTCGCAAGCAGTCAGGGAAGACGAACTGACAGAAATGATAGTCCTTTTCTTGCGGAAGAAGCACTTCGATGCGGAGTATTTCGACGACTTCCAAAAGTTCGTCAACGCATAAAGTTGTCCGACACGATATATAGGAAAACGATAACTTTGGCACAGACAAAAGGCGATATAACTTTTTTATTGGCGATATACCTATGATTAACTGGAAAGATTTGGACTGGCATCCCATCGCCGAATCCCCCAATTTCGGGCGAAGCGGCAAACGGCGTGTCGATGTGTTCCTGACGGACGATAAGGTGGTATGGTCCGCTACACTCACACAGGAAACGTATGCCGCAGTACACGAGCCTCACATGTGGCCAAAGGCAAAGCGCTGGGCATACGACAATGGTGAAATGACCGCCTGTCAGGAACAATAATACATATTGGCGATATGAATAAGAAAAACGGACTTACTACCCTCGTTGTGCAAAATGCGATGCAGATTCGTGTATTTTTTGTGCGAATCGTTTACAATATTGCGTCAGAATTTGTGCAGCAAATACGTTGCAATTTTCCATGCAATTTGTATGCAAAATGCGATGCAAATTGCGAGCAAAACGAGGGGGTTTTTAACTGGGGTTTTGTATATGAGTAGAAACAAGAAAAACGGCAGGCTCTCTACCAAGTCCGCAGCGAGAAAAGGGTTCTATATGTTCTCGCGTGACTTGCTGTCGTCGCAACGTTACAGGCGCTGCTCCTGGGTGGCCAAGGGGGTGTACTGTGACTTGCTTAACGTGCTGGCTTTGCAGCCGAAACCAGGCTCTATCTGCCTGCGTGATTTCGACCTGCGGCCAAAGAACGAACGCTCGCTGACGTTCCGCTGCCTGCAATGCCAGAAAAAGGCAAAAGCGGGTGAATATCAGTCTATTGTGTATTTTGCAGAGGCTATAGCAGTGAGCGGTGCCAGCGGACCAAGACCAGGACTTATACATGGTCTGCAGGAGCTATATTTAAGAGGTATGATACTCATCGAGGGCGACACGATGATACAGCCTCGCATGTACCTCGACAATGGCTTCGAGCTGACCGACAAGGACGGAAATCCGCGTGTCATGGCAGACGATGGTGTGACCGTTGTAGGCTCTCCCGACGATGCCGCAGGAGACACCGACGCGGAGATTGTAAGGCTGCAAAAAGAGGTTGAAAAAGGTGCAGAAAAAAGTACCGAAAAAGATGATAAAAAACCTCGCGTAGGCGCAGGCGACGCGCCCGTCCGTTCAAAGAGAGTTGGGGGTAGAGTTAATAATAATATAGATAGTAAGGAAGATATAGGGGGTATGGGGGAAAATCGCGACGGCGAGAACGAAAACGAAAAACCAGAAGATAATACCCCGAAACCCACAGAAACGGCTCAAATTTCAACGAAAGGGGGCAAAGCGGGGGATTTATCCACCCAGCAGGAGAAACGCGCACAGAAGCCCCGCAAGGGGCAAAATAGGGCTACTGTGGCAGACAATCCCCCGACGCTGGAAGATGTGCAGGCGTACTTCGACGAACGCACCCAGCAGGGCAAGCCATTCCTATATATCACTCCCGACGGCTTCTACGATGCTTGCTGCCAAAGTGGTTGGACGCTGAAAGACGGCAAGCCGATGATGGACTGGCGTGCCCGCTGCCGCACCTTTGAGAGTTTTCGTAAGGAGCATGGGGACCGACCGATTGGGCAAAAGCAGCAGCGCCAACGTACAGACGATAGCCCGAAGCACGTTGATGGGGATAACTTTGAGGGGATGGACACTTGGTAGCAGACCCACCCTGGCCCTCCCGTAATGGAGGGGAAAATTGCCAAATGATTAAATAGTACATAAATGGTAAATAGTAAATCGTCAAATCGTAAATGAATAAGATAGATTCTATATTCTCCAGTTCCGTTGAAGCCCTGCGGGATTGTGGTTTTGACCCTTATCCGAAGTGTCTGCGGTTGCAGGTGGTGGAGGCGAAGGAGATGTTGGACGCTGGGCTGCGCTACTACCTCGGTGACAGCGCGAAGTGGTTGCCGTGCTATGACGAGGTGGCGGCGTGGCTCGCGGACAACAAAGGGCGCGGCCTCTTGTGCCTTGGTCCATGCGGACTCGGCAAGACGCTCATCGTACAGAACATCCTGCCGGTCATCATCCACCGCCACACGCAGCGCATCGTCTCGACTTACTCTGCGCAGGAGATGAACGACAACATCAAGGATGTCATAAAACACAAACTTATAGTCATAGATGACATAGGTACTGAGCCAGCAACGAAGTTTGACTATGGCGAGCGCAGTACGCCGTTCCTGAAACTCTGCGACGCTGCTGAGAAGCGCGGCATATTGCTGATGATGACGGCGAACCTGCGCACTACGCACGGCACTGACCGTCAGGGCAACACCATCCCCAGCATCGAGGACCGCTACGGCGACCTCGTGCTCTCCCGCCTCCGCTCCGTGGTGAAGATAGTGCAGTTCAAGGGGAAGGACATGCGGGGCACGAGCCAGCCGAATGGGATGAGCGGGAAATGAAAGAATGAAGAAATGAAAGAATGAAGAATTTAACAACCATAAACTATGAATTATAAATTGAAGAAACTATGACACGAGAACAAGCAATCAAGCGATGGGCTGACATCGCGGAAACTATCTTCTGGGCAGAGGAAAGGATTGCCCAGGAATGGCACGAGAAACTGAAGGAAGCACCGAACCTTCCGAAAGACAAACAGCACGAACTGGCGAAAGCCTATTGCCGTGCCATCGCCGTGGAGGTGGTAAGACCAACTCCAGACGAAGAACTGGTAGAAATGGAGTAATTATGAACTATGAATTATGAATTATGAATTGCAAACAAAAAGAAAAAGTTTATATCAGCGGCAAAATCAGCGGCACGGATATGAATGAGGCCAAAAAGCGGTTTGCCGAGAGCGAGGCGTATCTGCGCGGGCTTGGCTACCGCACCTGCAATCCGCTGAAGATGCGACTCTGCGTGTGGCTTGCCTTGCACTGCGGGCGGTTCGGCTACGTCGCCTGCCTGCTGCTTCAACTGCTGTGGATGTGGTGGACGTGCAGCTGTATCTTTTTGCTGACCGACTGGCACACCAGCGACGGCGCCCGACTGGAGCGATCCTTCGCCCGCTGCCTCGGTCTGACTGCCCTCTACGAGCAGAAGCGCAAGCCATCGCCCGTCAGCAAGACCGCCGAAGCCTTTGCCGAACTGGGCAAGGCCGTCGCTGCCTGCGGAGTGAATGATAAGACTATCAAACCGAAAAGTAAGAAACAGAAAAAGTAATAACCCAATTAAACATTTACGATTATGAGAAGTAGAACAGCACAATGGTTTGAGTGCAAAATCAAGTATGAGAAGGCGATGGAGGACGGGCTGCAGAAGCAGGTCGTGGAGCAGTACGTGGTCGATGCCCTGTCGTTTGCAGAGGCGGAGCAGCGCATCACCGAGGAGATGTCGCAGTACATCAGCGGCGAGTTTGAAGTAGCGGACGTGAAGAAGGCGGCCTACAAGGAAGTGTTCTTCATGCAGGACGGCGAGAAGATCCTGTCGCACGAGACGGAGAAGCTGAGCCGCGCCATGAACAAGGGCAGGGAGGCCGCTATGGAGCAGTACGACAAGCCGATGGACTGGAACCCGAACAATGCCGACACCCGCTGGTACAAGGCGAAGCTCCAGTTCATCACCATCGACGAAAAGACGGAGAAGGAGAAGCGTACCAACGTGACGTATCTGGTGCAGGCTTGTTCGCTGCACAATGCGCTCGACAACATCGACACGGTGATGAAGGGCACGATGATTGACTACGTGCAGGCCAACGTCGGCGAGACGCAGCTGGTGGACGTGTTCGAGTACAGCAAAGGCAACAGCGCCGAGGTATAAGTTTTAACGACCACAGATTACACAGATTAAACGAATTATGAAATACGGAGAGCGAAAATCTATCTCGAAAGCCATGCGGCAGCAGGTGTTCGACAAGTACAACGGGCATTGTGCCTATTGCGGTCGGAAAATAGAGATGAAGGAAATGCAAGTTGACCACATTATCCCGATTGCATACAGCTGCTATGGCCCTCGGGATAAAGCCGAAGAGGTGCGGAAGATGTTTGAAGATGAGAGCATCAATGCCATCGACAACCTCATGCCAGCCTGCCGTGCTTGCAATTTTTACAAGGGTATCAACGACATCGAGCGGTTCCGTAACCGCATCAAGTCAGAACTCGACCACACTTGCCGTCAGTCATTCCAAACGCGGCTGGCTATGCAATACGGCATCATCAAATATGAGCCGTGGGATGGAAAATTCTACTTTGAACGGTTGCAGGAAATTGACTTCGATGATGTTGACCCACACCACATCGTGCATCAACACGAGCGGTAGATAGTCCGTTAAATCCGTGTAATCCGTGTTCAAGAAAAATAATTCGTGATAAAAAAGCAACAGAACTATGATTGAACTACCAAAGTACACTGTCCCGACGTATGACCCTCGGGGGCTGGCGGAGAACGAGCGGACGGACTTCACGCGGCGCATCCCCGCACTGCCGGAGAAGCAGCTGGCGAGGGACGCGAAGATTGTGGGGCAGATAATCCGTGCCTACGAGCAGGGCAGGGGGCAGGAGGTGATGGACATCTTCAGGCGCAAGGCCCGTCTGCTGTCGAACCCCCGCTACTGGGAGGTGATGCGCACGGTGTGGGTGGCCGTCGGCAGCACCGAGACGGCCCCGCTGTTCCGCACGCTGATGCAGTCGGGCCGCCCCTGCCGCAGTTGGTTTATGACCCCCGAAGATGCCGCCGCGCTGGAGTCGATGCCGTTCCCGCTGACCGTCTGGCGTGCCTACGACGCCGACCCCGACCCCGGCATCTCGTGGACGCTCGACGAGCAGTGGTGTCGCGGCTATGCCCGCTCGAAAGGTCGCCGCGTGAAGCAGATGCAGGTGAGCCGTGACCAGGTGTTCGCCTACGTCAGCCGACGGGGCGAGGAGGAAGTGATAATATTGTAATTAAAAGGTAAATAAATTAAATTTTGGCGATATGATAGAAAGACCATTAGATTTCGACTTTGACAATGACGATACGCTTGTTGAGTTCGACGATGCCCAGCGCGAAAAGCTGGAAAAGGCTGCAAAGGAATTGCAGCAGACAGCAGGAATGCTGATGTATCTGATAAAGGAAGGCAAACTCGGAGTGGGAACGCGGGACAGCATGGCCTCGATACTCGACCACAAGGTGCAGGACGTTTGTGACGTGCTCGACTACGACACCTACCTGAAGAAGTCGCAGGCCAAGACGCTGCGAGAGATTCAGGAGGTGAACATGGAGAACCGCATACTGCGTCAGCAGTTGGGCGAGAAGGTGTCGCTCGAAGACTGCCGTGAGCGTCTGAAACTGGTAAACGACGGATTCCTGCAATGGGCGAAGACTGAGGGTTTCGGATGGATTAGCGACAGAGGCACCGACGACTGGGGTATATTGACCGGCACGATGCGCACGGAACTTGGACGTTGGCGCCGTGACGACGAAAAGACACGTCAGAGGATGATAGACTTCGGCTTTGAGTTTGACGACCTGAGCAAGGACGGCGCACGTCCCATTGCCAACGAGAAGAACATCGAGCTGCTACAGAAGCTGGTGCGCACGCTGTCACCCGACGCTCTTCCCTACGAAATAAAGGTTGATGCCCGTGGCAGTGTGTCGCGCATCGAGAGCGTGAAAATCATGCTGCGCTCTTGGGATTGTCTTGAGCCGTACATCAAGCAGCATCAGGAAGAAGAGCGCAAGGAAATGGAAGCACGAATGGTTAAGAAGGTGGAGGACTAATCTATGGCAGAATTAATCAATCTAACCCCGAAATGGGAGTACATGAGCGAGTCGCCCGTCTCGATGGACAGAATGAACGAACTCGGAGCCGAAGGGTGGGAAATGATATGGTACAACGCATTCTTTGACCAAAAGGAATGCGCAATGAAGACAATAGCCATCTTCAAGCGAGTGAGGTATGAGCAGCTGGAAACCATCGAACCGCCGAAAGAGCCGAAGCCGGAACTTGATGCCCGTGCGGCTGAACTGATAGCCAAGGACGGTGACAAGCGTCTGAGTGACCTCGGCTTTCCAAACCGCATAATGAATGCGCTGGCAGATGTTGGAATCCGCGAACTAAACGACCTGCTGCGTATCAGCCGCAAGTCGCTTTTGAAGCCGAAGGGAATGGGACTCAAGAGCATCAAGTTCATAGACGAATACTATAAGGGCTTCGGCTTCCACTACGGCGAAGAGGAACTTTTGCCAGACCCAAGCAGAAGACTGTATAACGGATTTATGGCCTATAAGCTACCGCCGAGCAAAGATAATCCGTGAAATCCGTGAAATTCGTGCAATCCGTGGTCGAAAAGAAATCCCCTCAATCCCCACAATCCGTGTTCAACAAAACCTCAAAAAAAACAAAGGCGACAATGACTGACTACTCAATTCCGATGATTATCGGCACGGCACTGGCCTTCATGCTTGGCGCAGCATTCGGTGCGCTGTGGGGGCTGAGCCGGCACGAATGGCTCTACTGCCGCGTGACGGCACGCCTCGCAAGAATCCGTCGTATGAGCGATGGGGCGAGTTCTATAACAACGAGATAAAGTATAAACCAGAAAAGAAAGACTGACTATGGCAACAATCCGAGACATGGCCTTCGACTACTCCATGCAGAGAGGTCACGGCAAGAAGGCTTACGAGAATTTTTACGCTGGTGCAAAGGCCGTCATCCAGGAGATTCAGCAAGCATACAATATTGCAGGAATCGACACGGCGGTTGACCGCATCAATAGTTTTATCGAAGAATTAAAGCAGTAACGGGTTATGACAGACAAAGAAATAATCAGAGCGAAAATAGCAGGTGAAATAGAAAAGCTGCAAGAGAAGCTGCACTTTGCAGATGCAGAGTCTGATGCCGCACGGAATATAGTACGGGCAATAAAGACGCTTGAACCTATTCTCGCCTTCATCGACTCCTTGCACAAGGCTCCGTGTGTACGCTATTGGGAGGGATGGGGCTGCGACATCAGTCCGGCGAAGAGGTGCGACGGCTGCGCCCAGTATGTGCCGAGAACGGAACAAGAAAATAAAAAGGAGGACTAAGCTATGAAGAAAAGTCTCGGAGAGATAATGAGCGACCCTCGGATATGGGAAATGCCGGAGGAAGAGAAGCAGCGCGGACGCCAGCGAATCATGGAGATTGCAAAGCGTGAGATGGAGTCGGGTATGCTGACCTACAAGGACGAAGAGCCTGTAATGGTTCATGCGCCAAGAGTGGAGATGATGCCGTCGCCACGTCGCGGAATCGTCGGATGGTTCAAAGACAGGCTATTCGGTGTTCCGAAGAAGCCGCAGGCCGTGATGGTTCTCGACAGACATTCACAGGAGTTGCTGAAGGAGTATATGAAGAACCCGGAACCGCTCAACAATGCAGTGGCGGCGTGCGCTGTGTCGGCTGAGGACATCAAAGAGGCGACCGACCGCATAATCACCCTTGCCCGTGGTCACCATATCCGCAATGCCGACGGCACCATCACCGACGTAAGCGACAATCCGAAGTATAAATGTAAAAAGTAAGCGTATGCCCACAAAGATTCCCGTCAATGGCTTCGGAAGGCTCGGCAAGCTGTCGCTGATGGCTACGGCGTGGCCCTACCTGCTGGAAGGTCAGCGCAGGATGCTGACGCAGAGCATGAAAGAGCAGGAACAGCGCGAGTTGGACGAAATAGACCGTCGGCACGGCTTAGACCGCGAGGCGCAGACCTACGCTCTTATTCGCAAGCCAGATAACTCCTACGTGTTCCATCCACCCGAGTCTGCCGTCACCGATGCCGTGGTTGACACGTCGGACTTGCCCAATGCGAGGTATCACGACCGCACGTTCCCCAAGGACTATGCCAAGAAGAAAAAGGCGAAGCGTCGGATGCAGAAACAATCGCGGAAGAAGAAACGATAGACGGCTGCCCCGCCGCTTGTCCCATTCCTGTCAGCCGAAAGTATTACCTTCGTAGCGGCAAACAATGTCCGACCAGATGCGCAAGGTTTTCGTAACTTAGCGGTCGGAAAACGGAAAAGGCCGGAAAAGGAGTTGATAGGCATTCTTCACAGAGAAGATAGGCATTCTTCACAGAGAAGATAGGCATTCTTCACAGAGAAGATAGGCATTCTCTCCAGGGGGGGGTGCCTGGCTGACAGGCAAAAAAGACAGGGAAACAGCTAACGAGGTGAAAGCCCTCACTATTGTTTAACCACTTTAACAACTGACAAATTTAAAAAAATGGCAGACGTAAAGTAAGGCGATATGATTGAACTTGACCGCATATACAACGAGGACTGCCTGCAGGGCATGAAGCGCATCGACACAGCGTCGGTGGACTGCATTGTGACTGACCCTCCCTACGAATTGGAGAATCAGGGCGGCGGCTTTTGGTCGAAGAACGAAGACCCGACTGTGAACCACTACAATGCCCGTGGCACTCGCAAAGGTATGGATAAGCTGGGCGATATCAAGAACGGCATCACGGACGAGGTGCTCGACGAGATGTGCCGTGTGATGAAGAAGATCAATATCTACATCTTTTGCAGTCAGAAGCAAATCCAGCAGTACCTCGACTACTTTGTCACTCGCAAGGGTTGCAACTGGAACCTGCTGGCGTGGCACAAGACGAATCCGATACCAGCGTGCGGTAACAAGTATCTCAACGATACAGAGTTCATTCTGTTCTTCCGTGAGAAGGGCGTTAAGGTGTTCGGCTCGTATGAAAGCAAGCGCACCTTCTACGTCACCCTTCGCAACCAAGAGGACAATGTTAAGTACGGCCATCCGACGGTCAAGCCGCTCGGCATCGTGCAGAACTTTGTCGTAAACTCTACGGAGCCAGACGCAATCGTCCTCGACCCCTTCATGGGCAGTGGCACGACCGCCATCGCCTGCATCAAGGAGCATCGGCACTTCGTCGGCTTCGAGCTGAACAAGGAATACTTCGATCGAGCCGTGAAGCGCATCAACGACGAGCGGCGGCAGTTGTCCCTCTTCTGAATCGACATCCCCTATCTTTGCACTGAAGAAACAGCTAACGAGGTGAAAGCCCTCACTATTGTATAACCACTTTAACAACTGACAAATTAAGAAAAATGGCAGACGTAAAGTACAGGGTTCGCGAGTTCACCCCTAAAGCCGGACAGGCAGGCTCGCACAGCTTCTTTGCAGAGGCAGTGACCGACAACGTAATCACCAACAGGGAACTGGCCAAGAAGGTAGAGGCACGCGGCATCAGCCGGGCCTACGAAATCAAGGCCGTCCTCGAAGCCGTCAGCGAGATCATCCTCGAAGAGACGCAGGAGAACAACCGCGTGCAGCTGGAGAATGCCGACGGCACCGCACTGGTGAGCATCTATCCCAAGGCCAGCGGCTCCGTGACCGACGAGCAGGTGGCACGCGACACCGACGGCCAGCGCACCGTGGCAACAGCCGACGACCTGACTGCCGACCGCATCCAGTGGAGCCTTGGCGCAACGGTGGGCATCAAGTTCAGCAAGCAGTTTGCACTCCAGAAGACCGCCCGCCGCGTGGACTACAATGCTGCCCAGACTCCTGCCGACCCCGACACCGACACCGGCAACCCTGGCGAGGGCGACGGCAACGGCGGCTCCGGGGATTTTGAGGGCTAAGCCCGAAAGACGGCGACCGCTCGGCATCCCGCAAGGGTGACGCTTGCTACCGAACCGATGGAGCAGCGAGAGCCATGTGAGCTTGCTCAGACATGGCCGAGTCGCGACAGAGGTGGGTGATAACCAACGGGACGCAAGAACGGCTCCGGGGACCTGGAAGGCTAAAGTTAAGCGAGAGCAGAGCCACAAGCGACGGAGCAGCGAGAGCCGAATGATGCTCGCATCAATTAGGCCGAGTCGCGACGGAGTTCGCCCGAAAGGGCAAATCGCTTGATGGCTATGCCGAGCGTAGTCAGGCTCGACGCGGAAGCGTCAAGGCTAAGCCCTATCTTTCACTTCCCCCGCTCCGACATCGTGAGCAGGGCGGGGGAAGTTACGAACGAACAATATTTTAATTATAGGCGATATGACAGACGGAAAGAACGCATTAGAAGAACTTGTTAAAATTATGAAGGACAATGGCAAGAACATGGGCGACATCAAGTGTGCCGTGGTCTCGCTGAGGTTCGACTATACCGACGAATACAACATGAACATATTCCTCGGCAAGAACATGTATCGTAAACCCGATGAAAAAGCAAAGTACCTCGTTCTAAAGGAAGGCTACACACAGGACTTGCTTAACGATTTCATAATGGAGCTTGACGATGAGTATTGGGACGGTTTCGGCGGTCAGGAGCTGTACGGCTATGTGATGTTCAACGATGATTCTTGGCTGGAGCGTCACGAATACGACGGCTCGGAATGGTGGGAATACAAGAAGTTCTTTATTCCAGAACAGTGCAAACGAATAACCGATTAGGCGCAACTAACCATTTTATAATCTGTAAATATCTAAATTGTACATAAATCGTAAATAATAAATGAGAGATAGTAAATAGTAAATGGTAAATCATTAAATGGTAAATGAAAGATGAAAAGTAAAGTAACTATTGATGCGAGCCAGTGGAAAAAGGCGCTCGCTATGCTCAGCCCCGTGGTGGGAACAAAGAACGCTCTGCCCATTCTGGCGGACGTGGTGCTTCGGTTCGATTCCAAGCGCGACATCTTCACGCTGACGTGCTCGGACAGCGAGACTTGGATGACTATAGATTGCGCCGACAAGGAGGGGCAGCCGTGGATTCACCTGATCGAGGACGACCTGACCGACAAGTTCCAGGAGGTAGCCATCCAGTTGGCTCCGCTGAAGGAGGCCGTGAGCCTGCTGCCCAGCGCACAGCTCCTGGAGGTGAGCTTCAAGGACACAACGATGAAGGTGAACTACGGCATCGGAGAATTTGAGATGTCTTGCGAGCCAGCCGATACCTTCCCGCAGCCGCTGCCCGTTGCCGCACAGGGCGAGGACGGTGCCTTGTGCAGCTTCACGATGGGTGCAGAAAAACTCCTGCCAATGATGTCTGCCGCCGTAGAAAGTACCGCCGACGACGAGTTGCGCATGGTGATGAACGGCGTCTGTCTGGATGTCTATTACGACAAGGTGATTGTCGTGGCTACCAACGGACACGAACTCTTCAAGGACATCATCGACACCGGCGTAGGCAGCGGCTGGCTGGAGTACGGCTCATTCCCCGCATCAGGCTCCGCGAAACTGATCATCGCGAAGAAGACAAGGAAGGCACTGGCTTCGGCTGTGACCAGCGGCCCGCTCACCGTGACGGCAGACCGCCAGCGCGTAGAGTTCACCGCAGAGGGCGTGCGCATCATGGCTCGTATGATAGAGGGAAACTATCCCAACTACGAGTCCGTCATCCCCAAGGACAGCCAGTACCGCGTGACGGTATGCCGCGACTCGCTGCGCCTGGCACTATGCCGCCTCCGCCTGTTCGCCGACGAGGGCGTGCAGTTGGCCGAGATACGCCGCGTCGGACATGAGTTCGTCATCAGGTCGGCAAGCGCAGAAAACGCCCGCAGCGGTTCGGAGCGCATCGCCATCATCGAGGGCGACACCTTCCTGCCAGAGGACTTTTCGATTGGCTTCAAGATAAGCATCGCCATCTCCATATTGGACCGCATCACGTCGGAGAACGTGGTGCTCATCCTGTCAGAGCCCAACCGCCCCGTGCTCTACAAGCAGGACGATATGCACAGCAGCCGGCTGATTTTGCAAATGCCTATGCGGGTAGATTGACTAATAACCAATAACCGATAACCTATAACCGAAAATGTCCGTCCGATTGGGCGGACATTTTGTTATTTTGCGGTTGAAATAACGTAATAACGCCCATGTTAGAACAGCAGCGCCACATCGACCTGCACTTGCCTACAAGCTGGAACACCTGCACCACCGAAGAGTTGGAGCACATCGCCGCAGCTATCGTTGCGGCACAGCTTCGCGTGGACAGATATCATCCCTTCGACTGGTCGAAGGTGAAGTTGCAGATTGTCCTTGCCATAAACGGATTCACTGTGGAAAATGAAGAATTTGCTGCAAGCGAGGACACTTATATGGTCAAGCGTGAGCAGGACAAGGAAGCCTGGCCCGTTACCATCGGTCAGCTTCACGCTCTCTGCGAACGGATAGACTGGATTGATGACAAAAAGGCATCGAAGATAATCTTCCGATTCCCGTACCCTGAATTGTCATTAAACATTGACCATTCACCATTGACCATTGTCGGGCCGCCGCCACTATTGGATGGCTACACATGGCGGGAGTACCGCTGGCTGACGGACTGGATGCAGGAGTACATGCGCCTTGGCAATGCCAAGCGCGACGCAAGCCGTGCCATGCAGGAGTTCCTTGCCATCCTGTTCAAGCCGAAGGAGGAAAGCGGTGCGGCAGCACATTCAATGTTCAATGTTCATTGGTCAATGTTCAATGGCTTCAGCCCGATAAAGTGGCAGGTCATCCTCTTCTGGTGGTCCTCGCTCATGGAGCAGCTTGAAAAGAAGTTTCCAAGGGTGTTCAAGAAGCAGCCGGTAGGCAAGGGCAATAAGCAGAAGCGGGACACGCCCTGGGACTTCTACAACCGCGTTACCGCCACCGTGCAGAAGTACATCGGCGGTCTGTCGGCAACAGATGTCGATTCTCAGCCCTACAGCGTCACCCTGCAACAACTCGAAATGATGGCGGATGAAGCCGCCGAGATGGAAAAGATAAAGCACAAGAAATAATTCTTAACTCTTAATTCTTAACTCTCAAAGATGCACAGCCACTTAGACATACAAATCAACGGGCAGTCGCTCGTGCTGCCAGACGACTTCTCGCTGTCCGTGAGCGAGAAGAACCCGATGTTCAACGACGTGTCGTTCTTCTCCTATCCCGCCAACATCCCCACGAAGGGCAACCTTGCCGTGCTGAAGAACATCGCCCACCGCGACAGCAACATGCGGGCTATGGACCTCGAACATGCCGATGCCCGCATCTATGCCGACGGATTGCCGCTGAACCATGGGCAGGTCATCACGCAGGACGGCTCGGAAATCAAGGACACCTTCGAGTTCAACATCGACGCAATGCAACAGTCGTTCTCCGAACTGATTGGCAACCTCGATTGCCAGGATGTGAAAGTGAAAGATGATTTACTGATAGGTAAGCAGATAGGAAGAATCAATGGAACGTATAGCTGCACGGTGCAAGACTATGTTCAATGCTATCACCAAGAATCAGGTCAGCTGTTGGCAGAAGGTATAGTAGGCTCTCCGCAACTTACTCCATATATATCAGTTAACCCTCCAACGCTTCAGCAGGTAACGGACAGCGGCGATATACTGATAGAGGCTCCGCAGGCACTTGGCTTCTCCTTGCCGATGAATATCAATGTGTCTTTGCCGTACCCAGATGCTGCATATTGCAATGCTCGTGTCTGCTATGCACATCCGGATATCAAAGACGGCAAGACGGATGGCATTGTGAAGGGCAGCTATTCCGTGGTTGACGAAAAGGGCATTTCCGGCCATGACTTTGGGCAATACTGGTGCCTCGACGCCAATCGTCCGCAGTCTGGCATTTGCTTCTATGTCCTCTACTTCCTGGACTGCCTGTTTGCGCAGCTTGGCGTGATTTTCAACAAAGATGAACTCCTGCAGATAGAAGATTTCAAACGGCTGTGCTTCTTCACCACAAAATGCAGTTTCGACCTTGTTGAGACAGACGAGCATCTCCTGACGATAGACCAGATAAACGAATGGCTCACCGACAATGATTGCGGAGCACAGATGGATATAGTGATTAAATCCGGCGACAGGGAGATTAAGCCAAATCCAAGTGACGGCCAGTTTACCATAAGCGAGAACTATGAAACAGAGATGAACCATATAGTTGAACAGCAAATAGGCAGCACTATTCAACGATATTACGTTTCCAACTGGTTCTACAGGCAATTATTCGGGAGTGTTGTGGCAAACGCCTATATCAACGAAATGTATGCCAACTCCGGCAATTTCCCCAATGCTTCTGTCAGCAGCGTCATCTCTTCGCTGGAGAACTCCTTTGGCATCCGCTTTCTGTATGACCCAGAAAAGCGGCTCGTTACTGCCTGTCTGTTGCGCAACATCTACAAGAGAAAGAATGCACTGAACTTTCAGGGAAAGGTCTTGTCGATGCTGCCCATCAACGAGAAAATCACAGGCGTCCGCATGGCCTTCAGCGCAGAGAGCGAGAGAAAGGAGCAAAGGAACAATCTCCGCGACGGCGTGAAGGACTATGATACAGAGTACGACTACATTGAATACCCGGAGAATCGCACGATTATAGGTCTGAATTACGAAGAGATAGCAAAGCCCCAGAATGTTTCCGCCACCAATATGAACGTTTATGTGGATTTGGCAACGGGCAACAGTTACAGAGTGAAGATAGATTCCGCCGCAGAAGACTCCCTGTCATTACGGCCTGTTCTATTCCAAGTTGCGCAGAACAAGGGCATAGAGTACGGCGACTGCTCGGAGAGGCACAAGGACTACGTGAAGGAACTGACGAGCGACTTCCGGCCACTTTCGGTCAATATCGTCAATCCATTGGAATATACCGAGGACACAACAGGCGACGTATCTCCTGTGCTTGCGCCTTTCATCGATGTTGATATGGAGCATGAGTATCTGGAGGCGAAGATTCAGCAGATAATCTTCCAGGACATGCACGTGAAGTCTATCGGTCATAGGCAAAGAAGCCGTTCAAGCAAGTACCACCCTTGGCCTGAAGGCATAGAAATGGTATTGAATCAATCCCTTACTCTTGCAGAGAGTTACGACCCGACGCAGACAGATAGCGGAAACTCTCCATTGCAGGAAATTGATTGGGGACTTACCATCGGCGTCATGCGCGGCGCAGGCAGTGACTCAGAACTCATAGAATACGACCGCGATTACGACAACTTCGACAATAGCCGCTGGAAGGACACGATAGCCATCTATGAACTGACCAGCGACACAATGGACGTGAAGGGTGCCATTTTTGACTACAACGGCAGAGGCTCCGACTCCAGCGAGGGTTCCGACTCCAGCGAGGGCGAGGACAATGGCGATGGCGGTGGCGAGCGATTCTCTCTGCAAATCCGTTCGTGGGCGCCGTTTGTCTATTACACCGAACCCCTGACAGGCAAGCTGCACATCAACAAGGACGTGTCGCTGGCAGGTCAGGCCGTAGAGGGCGTCAGTGGAAAGACATGGCTCATCCCGTGCAACGACGACGAGCGCGACCAGCAGGGCAACATCATCCACAAAATCCGCTCGCGTGGATTGTTCGACACTTTCATGTTACCACATGCAAAGTTCCTGCTTGGCCGAAAGAAGTACAAGGTGAAAGTCCTCGCCACCATTGCGCAACTGCTTGAGATCCGCAACCACTGGACCGATTTCTACGTGCTGGACGGAAAGGTCGGACTCATCAACTGTGTGGACTATGAGATATCAAAGTCCAACGGCGTACAGTCTGCAGATATAGAGTTCTACTCCTATTGACCATTCTTTGATGCTTTAGCACAAAGGCGCGATTGTAGTCGCGGAAGACCATTGAACATTGTTCCTATGTCCGTCCGTTAATTCTGTATTTTCTAACTTTGCTCTCGAAAAAAGCAACGTAATGGCACAATCAATATCACTCATCAGCGGTTCGCCTTTTGCAGGTTGTCCGATTGTCTATAGCGTACAGCCAGCAGCGTATGATGGCGACCGCACGTTTCATCGCATCATCGTCCGTGTCTATGCCAAGCTGGAAAACGATGACGACTACACAACGTTCGACTTCTCCAATCCCGTAGAGACGAAGCCCGACGGTCAGTCGTTTGTCACAGTTGCCTCCACCTTTGACATCAGCAGCGCATTGGTAGCCGTGGCCGACAAATACGAGTACGATGCCAACCCTACCTTCCCGAAACGCTATCCCTATATCAAGTTCCGCGTGGAGGCTTGGGACGAGTGGATGATAGACGGAGTGGTATCGACCAATCAGAACGTCGTGTATTGGCCGTCTGCACCAACGACCATCAGCGGCACCACCTACGATTTCTACGGCTATGCCTTCATGGGAGCCTTCAACGACTTGGAGCGTATGGGCACACTGATAGACGGTAATGGCGTGGAATATCTCAACATCACCTATCTCTCTCGCAAGCCGAACACTTCGCCTGAGTTTGTGTACAAATCCACACCGTTCATCTATCCATCCACATTCGCCAGCCCTGGCAGAAGCCTTGGCACAACAGATGCGATGTCGGATGATTCCACTCCGGTATTCGTGAGCGGTGCGCCTACCGACGGACCAAAGTCATTGAGCCATACGCCCTCTGCTGTCGGCAGTGCAACCGTTGGCGGCCACGTCATCTATGCTGTCGATAAGCCAACAAACGGCTACGAACTGCGTTTCGTCAACGGCATGGGCTGTCTGGAGAGCATAAATGTCACCTCCTTTGTCAAGAAGGAGGCGAACATCCATACCGAGAAATACACCATCGCAAGGCGGGAGACCCTGAAGAAGTTCAGCCGCACCATGACCGTTAAGAACGATGACAAGGATGCTTGGACACTGGTCAGCGGTCCGCTCGACGAAGCATGGGCATCGTGGTACATCCACGAGTTCCTGAAGGCGCAGCTGGTGTGGATTAAGGTGGGGTCGCAGTGGATTCAGTGTCACGTCATGCCAGAAGAGACAGAGACCATCATCGACCAGGAGAAAGCGCAGCCGATGAAAGTGCAGTTCAAAATAGAGTTGGACCTCGTTTATTAAAATGCTATGGGACTCGAAGCCACGACAAAGAATTACTGGATAGCGCCGAACGCCATCAGCATTTCACTGAATGCCCTTGGCGATGAGAACCGCATACAAGGCAGCATAGTAAGTGGCTCGATAATTTCGTGCTATATCGAGAGTGTCAAGCCTGAGAGTGCCGGCGAACAGTATGCAGGCAACGGCGACGGGCTTGGACTTGACAACGGCAGAAACCCAAAGCGCTGGTCCCTTGTCATATCGCCAACATTCTTCAATAGCGACACACTGAAATATGTCTATGCCGCCATTCCAAGAAAGGCAAGTTTCAGCACGCTGGCAGTTGTGGTCTTCCCAAGCGAGAAGATAGACCTGTACGGCAAGAACGACAACGACGAGCAGATTGGCTCGATGGACTATTTCTACGTTTGGCTGCAGGGCATCATCTCGGCACCGACAGGCTCTCCGCTGCATCGCGAATGGACACAAGATATGGTCTGGGGCTCGCTTGGCACATACGAGGATATCGTGGATATGTCCGAGTCAGACTGGTACTCATACTCTAAAACCACTGATACCGTTTCATTCCTGAAGCGGATTCTGATGAATGCCGGCTCGTTCTTCCAGAACATCTTCCTCGGTGGCGCAAACAATGAACTGACAGGTGTTGCCACAGCAGCCACACCCAGCCAGTATATCAACTCCGACACGCTTGTAGCCACGCCGAACTTCATCAAGCAGCACTACCTGCGGAAAGACGTTGACGACGAAGCGAACGGACAGATAACATTCAAGCAGAAGTCTATCCATGAGTATGGCGCTCAGTTCGGTTCTTCATTCGCGTCTGGTCTTGCAGGACATGGCGGCAAGATAGACGGACTTGGACAAGGCGAGCTTGAAAGCCTTACATTGCGCCGCTTCCTTGAAGTGCCGGAGCTGAGGTACAACCGCGTGAGCATATACGTCGGCAACCAGTGGCGTGCGCCAGGCGGCGGCATCATCGAGAGCGTAACACCCGATGAAGACGAACAGGGGAATATCCTTACGACTGGCACCATCACACTGCATCTCGAAGACGGGGAAATCGGCACAATCGCAGTGGATGATATCTGTCAGGGCATCTTCCACGACGGCATAACGCCAGCCAACAATGATGCGGAGAGTTATGACGACGGCATAGGCAACTTCAAGTTTGGCGGATTCTTTACCAGCTATTTCCGTGTGACCGAGATATTGGACAATGCGAAAAACAGCAGATTCCGCTATGCTCTGAGGCCTACGAACAACCTGCCGAGGCCGACTGGTGAAGCAGGAAGAACGGCAGGAGGCAGCTGGACGCAGAGTCATCATCCCTGCGAAGCAATGCACTTCGTGGCATACGGCAACTTCACGAACACGGACAGGCAGTCCTCGCGCTATTCCACCCTCACATACGAGCGTTTCCTGATGGGTGTGAACTGGTGGGAGTTCAACGAGAACAACGTCGGCGCTCAGTTCGGCGACCTCTCGAACCTGTCTGTTTTCGGCCTGGACATGACGGGCTATTCCGCTTATCTGAACAATATCTACATGAGCGGCACTATCCAGCAGTTCGAGAACTTGCCGCCACGCATGGAGATAGACACGCAGGGAGACAGTTTCCTGGCAATGGGAGAGAGTATGCTTGTGACATGTACGGTGATGCGCGGTTGGGATGATGTGACGTCGCAGGTGACTCAATGGGAGGTGGTACGTGACAGCGGCGATGCAGCCGATGATGCTGCGTGGCTGTACCGAGAAAAGGTCATTGACTTCTACCGGGGAAATCCAAGACCTGCACAGGAGGAAGGAGAAGAAGAGTATTTGAATCCAGGTCAGCTCGTCTTATGTCACGACACAAACCCGACGATAGACGACCTCGGAAACAACACAAACGTACTGAGTACGCTCTTTACATTCAAGGCGTATCTTGCAGACGGCAGTAATTCACAATTTCAATTAGAAATATAAAATGGAAAGCCAAAGAAAACGAATCAGGAGAGACTATGCACCGTTAACCATTATGGCTGGGCTTGTCTGCACGACTCCTCTCTCTCCGGTGACGCAGGTTTACAATTCACATCTGGACGAACTCGAACCAGATCGCACATTGTCGCCAACCGTCATACACCCCGACGTGGTGGCTCATGCAAAGGATGGAAGCTGGAAGCACCCACGGGCTAACGCATATCTTGCAAATATGGTGTGGAAGGTCAACGGGGTGGATATTACGACGCTCAGTGAATGGGAAAACAAGTTCACAATAGAAACAGCAACAGGCGTAACACGCGGCGACATCACCATCTACAAGAACATCAACCCTGGCTCTCATGTGGAACTGAGCTTCGAGGCAGAGCTTGCAGATGACAGGCTGGGCGTGAACATACCCATCAAGTGCGACCCTATCACCCTGATTACGGAGGACAGCAGCGACGACGAGTATAACATTAGCATCGGTGACGACCAGATTATCCAGTACGATCCATTCAAGGACAAGCTGCACCTGTATGAATATAAGGTAGCACACGGACTGACAACAGACAGCGAAGTGAACAGGAACGCTTCGATTGACGAAAACTGCTATGAGCGCACAATACCGGTAACGGTATTCAAGGGAAAGGAGATTCTTCCGACGACAGAATATACATTGGAACTTTGCAGGATAGACTCTGTGTCACCTGTACTTATGCTCACTGCTCTTACTCCGTCGAGCGACGAGGAAGTTATAGCAGTTACGAAAACCTATATAACATTAGACCTTCGTCTCATAGAGAAGCGCGACTACCTGATTCGTGTTTACAAAGGTACCACCCGCTTGGCACAGTATCAGTTCTCCGTGAACAGGGTTTATCCGAAGTTCGATATCCGGCCCACGAACGGAACAAGCATTTCTCCCAACGACAAAGAGCGTTACGACGTTGCTATGGTGGACTGCGACGGCAATACGGTAGATTGTCCGGAAAGCATTATCAAGATTTTATGGAAGACAGACACAGCGGCCCTTACAGCCGTAGAACATGGAGAGGGCGGCGAAATTGTCTTCCAATTATCGAAGACAGGTATCGGCAACACCTATCTCAACAACTGGATTGACGTTTACTGCGAAGGCAATCAGAAGGAAGTGATGAGCGTTGCAAGGGACGAACTAAGCAATGAACTGACAGACGAAAACGGAGACACACTAATTTTCAACTAATATGCGGTACATTATTGCAGACAAGGTGAAAGCTGTAGCCTATGGCTTCGAGCTTCACGGACACAGGGTGAATGGAAACCTTATCCTGTTAAACGAGAAAGAGATGGAATGCAACCCTGCACTTGCTTCTGCTCCGACGCTGGAGAAAAAGTGCGAACTCATCCTGGGTTCCATCTACACACATCAAGATATTATTAACGAATTAGAACAAGGAGGCTGGAACAATGGCTAACAATTATTCTGCACAAGGCAGTATCACCATCAAGAGACTGCGTAACGGGGACTCTCTGTTCCTCACATTCAACAACAACGGAATACCGCTTTATCAAGGCGTTGACCCAAATACCGGTGGCGTAACGCCAGACTGGACGGTTGCGGCAAACCAGCCGGAAATCATACCTGTTGCGAACTCAGTACGCGGTAATGCGGTAACATTGGGCAGTCACCAATGGTATTACAACAACAATTCTGTCCCCCTAACTTTCAACGGAGCGATTTCCGGTGACTGGCAGGCTGACAGCACAGGTAAGTTTGCCATAAGGATTTCCGGAAGCAACGTAGGTTCACTGAAAATCATCGCAAACCTCGCGTCGATCACAAACATTGCAAGTGACAGTCTGACATACAAGGCTGTTGCCAGCGTTGGCGGGGTGGAGTACAATGTAGAGAAGAGCATTGATATTCTCATCCAGTACATCGGTGCATCATCCTATGTCGGTTTTGTCATGGCAGGCACAGAGCAGCTAACGTCATTAGTAACGAGTTCGACACTCACAACGAAACTTGAATGTTCTGGGAAAAATGTCACAAACTACTACGTGAAGTGGTACAAAGACACAGTAGAATGGGCTGAAAAGGCAGGTTTGAAGGAAATAACCGTTACTCGCAACGATGTGGACGGTACTCAGCTATTCATAGCAGAGTTTTACGAGAACTCTGGTGACACAGACTATGTATGCAGGGCCGGAATCAGAATCATTGATACGCTCGATGATTTCAAAGTTGACTGCTACATTTCAAGCACGAACAAAGAGGTAGATACAGGCTCTCCAGTAACCGTCGGGGCGAGGATAATCAATATGAGAACAGGTGCCGAGGTGACTCCAACAAGTCCGATATGGGCGATGTACATTATGAAGAAGTCAGATTGGTCTGTTCTCAAATCTTCAAGTACGAACTCCATACAGGTTACGACTACCGAAACCGATGCCGGAGGACAGGAAAACGATGTGGAGGTTACAGCGGAAGTCAGCTGGTCTGATAGCTTATCCGACAGTTCGTCTGAGTAAACAATTATTCACTATATTAAACTAACAGAAAATGGCAAAGAAGAATTTGGCAACGGCAACAGCCGTAAATACGATGCAGTTGGGGAACTCTATCATTATAGAGGTAGGTGGCTCTGTCCGCAGAATTACCCTTGCAAACTTAATTGATGCTATCAATTCCGGCGACACACAGCTTCTTCACTCCGTGGCGTGGGGCGTGCCTCTGAAACAGAATTTATCAAGTCCCGCCTGGGGACGTGTCGGTAATCTCAACCTGTGGGAGGAGTATAAGGCAAAGAGCGGACGCTATCTCGTGAAGCAAAACGGAACTGCTGCAAAGCTTTCAACGGAAAACAGCGGCATTTATGCCGATGGAACGCCGCTTGACGAAACGGATGGGAATATTATGGTGGTATTCCCCGATTTGTACTACCGTGTAGTGAGTGACCCCGTGACGAATGTGAATTATCTGTGGATGAGCATGATTCCTATTGGAGGTCATGTAATCAAGCATCCCGTAATCGGTGCATATAAAGGCACGACAACACTTACGGAACTTGTTTCGCGTTCTGGCGCAGCTCCTGCAGGGTCCAAGACGATATCGCAGTTCTTGCAGTTGGCAAAAATGAACGGCAGCAACTGGGGGCTTACGAACTACGACCATATCAGGTTTATGATGATGCTTGCCCTCTCCGAGTATGGCTCCCCCAACATTCAAGCCCAACTTGGCTACGGACTTTGCGGTAGCACATCCAACGGTGTTGGCTGGACTGAAACGCAATCATTACAGACAGGAGCGACAAAAAGCCTTGGCGATGCCGCAGGGAAAATTGATGTAAGCGTTTCAGGTGGAACAAATTGCTCCCACGTTAGTCTCTTCGGCATTGAAGACCCCTATGGTTGGCAATGGGAAATGATACAGGGCATCTATTGCGGCTCTTCCTCGAACAGCGGGCAAACAGGTAGCGAAGTATTCGTTTACGAGGGCAACCGTATGCCTTCGGCAGCAGAACTTGCCAGTCATCCAAGCGGCGAGTATAGGGAACTTAATCGTCTCACTTCGAGCGGCTATATTAAAACAGAATTGCTCGGCGAATATTTCGACCTGTTCCCTGCATCATTAGACGGCGGCTCTACGAGCTACTGGTGTGATTACTCCTATGCGTCCACCACTGGACAGTTGGTCCTGTGGGGCGGTGGTGCGAATGACGGCGCGGATTGCGGTCTCGCTTACGTGAGCTCGTATCACGCTTTCTCGTTCTCGTATGCGTACTTCGGGGCCCGCCTTGCTTACTATGGTGAATTAACGATTGTGAATGGTGCAGATATCGCATAACACGAGGTTTGTTTCACGACCAATCACCCAATAAGAAGAGATACTCAAACGATTTGTTCTTTGAATAAAATGAAAACCCTCCGTCCAATCCGAGGAAGAATCACGGCCAACGAGAGGTCGCGCCGCAAAGCGCGACCGACCACGCTGGCGGCTTCGGGGCGAGAACCGACAGGCGACGGAGGTAGGTAGAGGGGAATGAGTTGGTCCTGTGGGGCGGTGATGCGAATAACGGCGCGAATTGCGGTCTCGCTTACGTGAACTCGAATAACGCTTTCTCGAACTCGAATGCGAACATCGGGGCCCGCCATACTTTGGAACACGGAAAACTGTATGTCCGTAAATCTTAAACATTCTCCGAGCCTTGCCCCAGCGCGTATAATGAACTACGCTGCGTAGCGGACGTGTTCCGCGATGGCAGAAAATCAAGTGCGGAAAGGTCTGTTTCCTTGCAGACAGACAAGCACGGCAAGTAGGTTTCTCTCGAACGCCGTGGGCTGGTTATCCAAGCAAGCCGAAAGGCAGAGCAGTATCGGGATAATGAACGAAATGGTCTGAAAAGACAAAATGAAAGTATGGCAAAGACAGAGAACATAGATTGGAATTCACTTGACCCAGAGGCCATCGACATGATTCTGAAAGCCCGAATAGCGGACTATTGGAAGAGTGTCGAGGCCAACGGAGGAAAAGAGCCTAAGAGAGCAGGGTATCTCATCGAGCGCATTGCGGACATCGACAACCTCAGAGACGCTGACAGGGCGGCACAGAACGGAAAGGTCAAGAAGAACCGCTTCATACGCAGGCACAACGAACACGCGGAGCAGGACTTGCGAGAGATTCAGATGATGATTCTCACTTTGGACTTCCCGCCGTGCGAATACGAGTTCATGGACGTGGTAAGCGATGCAGGAAAGCTCCGGCACATAGCGAAGCAGAAATACCATCCCTGGCGTATATTGGCTCATGCCATCATGCAGATAGTAGGGCCTTACATATACAGAAGTCTGATTCACGACACGTTTGCCTGCATCAAGGGAAAGGGGCTGCATTTCGGAGTAAAGCGGATGAAGATGATGCTCAGACGCTATCCCGAATACAAGTGGTTTTGGAAGACGGACTTCAAGAAGTTCTACCTCTCCATTCCTCACGACGTGATGCGAGAAGCCCTGCGGCACAAGTTCAAAGATGAGCGGTTTATAGAACTCATGGATATTGCGGTGTTCTCATACGAATCGGGTGAAGAAATAACGAATGAATTGAATGAAGAACTACGATGGAAAGAGAGGTGTGCCTATAGGCGCATTCACAAGCCAGCCGCTCGGCAACTTCGCCGCCAGCGTCATAGACCACTACATGAAGGAGCAGCGGAGGGTGAAGTGTTACCTTCGTTACTGCGACGATGCCACAGGCAGGGCGATGACAAAGGCGGCGGCTCGCAGGGACTTGGAGGCGTTTGAGAGCGTATCTTCCGAGATAGGTCTGGTAGTGAAACACTCTGCAGTTGTTGCACCAATCGGAATAGAACGTCGCAATGAACGGAAGAGAGACCGTAAACGCAAGCGAAGCAAGAGGTCGCACGATAGACTTCTTGGGATATAGGTTCACTGTACATAGGATCAGGCTCAGAAAGAGCATCAAACAGACCTTTGCACGAAAGAGTAAACGATTAACAGACAAAGACAGGAGGCGCGAAGTCCTTGCCAGCTATTGGGGCTGGTGCAAGTGGGGCGATTGCAAGCACCTGTGGAATAAATTAACAGACAACGATATGAGTTTTGCAAGCTTAGGATTCAAAAAGCGCGACCTTGTGAAAGACGGTCAGAAGTTCTTCGATGTTCCGGAGAGGAAACTCATGGACATTCTGAACATGCCGTTTACGGTGTTGGATTTTCAACCGAACATTACAACGCGACAGGGACCTGGCAGGTATTGCGTTCTGTGCGAGCAGGACGGCCAGCGTTTCAAGTTCATAACGAACTGCTTCAACATAAAAGACGTGCTCGACCAGGCGAGTGAGGCAGAGAAGCGTGGGAGCAAGGTGTTCCCTGTTGATGACGTCAGGGTAAAGCGTAGAAGTCTCGGCGACGGCAAGAGCGCGTATTACTTTGAAGAATGATGTTTCACCAATAAAAACAAAAAGACAATGAAAGCAAGTTATCAAATGACAGAACTCCCTCAGAGTGGAGTACAGGTTACAATCGAAGGCGTACTGTTGCGCCTGCTGTTCGACTTCACGCAGGCAGAGCCTGTTGAGGGTGATGATAGGACGGACATCTACAACTGCGAGAGCGTGGATGTGAAGGGACGCGGCTACGGCGACATCGTTTCCGCTATTGTGAACGACCGCTACAGCGCCGACCAGGTGCAGGCTATCATGGCCAACTATGCGGAGGCCAGCGATTCGGAGAGCACTATCACGCCGGAGAAGAGGGAAGAATACCTGGAGGAGTACGAAGCCTATCAGGGCTGGCGAAAACACGCCAAGGAGATAGCAGCAACAGTTGTATCATCACTCTAAAGACAAAATCACATGCCGAGCGCAACGGGACATATCACGGTACGACGCAGCGCGAAAGACGGGTGCATACTGCGTGTGAGCGAATGGGCAGTTGGTATAGAGTACCATAATGACAAAGCTCTCACGAGTGGCACCCGATACCTTGACATCGCAGTTGTAACGACTGGTCCAAACACGTTCAATGCCTACGAGTGCAAGCGGACACATACATCTTCAGCGAGTATTCCGGTCACGAACACTACCTATTGGCAACCGTTCAACAATCTGCAGCCTATCTACACGCCTCTGATTATTGCCCAGAATGCCCTTCTGAAGTTTGCACAGACGAATCAACTGCTTGTGATGGATGCTGATGGTACCACAATAGTTGCAGGTCTTGGCGGTGGTGACTATCCATTGTGGATAGGTAATACACAGCCTAACGGAGCAACTTTCAAGGTGTCAAAAGCAGGCAAGTTATTTGCAACAGGAGCAGAGGTAAGCGGTGTTATAACATCTGAATATACGACAATGATGCACCGAGTCGTTATTGATTCCTTTAATGGAGGTATAATATGCTCTGGGCCTACATCAATAGATCAAAATAATCCACCTTATCCAGATGTGTCAGCAGTATATGCCAAAACTGTAGAAATTGGATGGGGATATTTTAGTGGTTCAACTCCGTCAAGCGGATATAGTAGTGCTGGGAAAGTAGGTGTATATATTGCAGCACATCCGGAATTTAACATTGAAATTGGACCAGAAGAAATAACCTTAAACGGCTATCTTTGTCAATTAAGTATAACACCAAAATTTGTTACATATAGAGAACGATGGGCTGGTACACCGTCGGGACAGTGGGATGAGTCTTATGTTGCTGAATGGAAAAGTATAATTAGTGCATTTGCGGAATAAAATTATCATAATATGAAAATAGACTTTGAAAGAGTAGAGGTTTTCACAGGCATTGCAAAAAAGCAGTGCGTAGTAGAGAATATCAGAGAGCAGTTCGCAGATCTTATATATAATACGGGTATTGGAGTTGCAGCTCATGCTCTTGCGCTGAAGATATACAATTCAGACAGCGAGACAGAGTACACCGAGGAAGAATGTAACATGATTCTGAAGTTCTCTGAAAGGTGTAGCCCTAACGTCATTGACGCAATAGGCAAATTGTTGGAGCAAGCAGAAAAATAACTGTTACATCCCGTCTGGCATGACGACGAAGCCGATGCCGCCACGGAAGTGCTTCACGCCCATGTATAGTTCGTCGAAAGCGTCCGTTCCGTCGGTGCGGAGTTCCTCTGGTGTGGAATCCTGAGCATCTACGGATAGTTTCTCACCTCCCTTCTGCTTCTTGAACGTCGAACCGTTGTGGCCGTAGCTGAGTTTGACATCGCATTGCTCGACTGCTGCCGTCAGCGGTTCGTTGTTCTGCTGGTTGAAGGCAATGGCGGGATAGCCGAAGCCTGCAAATGCCTCGTTGATGTCCTTGTATTTCTGCATGTGGCTTGGTGCCTGCCCCATATCGACGGGATTTACTTGCCAGCCGTACTTGCGAAGTTCCTTTATCACGGTATCTTTGATGTCGTCCATTGAAATGCCGTGCAGCTTGAACTTGGCGGTGTGGGAGAAGTAGTAGTTGATGTGCTTGTTCTTCTTTTTGTGCGGGGCATAGTAGCGGTCGAAGTCGCGTATGAGGTCTTGAATCATGCCGCCGTTCTTCACGAACATCGAATTGAGGACATTCAGTGTCTCTACGCCGCCTCGCTTATACTGCTGACCGATGACAATCCAGTTAATGAGGTTGTTGTAGTCGAGGGCTATTTCAAGGTCGAGGTCGTCGCGCAGGTCGCCGTCGAGCGAGCAGTCCTTGATGTTGGAGAGGTAGTCGAAGTCTGGGCTTTCGTACTCGGTGGGGTATGCCGTGCCGCCAACTATCTGTTTGCCCTGCTTAATCTTGTAGGAATCGTTGATGGCTGGGCAGTCATCGTCTATGTAGGTATGTATGTCGGGGTCGAAGTTGCAGTAGAAGCCTTCGCCCGATTTCTTCGGACGCAGGTTTAGCACGGATATGCAGTAAACGAGCGCAGGCAAGTCGCGCTTCATTCTCCGCAAATAGTCTTCGCCAAGGATATCTATATTGTCAAGTGCGGATGCCCGCACAAAATAGAACGAATTACAACGCAGATCGTCGATATGCTTCCTGTATTTCTTTGCGCCTCGTATCGCCATCATCTCAAAATGTTCTTCGTGAGTAATCAGGAAGCGGTAGTCGTAGAGCAGTTCGGCATCCTCCTCGCTGATGAGCTTGTAGGACACAAGGCGCGTGATGGTGTCCTTGGAATCGACTTTGTTCTGCTTGGGTACAATCCTATATCCACCCTCGCGCAGTTCAACGGCGGCGGCCAGCGCACGGATGCGCTCCTTGGTCTCAGGCGACACCACCTGCACCCTGTGTCCGTCCTTCTTGGCCGAGCGCAGCAGTTCGTTGAAGAAGATTACGCGGTCGGCATACTGCTCCAGTTCGGTCTGTATGTCGCGGTATGTCTTGCCCTCGAACTCGCCGTGGTCAATCACTGTGTCGAGCATATCCTCTTCCCTGCCAAGCCAGTTGCCCCTGTTGACCAGCGAAGCGTCGCTGACGAAGCAGGTGCTCTTGTAGAATGGGTTCTCTTCCGAAAAGCGTTTGTCGCCCAACGGATGCACAATGCCGCTGTTGGCCGGCATCACCTCCTCGTCAATTTTCTTCTTGGGGAGAAACTTGCACTCGTCGGCATCCACATAGCAGAGCGTCATGCCGTTGGCACTACCAAACACAGAAAGGCTGAGTGCGTGCATCAAGTGGCCGTTGGCAAACCACATGGCATTCTCGTAGGACTTCGGGCGTATGATGCACTGCTGCGTACCTTTGGGCGGCTTGCCCCAGCCGAAGTGTACGCCTTCCTTGAAACCATAGAAACGCTCCAATGCGGCAACCACACCTGGGATAGTCCTTGAATAGAGTTGCTTCCTGCTTGCGCCAAGGAAAGCACCCGCCCCTTGCGGCAGGGATTGAGCCACTGCCCAGATGCGCGGACCGAGCACACCGTCTGTCTTACCGAAGCGTCGGGCAGCAAGGACGCGGAGGTCTCTTGCTCCAGCATAGAAGATGCGCTGCTGGACGCGGTTCATATATACATCGCGAGTGTCCTGTGCCATAGTGTCTATGATTTTTGTCTTGCAAAGATACAGGGTTCGCCTGTGGCTACCGACACGTCCATTTTGAATCCCGCCATTTTCAGGTCGTCGATATAGAGTTTCAGCGGGTCGCCGAGTCCGCAGACAGTCGCCTTGAAGAAGTCGCGGAGCCGCGACTCGTCGAACTGCTCATAGTTCGGGTCGAACTCGCCACAAGGTTTATAGTGCCGCACGAAGGCACTCACCTTTTCCTCTATCACATAGTCGCGGAGGTGAACTTGGAAGCCATCGCCGTTTCCAGGCAGCTCCGTCTCGTCGGGCATATCTTCCCAATCCTCCCAATCGCGGTTCTTCTTTTTCTTCTTTGCCATACCTATTCCTCGTTCTCCACGAATATATCCTTTTCTTCCTCTTCGACGGGCTGCCAGATGCCGTTGATTTCCTCCATTTCCGTCATCATTTCCTTTTCCGTCATGCCGTAGCGTTTGCGCATCTTCTCTCTTTCTTCGTCCGACATGCTTTCGCGGCCTTGCTTGACAACGCTCACGTCGCCAGTGATGTTGATGTTGGTGTTCGGCATCTGCTCCTGCGGGTCGTCGTCCTCCTTGAAGTCGTTGTTGATTTTCGCAAGGTCTTGGTTAGCCTGCTTCACGGCCTGCCAAGTGCCTGTCTTTCGTCCGTAGTTCATCATCCACGAGATGTTGTCCTCGAACATCGCCTTGTGGATGTGCTTCTTTGATACGTTAATCCTGCCCACAAGCTGATTGATGAGATAGATATCGTTGGCGATTTCCGTTGCGCCGCGCTTCGTGACGGCACCCGTCTCAGGGTCTTTGGCGATGCCCAGCGCACGAATCATCTCAATAGCCGACTCGTTGCCAAGCTCTGCCTGTGCGAAGAGGTTCTTGTAGTCACGCTCTGCGATGCGGGTGGCAAGTGTACGGACGGGTATGGACGGATTTTCGGTGAAGAGCTTGTAGCACTCCAATGCAAGCCGCGCACGGAACTGACCGGGCAGCGGAATGTTCACCCGCTCCAAATCCACCTGTCCGTAGGTCCACTTGACAACCTTGTCTATATATCCTTGCGATGGTTGGCTCATTGCTTCTTAGTTTTCTTGGTCGTTTGGTTGTTTGGTCGTTTAGTCGTTTGGGATGCAGGTTTCTTGCTTGCCTTCTTCTCGTCCTTTTCAGCCCGCCATGCGGCGTTGTCCTCCTTCGTCTTTTCCAGGATGGGCAGGAAGGAATCGGCGAACTCGTCGCCCTTCAGTTCCCTCAGCCGCTCGATGCGCTGTGCCATCGTCTTTACCCTCTCGTCGGAAGCGTCCTTGTCGGTGCGCTTGATGTAGCGGACGAGTTCTGCCACCTCCTTCTTCACGGCTTCCTCCTGACGCATCCGCTCGGCATATTCGGGCGAATCCTGCTCGATGATGGTCTTGATGCGCAAGTCCAGTTCGGGCGACTTCAATTTCTCGTAGTACGGACGGGTGATGTAGGTGATTTTTGCGAGGTCAACGCCCTTGAACTTCTTCTTGAAGCCCTCGGTGAACGGCTCGTCTATGGTCAGTCGCTTGTGCAGCACAGCCAATTCTTCATCCACCGCAGCGTAGGTGCTCTCGAACTGCTCGCGAGCCTCTTCTGCCAACTGTGCGTACTTCGCTATCTCTTCCTGACTGCCGCCACGCTCTGCCAGCACCTTGGCCGTCTGTGCCGCGTCGCCGAATGCTGTGCGCTGCGCCCTCACCATGTCGATGCGGTCTTGCAGTTCCTTCGAGCAAAGCCACTTGATGCTGGAGAGGTGCAGGCGGTCGTTCTCGATGCGCTCGGTGTAGATTTCGTCCATTGAACATTGACCATTGACCATTGAAGATTGGTTCTTGTTGTCGTTTTCGTTATCGTTATCGTTGAACAGACTTGGGTTCATCTCCCTTTCCTTCGCTTCGCGCTTGGCTCTCTCTGCTGCCAGTTCCGCATTGTTCTTCTCGCGGGGTGCTTCGTCGCTGACAATGACTTCAATCCCCATCATGCGGGCAATCATAATCTGCGTTTCCATCTCGGCATCCTGCGGCTTCGGCACTTCCAGTCCGTGCTTCCTTGCCTCCACCTCTGCCAGCGACGGCCTTCCCCTGCGGCGCAGCGGCACGGTGGGCTTCACCAGCGCAAAGGTGCGTCCGTCGCTGCCCTTCATCGTCAGCGTCTTGCTCACCTCTGCCTTGCACCGCTCGAAGTACATCCTTAGTCGGCCTGCCCTCGCCTCGAAGTCGCCGTAGTGTAATGCCTTCTCTACGAAATCCGTGGCGAAAGGCCAAGCCCCAATCAGGTTCAAGGCTACCTTCATCTCGTCGCTGTCCTTCTGTTCCCACTGGTGCGGCTTCACCAGAGCGTCGAGCCTGTCGTTCATAAACTCCGTAAAACCCTTCATCCATTGCAACTGCTCGTCGGCAGTCATTTCCGTGTAAAGTTTCTGTGCCATAGTCTCTTTTTTATGTTGTTTCTGCGACAAAAGTACGAACGAAAGCGAAAAGTATTCGGACATATCTTCCCTCCTCCTCTGTCGGTTATTGTCCGCGCATCGGTTTTGCTTTTCTTACCTTTGCCATTGTAACAGAAAAAAACAATAACAATTCAAACGATTATCAACAATGGCAAACAAGAAAGCACAGCATCCCAATCTGGTCACTGTACGCGGCGCCGACGCGCTCCGCCGTGAACAGGACCGCCTTGCGAAGCAGGGCTTCATTCCCGCCCCGATGCCCAATGACTTCGGCCACAACGGAGTGGCAGGAGGCATGAAGCACGGATGGGAAGAGTATATCCACGCCCGTCTGATGTGCGAGGAGAACGGCAAGTCGGGCAAACACTACGCAACGCTTCATCTGTCGAGCGGCGGCGAAGTACCCGTACCCGACAACCTCGGCACGAAGGGCTTGGGCTACATGGCATGGGGCATCTACAACAACAACCCGAATGTGGTCAGCCAGATGCGCGAGATTTCTCCCTACACAGCCAGCGCACATCGCTTCAATGTCGATTTATGCGAGGGCAAAGGACCGCGACCTGTCTATGCCTACACACAGTACGTTGGCGGCAACCTCACGGAGAAGCGGGTGGCATTCAAGGACGCTGGCATCCTCTTGAAGGGATGGATTCGTGACCTGAAACGCGAACTGGCAAAGATAGAGGAGCCAAAGCAGAAAGGAAGCGATGAATCATATAAATATCCGGATGACTATAGCTTCAATAACAAAAGCAGCGACCTTGCAGAAGACATCCGCGAACAAATCGAGGCATTGGAGAAGGACTACCAGAAGTGGAACGACACCAACACCGACATTCAGGACTTCCTTCGTCGCAACAACCTCCACCTCACCTACCTCTCGCTCGTCGAGGACATGCAGGACCAAAACATCTGCTTCCCAGAAATCACGCTCAACAAGCGCACCACTGGCGCAGACGGCAAGAACCTCCCCACGTCGATGTGGACACCTAAGATTGTAGGACTGAAATACCGCAGCGCCCACGCCTGCCGCCTTGAACGGAAAGACCAAAACGGACGCATCAATTATGTGTATATATCAAACCAATGGATTGAGCAGGGCAACCAAGCCAACATCGTCATCAAACCCGAAGACCAGAAAATCGACGCGCTCCCCGCACTCGATCCGCAATCTCCCCTCACTGACTTGGAGAGAATTGTCAGAGAGACGCGCCGCGAGAATGGCAGCATCCGTCGCCGACCGACGCGCTTCATCCTCCCGATAGCCTACCCATCCGCAGGCCGTCCGTACTATCCGATACCTGCTTGGCAGAGCATCTTCAGCGGCGACATCTACGAGTACCTGATGACAATGGTGAGCGACCGCAACAAGCGCCGCCAGAACAGCAATGTCATCGGGCGCATCATCTACCTGAATCAGGAATATATGGAGCGGCTTTATTATCAGAAAAAGGCTGATAATCCAGATGACAGAAGAAAAGTATTCAATGAACTTCGCGACCAAATCAATGGCTTCCTCGAAGACCGAAATAACACGGGAAAGCCGCTCGTAGCCTACACCTTCCAGTCGAAGGCCGACGGCAAAACCTACGAGTCATGGAAAATCGTAGAAATCGAGGCCAACAACAAGCAGACAGCCGAAGCGAACCAAAAGGAGCTTGCCGAAATCAGCAGCATCGTGTTCTTCGCCTTCGGGCTGGACAGCCGCTTGGTGGGCAACAGCCCAGGCGACGTAGCCAGCAGCGGCGGCACCGACCTCCGCGAGCGATATCTGCTGAAACAGGTGCAGATGTCGCCCATGCAGCAGCTCATGCTCCTGCCGCTCTATCTCGTCAAGTATTACAACGACTACGACGAACACCTCGAATGGGAAATCCCCCGCGAAGTGCTGACAACCCTCGACAACAGCAAGACCGGCATCACAAATGCGGAACAACCCACCTAAATTTACAATCTACAATTTGGGCGGTAGCAAATTTTTCACTTTTCACTATTCACTTTTCACTTAAAAGTTATGCTAATAACATCCATTGAAGAGCTTCGGCTCATAGATCCCAATCACGCATTCGATAGTATCGACGGCATGATGGGCTTCATCGACAACTCCGAGCACGATTTCCTCGAAGACAAACTTGGCAGACCTCTCTACGAAGCGCTCTGCCTTTGGTACAAGGCGCATCCCGAAAACCGCTCTTCTGTTGCAGACTATCAGACGGGCTACTGGAATCGCCTGCTGCTCATGGCGCAACGCTGTGTTGGCTTCGATGCCCTTGGTAATGCGTCTGGAATGCAGGGCGTGTCGTTCAACAATTCAGGAATGAACGTCAGCATCGCCTCCGACTACCCCAAGGCCGACGAAAAGGAAAAGGAAACCTACCGCAAGACGGCTTTCACCAATGCCATGAAGTCCTGCGACATCATGCTTGCCGAACTGGAGCGGTGGGTAAGCCTCGCCGCTGCCGAACCGGAGGCTACTTCGCAAAGCTTAGGCGCTGGCGAAACCCAGTTGGTTGATTCCGATTCCAGCGAAGGCGAAGACATCGACCCAGCAGCTGAGCTTGCCGAAATCGTCACCCTCTGGCGGCAGTCGCGCTACTACTACCTTGCAGCCTCGATGCTCATCCCGTCTGCCGTTGTCCTGCAGCAGTACCTCGACTTCTCCGAGAGTCGCGAGAAGTTCATCCGTATGCTCCCAGACCTTCGCTTCATCCAGGAGGAGGTCATTGCCGGAGCCATCGGGGAGGAATACCTCGACCACCTCGTTGATGTCAGCCTACAGCAGGCTGGCAACGCACAACCCATCACCACCAAGTCTCCATTGGAGCTGCGCATCATCCACCAGTTGCGCCGCGTCATGGTGGCATGGCTCGGCAGCCGGACTTCCGTCCTCAAATATACAAAGGAGGAGAAGGTTGCATTCCACGACGACGGTGTGCGCAAGATGGAGGATGCCCAGAGGTTCATCCAGCAGCACCAGAGCGACCTCCTCGAAGCCTACGCCTCCGATGCCGATACCCTCGCCGCATTCAAGGCAAGTCCGCTCTACACAGAGCCAGCAGAAGCCGCCCCCGCCCCCGCCGCTGCCAGTCCTTGTTGCCATCAGCCATCAGACATCAGCCATCAGACATCTGACCGAGCCGCCTGCTGGACACCGCCACTGCTGTGAAAAGTTGAAAAATTGAAACAGTGCGGTAGCAAATTCTTCATTCTTCACTCTTAATTCTTCATTTAGAAAGATGTTCAGACTCGATAACCTCTTAGAGCGTTGGGCGGAACTTTACACTCCGCTCAGACACAATGCCGCATCGCGCAAGACCTTCTTTCGCATCTCGATGATAGACGCCCAGAGCTACTTCATCCGCAACTACGCCACCCAGCCGTCGCCCTGTATGGCCTATGCCACCCACATCGACGCGGAGCTGGCGCAGCAGAACCCCAAGGCCATTTCCTACCGCCACGTCATCTACTTCCTCGCCAAGCAGCCCGCAGGCACACTCTCCAAGACCGCCATCACCGACGAAGAGGGTGCCACCGAAGCCCGCTTCAAGACCGACGACATGGTGCAAGACCTCCTCGCCGTCCTCTGGGCGATGAAATCCGCAGTAAATGGAAAGCACCCCTCCATTATGGGAGGGGACTGGGGTGGGTCCGAGCTTGCGGCGTTCATCGCCGCCACCGCTGCCGACAAGCAGTATGCTGAAGGCTTGCGCGGCCTCCAACTTGACGGCGCACATTGGGGCACCCTGCCAACGATGTTCAACGGTTGGCAACTCTGCGGCCTCACCATCGAACAAATATCCCCCCGCCTCCTCTGCATCAACCCGGAAAGATACGTCCAAGATGATTGATGCGCATCACACACCCCCCTTGATGCGCATCACACACCCCCTTTGATGCGCATCAACCAAAACATCCATAGGTATGACACACCCCCCTTCAAGCGGTTGACGCACCCCCTTTCAAGCGGTTGAACCAAAAAATTGTAGCAAAATAGAAGATTAGATTATGGCAACAATAATAGCAGAAGATTTCGGTGAAGGCAGAGATTTGTTCCCGATGCGCTATATCGCCGACCTGTTCAAGGAGCAGACCTTGCAGCAGCTTCAAATAAACATGATGACGCAGCGCGTTTGGCCTTTCGAGGTTTATCCAGGCTATCGTGTCCGCAATGAGAAACGAAAATTGCTGGGCGGCTGGGTATCTACTGGCGAAGGCATCAAGTCCTTTGAGGGTACTGTCATTGAAGCCGACGAGAATACGGGTATGGTCACGATGTCGTTCCGCTACAATGATTATATGCAGTATGTGGATATAGGTGTCGGAGCGTGGGGCAAGTCAGGCGACATTGACCGCAGCCGCAAGGTGCGCTATCGCAATCGTTATACAAATTGGGTGCCCAGCGGTGGCAAGACACATCGCCCTGCTATACAGCCTGAATTGAATCACCTGCTTACCCGCTTGGAGGACTATGTGCAGGACTTCTACGGCAAGAAATACGAGTTCAAGATGCTCGAAACATTCCAAGACCTCACGCTCTTCGTGGGGTAATTATCAATTATCAATTTTCAATTATCAATTAGATATAGGTTATGGCAAAGAAGAAAGAAGTCATCATCACCTGTAACGCCACCAACGTCAAGGCTGTCATCGAAGGTCTTGAACGTGGTATGGCCGCCCTCGCCAAAGAGGAGGAGAAGCTGCTGAAAACCATCAAGAAGCGCGGCTATGCAGAGGACGACGAGAAGAAGCGCCTGAAAGAACTGGAAAAGGCGATGGACGCTATGCGCACCAACGTGCAGAAGAACCGCGACGAGCAAAAGAAACTTGCCGAGGTGATGAAAGACCTCGCAGGCTCCAAGCTGAAAGACCTCAAAAAGGCTCTACAAGAAGGCAAGGCTGCACTCAACAACATGTCGGAGCGCGACCCCAAGCGCAAGCAGCTGGTTGATGACTTGCAGCGCATACAGAGGCAGATTGATAAGAATACAGGCGCAACAAACAAACTGAATACCGCGAACAAGGGACTTTCTGCAACTCTTGCTACCACTGCCAAGAACCTTGCCACCTATATGATTGGCTTTGCTGGATTCAATAAGGTGAAGAGCCTGATTGAAGATGTATTCAAGGCAAACATCAAACTATCCGACAGCCTTGCCAATATCCGCAAAGTTTCAGGATTGAGCGGCGAGGCCATTAACCAGCTTTACCGCAACCTCTCGCAGATTGACACCCGCAACACCATTGAGATGCTGAACCAGTTGGCCTATACAGGTGCGAAGCTCGGCATAGGTCAGAATTATGGCGTGGAAGGCTTGACCGGCTTCGTGAAAGCCGCAGAGCAGGTGCAGATGGCTCTTGGCGAGGATATGGGCGAAAAGGCATTGCCCGAACTTTCCAAGATGGTGGAGGTAATGGGCTTGATACCGAAGTACGGCGTTGAGCAGGCTATGCAGAAAGCCGCCTCTGCTATCTTCCAACTTGGAGCGACATCTACGGCAACAGGCAGCAACATCGTGGAATTTTCCAAGCGACTGATGGGTCTTGCCAATGTGAGCCGTATCAGCACACAGGATTTGTTGGCTCTCGGTTCTGCATCGGATGCTATGGGACTGATGCCAGAAGTCAGCGCAACGGCATTTAACAAGCTCTTCACAAGCATTCAGCGCCAGCATAACCTTATTGAAGATTCGCTCGGACTGACCAAAGGCACTATCAAGAGCCTTTATGACGAAGGAAAGACGATGGATGCCATTGTGATGATATTCGAGAAGATGAACGAGAAGGGCAACTTGAACCTGCTCGGCTCTATCTTCAAGGATTTGGGAAGCGACGGAGCGCGTCTTGTCAATGTCATGGCGACAATGGCAGATCGTGCCGACATCCTGCGCAAGCACCTTGAAACCTCACGCAATGCTTTCAAGGAGGGCGAGGCTGTCATTGGTGAGTATATGATACAAAACCAAACTGCCGCCGCTTTGGTAGAACGTGCTTCTAACCTATGGGCAAAGGCATTCACCAATCCCGAAGGTGTGGATATGGTCAAGGAGATGGCACAGGCTTGGTATGACCTCAGTAAGCAGATGACGCAGAGCGAGGCACTGATGGGTTCTTTGCATACGTCAATCAATGCGATTGCGTCGGCTATCGGTGCGCTCATCAAATTGTTCCCTGTGCTCATACGCTTTGCAATGATATTTGGCACCACTCTTGGCTTTAAGGGACTGATTGCAGGCATTGGCGGCATGATTACGGCTTTCCGTACCTTATATAAGGATATAGTGATGGCAACTGGCGCAATGGGTGCGTTCAATGTCGTAATGAAGTCAAATGCGGTTCTATTTGCCGTATCAGCCCTTATAACGGCCATTACACTTGTCAATGATTACAGCAAGGCAGCGGAGGAAGCAGCCAAGCGTGAACAGGAGCGCCAGGCAAAGCTCAAAGCCGCATTTGATAACTCCAAAGAATCAATAGAAAAAGTTGTCAGGCCGTTGCAAACCTACAAAAAGGCTCTCGAAGATGCCACCTTGTCAGAGAAACAACGTGCAGAAATGCTCAAACAATTCAGGACTGACTATCAAGAATACCTTGACTACCTCGGCGTTGAAATAAACTCTGTAGCAGAACTTGCAAAAGTTTATGCCAAGGTGGTTGACATAATGAAAATCAAGAAAGCCTACGAGGAGCGCGAGGAATACCGCACACAGCAGAACGGCGAAAACCGTATGTCGCGTATCGAGAACCAGGCAAAGGTAGAAGCCGCTGCACGTTCATTCGGAATTGAAGGGATTGACAAGAAATACCTCGAAGAAACTCAAAACATAAGGAAAGACGGTGTTCTTTATTCAAAAGGTACTGCTGAGATTTATCGGGAGCTTCTTGAACAGAAAATGGGCGTTAGCGGTGGTCGTCTTGTTGGGTCGAACCTTTCTTTCAAGTATGTTAATGGTGAGTTGGTTGATAGCAGCAAGGTTGTTGGACCGGGCAATGGTGTTAGATGGAAGAGTATCGGTAGCAAGGAACTATACGAGGCTATTGATAACTATATCGCAGCATATCGAGCCGAGCGAAGCACGAATAAGGATATAGACAAGAAGTTCGACACCGAGTATTCGTGGATCGACAAGAACGGCAAGAAGCGCAAGCTGTCGGAGTTCAACATCGACGAATACAACGAAACCGTACAACTTGCCAAGTGGAAACGTCAAGGTACTCTCGAAAACGAAGCCCCAGATAAGGATGCAATGAAGGCACTCAAAAAAGCGCAGCAGGAAGAAAAGAAGCGCTTTCAGGACGAAATGGAGCAGGCAGAAAAGGACTCCACCGCTGTCATCAATGCTATTGAGGAGTTCTATCGCTTGCAGGAATCAGCATTGGAGCAGTTGGTGGCCGACGGCAAGATGACACGCGAGGAAGCCGACAAGATGATTAGCTATGTCCGAAACCGCAAGGACGAAATGCTGATGAATGCTCGCCGTGCCATTGCTGGCAAGGACAGCGACTTTGAGAAACTGCGCAAGACAATGGATAGTGACTTGTTGCGTCCTAATGATGTCAACTCACAGCGGGCATTGAACACTGTGCAGACCATCGACGTGCAGGAAGCCGCAAAGAAGTTGCAACGCTTCGACGGCTCGAAGAAAGTCTATGACTTGAATGCTGGTTCGTTTACACAAGCCATGTTGAAGAATGCCGCCCAGAACGAGTTGAACATCCAGCGCAGGCAGGCCGCTATGCAGCAGGAGATTGACAAGATTCTCTTGCAGTATGAGTTTGTGGAGCAGGCACAGCGCACGTTTGGCGACAAGCTGGTGAAGCTGGGACTTGTCACGGACGGCTACGACAAGGTGGTGCAGCAGTTGGCAGACGGTACGGAAATCGTCGCCAACACCAAGGACGTACAGAGCCTTGCCGAGAAGGTGGTGAAGATGGACACGAAGAAGTTCTATGGCGTGGACGAGAAGGATGCGCTCGAACTTCGCAATATGATTGATGACTTGATGCACACCGTAGATAAGGACGGCAAGAAAATCCGCGAGTCGTTTGCCTCGATGTTCCCCAATCTGGACGAATGGCTGGAGAAGCCGGAGCAGTACAAGGAGCAGATGCAGGCTTTCTACAAGGCGATGATTGACATGGACCGCGACTACTACGCTGCGCTAAAGAAGAACTACGAGAAGGAAAAGCGCGAGTTCTCGGAGCGTTGGCAGGCTATGGGATGGGAGTCGCAGGAAAAGAAGGAAAACACCGCCTTAGAAACGCAGGAGAACCTTCGCAAGGCGACGGGTCAGGGCGAGAACTTCGGTCAGACGTATGGCTTTGCCGATACCATTGCCGATGACCCCGAAATAGCCCGCATCAAGAACCGCATGGAGTGGCGAGCCAAGGAGCTGGAAGACCTGCGTGCCCGCAATGCCAGCGAGGAACTCATCATGGAGAAGCAGAACGAGATGCTGAAAGAAGCCGCTGCCCTTGCCGAAAAGGTGAGCGCAGAGGTGGCAGAGCGCATCACAAAGATTCAGACGTTGAGCGAGCCATTGAGTTCATTCGGAGAGGAAGTCGGCACCATGCTCGGCGAACAATGGCAGGGCATCAGCCGCGAAGGTAAGCTCACTTTCGGTCAGATGGCAAAGAACATGGGCATTGAATACGCCAAGCTGACCTTGAAGATGGCAAGCGAGAACCTGATGAAGAAGGTGCAGCAGGCACTCTTCTACAAGCAAATGGAGATGCAGGAAATGCAGCACCAGGTGCAGATGACGAATATAGAGGTGCAGGGCGGTACGGCTCGCGTAGCTGCGCAGTCAAGCATCGGCGCAATGGGCTTGGGTGTTCAAGCCGCACAGAATGCAACCGAAGTGGCTGCAGAGGGTGGCAAGGCAACCATTATGACGATGTTCGGTATCAGTGAGGGTGCAGCCAAGACCATTGCAAAGCTCGGTTTCTGGGGTATTCCTCTGATTGCCGTCATTACATCGGTGCTCATGGCTTTGCTCAATAGCGCAAAATCCACCGCTTCGCAGGAAACCGCATCGGCTACAGATACCTCCTCCGCCTCCAACACCAAGACCAAGCTCGTCAGTGGTATGCTGACCTACGACAAGGGCAACGTGCAGCGCTTCATCGGGCAGGACGGCAAGGTATATACCGCCACGGAGGAAGCACAGCCGAAGGACGGCCTTGTGACGCACCCCATCGCCACCACCGTTCAAGGACAGCCCGCTCTCGTTGCCGAGAACGGTCCCGAAATCGTGGTAGGCCGCGAAACCACAAAAGCCATAATGATGAACGAGCCGGAACTTATCCGCTACCTTGCCACCTATCAGCAGCACGGCGGCGCTGGCTATCGTACATACGACAGCGGCAATACGTCGGAGATTACTCCTGACGATATGACGTCATCACGCAATAACGACATATTGGGCGGTACCACACTTAATGCTTTGGCACAGGTTGTCGCAGAACTCTCTTTCACCGTGCAGGAGCTGCAGAAGAATGGCGTACCGGCCTACATAAACAAGTATGGCGCTGGCGGACTCATCGACGAAGTAAAATCTGGCTTAAAGTTTGATGCCAAGTATAACGTACAGCATTAGACACCTGTTTTTAACATAAAATTAACGCATAGCGGCTTTCAATAATTGAAATGAAAGCCGCTATTTTTGTGCGTATAGTGTCTAAAACCAGCCCTTTTATGTCGTTATTACAATATTACGATATAACGTAATTGCTTGTTTACAAAAGTGTTGAAATGCCTTTTTCAGTGTTGAAAAGTGTGCTTCGGTTGGTATTGGATAGAATCGAAGCTTCTTTGTCTGGATATACATAATTTTGTCTTCGGAAGCCGTTAATTCTTGCGGCTCTACCAACAAAACCCAATTTATTCACAACAAAAAACTTCAACACTATGGCATTAGAGATGCAAGACCTCATGGCCTTAAAGTCTATGGGAAACGAAGGCGGCATGACGCCTTACGAACAGTTCAAGACGCAGCACATCCAGGCGAAGTCGCACACCAGCGGCATTGGCGTGGCTGGACTCGTGCTCGGCACAGTCGGCACCGCTATCGGCGTAGGCGCGTGGATCTTCGGTCCTATGTATGGCAACGCCAAGGCTAATCAAGCCAAGGAGGTGGCCGTGGCCGCCAAGGAGATTGCTGCGCTCCAGAACACAGCTACACAGCGTCAGCTCGACCAGTTGACCAACCTCTTCGCCGCAGAGCGTGCAGAGCGCATCGCTGGCGACGTCACACTCACCAACACGGTGAACGACAGCGTTCAGGGCAGTCAGCAAGGCACCCTCACAGCCCAGCAAGCTGCCGAGCTTAGCGCAGTGAACAGCGTGATGACGAAGACCTACGAGGACTTCGTGACTGGTCGCGCCAGCCTGAACCCAACTCCCGTGAGCATCTACAGCGCTCCCCAGCCCTGTAACTGTCCAGGTTGCGGCTGCAACGGCTAAACGGCCATTCGGCTAAACGGGATTAGGGGAAACTTTCCCAAGATTTCCCCTAATTTCCATTTTTAACTAATTCACGGCAATATGTTCAACTATGGAAAGAAAAAACGACGTATGCAGATGGTACAGCAAGGGATAAGAGCAACAAGCAAGAGCAGCCTGAAACTTCAATGCCTCTTTTGCGCAAAAGGTGACTTGAAGGAGGCAAAGGAACTCTACGACTTCTTTGCCGGCGATATGCCCGATTTGCCAGACCATGACCCCGTGCCACCTACATGGCAGCAAAGCACGGCACAGACCGTGAACGGTATTATGGGCTGGCTAAAAGAGAATCAAGGGACACTGGCACAGGCTTACGACTTCATCCAAGGCATCGTCAAGAAACGCGGAGCCAGTGAGTCAACCGCTCCGGCAGTCGAAACTCAATTACCACCAATCAATCAATAATAATTCACGGCAAACATGGACGGAAAGAGAGAAATTAAGGTATTCCCTGTCAGTTTCGAGGTGTATGGCTACGACGAACAGGAGGTTGAAGAACTGCGCAAGGCGATTGTCGGCTTTATCGACTTCCACGCCAAGCAAAACCGACCAGTCCTGGCAGGCAAAGCGGCAAAAGCAATCTCTGGATGGGACAGCAACCCATTCGTAAGGAACAAAATTATCGACTACTTCAAATAAAACGATATTATGGCACAAGAAAACAATAATAAACAGCAATTCCAATGCTCTGGCAACTGCCTGAACTGCCAACCGGCACAGCGGCAGTATTGCGCCAGCCAACATTCCTTCTCAAACATGAAAGTCCTCGACAATATGATGGAGCTGCTGAAGAAGATGCAGGCCGACATGCTGGTGATGCAAGGCTCCATAACAGAGATGGCGGCAAAGGTGGAAGCAATTCAGAACAACGAAGCCAGCGTCTTCTCCCCAAACGGAGAGGGAGAACTTTTCCCAAAAGAGTTCAGAAAAGAAGAATAGACAGACGCACAGGAGGAGGACGGTGCAGAGAATAGGTCCTCGTATAAATAAACCAAATAAATTCAATAACTATGGCTTGTAATCAGAATGGAAAGACTTTCTACAACAGTCTTACTCCGTACCCTGGAGGCACAGCCGCCTCTACAACCTATCTGATGGATTGCACGCACTATACTTGCGGCAACCGCCAGATGTGTGTCAATGCCGACGGATTCCCCTTGGCAAGTAACTTCGACATTCAGGTGATTGGCGTACCTCGTCCAGTGGGCGACCAGTATTGCTGCGACATCCGCTGCATCTGCGACCTTACCTACCAGCAGGTGTATCGTTGCGGCAATGGCTGTCCTAACAGCTGCCTGCAGACGGAAAAGGTCATCGTGACGAAGTGCATCCCATGTCCGTCTGCCGATGTGCCAACCGTGACAGCACTCGGCGTGAGCGCATCGCCTGTTGGAGCCTCCTGCGGCTGTCCCAGCACAAACGTCGCAGAAGTGGAGTTCGCCTTCACTGTTGCCACTGGAGCATAAGGTATGGACTGGCGGGATATTGCAGCGATTGTGTTTGTCTGCACGGCCATCAACCACCTTGGACTGATACCCACCATCGAGCGCATAATCAAGCGCAAGTTGTGGATCATCGACTGCCCGAAGTGCCTTACCTGCTGGAGCGTGTTGGCATACCAACTGGTAATAGGCTGTAACCCTTTGCTATCGCTTGCAATATCCCTCCTGTGCTCTTTCCTTGCCATGTGGCTCGAATTGTTTATGTACGCTATCGACACTTTATATAATAGAATATATGGCAAAATCGAAGACTACAACCAAGAAGACGGAACAGAATCCGACTGAGCAGCCCGTCGAGTCCGTTGCTGTACCACAGCCACAAACGAAGCGCAGGATTGCCGTCCGCCGCGTACCCGTTCAATATACGCCACGCATTCCAACGGCTCGCTGCCCGTGGTGTTAAGTAAGAAATAAGAAATAAAAAATCGCCGTTTCCCGCTTATATCTGCAGAAATCCTGCAAATAAGCATGTTTGAACAGGCTTAAAATCTAATTAAAACAGAAAATAAAATGAACGCACAAGAACTGAAAGAGCAATACAATATGCTCTACAACATGATGGCTGCTTCAGCCGAGCCAAAAAACATGGAAGTGTTCGGTCATGTGATGACAGAAATGATGGATGCGATGCTGGCAAAGATGCCCGCAGAAGCAGAGGAGATGATTCAGAAGCTGGAAAGCATCCGTTGGCATCAGTATCTCACACCAAAGGAGGCAGAGGCTATCGTCTCTAAGATGAAGCCCGAAGCACCTTGGAAGCGCGACGTGTGGAACAATGCCATGCAGTCGCTCGGCATCCCAACCGAGGAAGCGCCGTACTACAACAGCTGCGCACTCTGGACGGAGATGAACAAGCAGTACAGCGACCACGCTCAGACCATCGCCGACAAAATCCTGAAAAAGCCGCTTTCCGAGATTCCCGCAGAGCAAATCGTGCCCGGCATTCATGCAATGGCGCTCGACGTGCTGAAGGACAAGGACGGCGTGTATGACATCCGTTCATACTTCGGCTTATAGCCTGTGCTGTGCGGTTTTCCGCGAGGAATCCACATGAACAACGCTGCCATTGACGCGCTTGTGCGCCGCAAGATGCTGGAGGACATCTACAAGAAGATGTCCGAAGAGGAAAAGCGGCTCTTTGCCATGCTTTCCCTGCAAAACAGGAACTACGACGAAATTCTACGGGCCATTCAGCAGAACCAGCAGCACCTGCAGCATCTTGTCCAGCACGCCGACCGCGACCAGTGGTATAAGGCTTTCGGCTCGGATGTCGCTGCCAATGTCCTCACGCAGACGACATTCTGGCTACTCGGCAGGCTCTTTTCAAAGCGATAGTCTGCCTCTAAAAAAACGATAAACCGTTCGTTCATATCGCCGTGAACGTCGGCGGGTGTCGGGCAAAAGTCCGTCGCCCGCCATTTTCATGTCCGTTGGTATTTTAGTTTTTCGCTACCTTTGCAAAAACAAAAAGAAATAACAATGAACGAAGTTTTTAACGCCCTCTTACCCTACATCCTGACAGCCATTATTCCGGCAGTAGGATTATACATAGGCTATATTCACCAGTTACGAACAAAAATGGCTGTCGTCGAGAAAACGCTCGAAACGCTGCAACGCAATCAGGACAACATGCAGCGGCGCATGGACAACCACTCAAAAAAGCAAGATGAAATACTCGCTGCCATTTCTGCGCTGAGAGTGGAAGTTGTCAAGCAGCTGTCCGAAACAGAGAAGCACATCAACACCATTACCACCGAGCAGGCTGTCATTGCCGCAGAGGTAAAGAATATCAACCAAGTTTTGTCGAAAGAATGAAACTGCTGGAAACACTAAAAAGCCGGTGGCGCAACGCCATGCCGCGCTTCTTCCGCATTATCTGCTGGTGCTGCACACTCATCAGCGGCACGGCTCTCGCGGTTAATACGGCAATTACTGCGGGTGGCGGCGTGACACACGAATGGTGGAACGACATATATCCATATCTTCTCGGCATTCCCGCAGGCATGGCTTTCGTAGCCAAGTTCACACAAGGTTACGACAAAAACGGAAATCCAATCGAAAGGGACAATTAGTCATAAAAAGTTTTTGTTATGAGGTTAATAGTTTCCTGCGGAGCCGCTGTGACAGCGCCTCCGCTTTTGTTTTATTCAATCTCTTTCTCCATGTGCTTGATGATGTTATATACCTGCCTGTCGGTGTAGCTGTACCTCTGCGCCAGTGACAGGATAACTACCTTCCGACTGCTTTCTGTCTGCTTCATCTTCAGATAGTCCCGATACAGGTCAGCATACTTGTAATCGTCAGGCCGAACACCCGCTTTTCGCAGTTTTCGCATCATTTCTTCACAATAAAGGATTAAATCTGCTCGCTTCATACTCTTTATATTGATTTTTTTTTCTAACTTTGCGGTCTCTACTTTATTACACTAACAGAAAAAGCGCATCTACACACACAAGAATCCCATTCGTGGGTCTCGGTGAGGTGTAGATGCGCCGCGTAATAAAGTAGAGAGTATTGCGAGCCGAGACCCACCATTTTTTCTTTCGCAGGTCTCAGTATGTATTACCTAACAGGTATTTGGAATCCTTGTTATCGTTGCACTACTTTTAGTTCAACAGGTGTTTTACTTCTTCCCATGTTGCAACTTCCATCTCTCCCGTGTTGGGGTCGTAGTAACCAACGCCCAACGGCTCTATGGTAGCCTCTGTGCTGTCTGGTATGATGAAGAACTCGAACGGCTCAACCTTTGGCGGCTGCATGTCGCCAAGTGCTATTTCTGCCCGACGTGCCCGCTTGATGCGGTCGATGTCCTGACGTTGCAGATCCTTGTTCTCGGCAAGAGCATGACGTACTGCAGCAAGCTCTTCTTCGCGGAAAAAGTCTTCCCATGCCTGCTGCGACTGCTGCCAGTAGATATACTGATAGATGTTATGGACGCTTTTCACCCATCCGTCTGCGCCGTTTGCCATAAGCAAGACGGTCATTGGCTGCGTGATGAATAATCGGTTGGTTTTGTTGTCGAAAGAAAGCTGTCCGCTCTGGAAGATTTTCTCCAGCAGTGCCCACGTCTGAAAAAGTTCACTTTGCTTCTTCAGTTCTTTCTTCTGTCTTCGGCGTTCCCGCCATAGTTTCAGAGGACTTTTCATTATAGTTCTTTTTGCGATTATTTTTCTTCTTTTTCGTCTGTTCTGTCTGTTGCGGTTCATTAACAATGGCATAGCGCCTTGCCTTGAAGTTCGCATTCCAGACATCTGTTATGGAGCGAACAGCAAGCCCCTCAGTGCGCCCAAACACACCGGCGTAGAGCGATAGTCCTGGTGTTACAGCGTCAACTATACGACCTTGTATGATGACGGTCCCTTCTGTCCCGCTGAATGCAAGCAGTCCGTCCGGCACACGGGCATCTGCAGCAAACTCCACGCGCTCTTCAATCGTATCAACGCTGCATCCTATTCTCTCTGTTAGTAGTTTCAACTCATCGTTAGTGAGCGGTGCGGTTGTCAGCAGGCGCAGCGTCTTTACCCATTCCAGACTCAGATAACGACCAACAACACGTATCATCTTTTCTGTGAACACCGGCACGGCGAGTGTCATCACCCGTGGCCGCTCGCTGCCGGCCATCAGCATGACAGCTTTCATCCAATGCTCCAATGTCACGTCGCCGTTGGTTTGGAACACCACGGCGTGACCTCGCTCTTCCCTCAGCAGATACGGCAGTTGCCGCTCTGCACAACATGGTTCGATTATATTTGCCATAGTTTCTTTTTTATTGAACATTAACCATTGCTCCGCCTGCGCCTGACCGTAGGGAAGAACATTGAACATTATATAATTCTTCGCTCTTCACTTTGATTGCAAAGGTAAGGCTTTGCAATCAACAGTTGCGGACACTATCTTAACTTCATTTCTATCTCCTGTCCAACAGCTGCAGCGTAGGGCCGTATATCACCAACGGCTTCGTTGTCGTTGATGCAGAGAATACCTTGCGCTGAACGGATTGAGTCCCGCATTTCGCTGATGGTATTGAGCTTCGTTGAAACATAGTCGCGCTGCGGTGCGTGTTGAATATATTGACCCGATAGAATGTGCCACCACGAGTAGATGTATTGATTGAAGTTCTGCACAGTGCGAAACTTTGTCACACTACGCTCCATTTCCTTCGGCCAACGCTGCCAGAACATCTCGCAGGTTTTTCGGAGCATCGGAACCGTGCAGTGCCCCATGTGAAGCCATCCTGTAGAATAGTGCTTCCCGAACTCACGGCCAACAAAGTTCATCCCGTTCATACAGGCAATATGGAAGGCACTGTCTGGATTGAATGCCTTTGTCGTTGTACGGAAACAAGGAAGTCCGTCTTGAAAGAAATCCTCTTCTCTGATGGGTGCCAATGGAAACATGTCGTCATTGCCGTATAGGAAGTAATCTGCCAGGCCCGGTATGCGATGCAGGTACATTTCAATCGCACGACTATTGAACGTAGGCAGTTTGTCTGCCGGCATGAAGTCGCGGTGGAAGACCAGCCGCAATCGCGGCCCTTCGTACTGAGATTTTGTCTCAGCAACCATCCACTCCTGCACCTGCGACGGCTTTGCCAACAGAATGACAATATCCCTTACCCAAGGCAAGAACTTCTGGATGCACTTAACGAGCAGAGGTTCCGTGCCCCATGTCCTGTACCGCACGTTTCCAAGTGCGGACTTGTCGTCTCTCCAATTCCCGTTTGCCGTAACATAGTCGTGTCGCCATTTTATGTCCTCTGGAAATACCATCGGAACCACATAGTCTATTTCCATACTTTATGTTGATTGCCGTATAAGAATCAACCCCGAAGCGGATATCTTCGGGGTTGAAACCAACTATAAACTAAAACCCGTTCCCAAAACGAGATTCCTATTCGGAAGTTTCAGAGGATGCCAACAGGTCGTCCCACCCGCCAGATTGCGGAGCGGTAACGAACAAGTTGGGGTAGGCAACTGGACCGAGAATGAAGTTTACGGTCGAGATGCGGTCATCGCTGGCAGCAGCGCCCGTGTCGGTCGTTGCGCCGCCGGATTCGATGCGAACCTTCTTGTTGGGGTCGTACAGAATCTGAGCGTCGCCGCTGGGGTCTGGAAAAATCGCAAACCAGTCGAGGTTGTTCAGGGCGCGAAGGATCTTGCTGACCTTTGCATCCACCCCGTCAAACACCATCGTGCCTGTGATGTTGTAACCCTTTCGCTTGCCTTGGCTCTCGCCGGCAATCTTCTGGGCTTCCTCCTTCAGCTCGAACTTGAACAAGCCTTTTCCGTCCTTGAAGGTAGGAGTGGAATATACGTTGTCGGTAGCTGACAGCGGAGCCATTAAGTCAGCGCGAAGACCGATATAAACCACCTCGCCGAGACCTGCAAGGTTCTCCATGCACTCTTCTGCTGCGATGTAGTCCATCAAAGTAGGGCAATTTACTTGTGACATAATTGTATTCCTTTCTGTTAAGTTATTACTAAATCTGTTTATTAAAGGGGAGGGAGGTATGGACGGGCGATATAGCGTTTGACCTCCCTAAGCCCCTTTCGTGGAGAATTTAGTCACTCGAAGAGCTGCCTTCTGCCTCGAATATTGCGACTGCGCTCTCAGGCTGACCCTTCGTTACGACGTTAGCCGTAGAGGTGGTGGCGTTGCTTGCACCCTGCCAGCGGACGAACTTGTAGCCTAACTTCGGAGTGGCGGTAATGGTCAGGGTTGTGCCCTTAGCATACTCGCCATTGACAGCAGCGGGAGAAACAGATACGTCACCGTAGGCAGCATTGTTAGCCACTACCGTGAAGCTGTCCTTCTGGTAGTCGCCGCTCCAATACTTGTCCTCGATGGTGCCGCCGTTGGTCACGAAGTTGGCTGCGTTGATGCGCAGGATGCGAGTGCCGAACACGCCCTGGATCTGGAACGTGATGGTCTTGTGGTCGCCGCCAGGAGTGGGGTCGCCGTGCATGATGCTGACGAAGCTCTGGTCGGCCTCGCTGTTTACGCCAAACTCCATGTTTCCAGGGATGGTAGCAATCATACGTGTGCCTTGACCGTAGTCGTCGCCGGGGCAGAACGTAACCTTCGGGTATTCGCGTACCTTGAAGTTGCCGTTTGCGTCGGGGATGAACTGAACGGCCTGGTGGCTACGATGCTTCTGCTCGTAGGCGTCTGCAATGTAGTTGCCGTAGGCGGTGCTCATATAGACGATAGTCTCGCGGCGCTTCAGTGCTGGATGCCACTTGTTGTACCACTTCACGAACTCGTCCCAAGCGGCGGAGTCGCCTTCTGAAACGGGAGCGTCGAGAGCGGCGCAGGGAATCAGGTTGCCTGCTGCTGCGGAAACATCGCCGTTGGCAATGTCCTTGTCGAGGTTGGCGTGCAGACCGTTGAAGAGAGCCATTTCGGGCTTCTCGCTGTTCTCGTCGCCGTGCCAGATGCAGGGATAAACATTGTCGTTGAAGGCAATGCCAATCTGGTTGACGAACTCTTCCGTCTTGGGGAACGAAGGCTTGGCAGAACCGTTGATGGTAATCTGCACTGGCTTCTCCTGGAAGTCGTCCTCATTGGCTGTGTAGTGATCCCAAACAATGTGGGCTTCGAGTACGCGCTCGGTCATGTAGCCGAGCGTCGAGTTCTGTGACTGACCGACCACCTTGCGGCGAGCGGTGCCACCCTTGCGGTTGAAGATGGTAGCGGTGTCCTTGAACTCCACACCAGTGATGACCTTGATGGCCATGCGCTTCAACTCATCCTCGCTGTAATACGCAGGGCCGAGGATGATGTTACCCTGAAGGCGGTCCTTCACATGGGTAAGGTTTTCAATTCCAATAAATGCCATAGTCGTTAAAGAATTGTTGGTGAATAATTGAGTTAATTGAATCTTTGGGTTTCTTGTTTGGATGTCGGCTTACTTGTGAGCGGCTTCCCACTCCTTTTTAGCCTTCATGTTCTCTTCGTATCTCTTGGAGCTGTCGTAGGCATACTGAGTGCTGATGGCTACCTCAACTTCCTCTACGCCTGCGCCGTTGTTCGCGGGACTGCCTGCCTGAGCGCCTTCGCCCGGATCTTTGCTCAGTTCCTCAATCTGTGCGTTCAGGTCGCTGATTTGCTGGTCGCGCTCGGCGATAGTGCCGTTGGCGGTTTCCAGAGAAGTCTTAGCCTCGTCACGCTCGGCGGTCAGTGTCTCAATCTGAGCCTTCTGGCCTTCCGAGTCGTTCTGAAGCTGTGCCTTTTCCTGCTCCAGGGCAGCGATGGCGTTCTGCTTCTCTTCGATGGTAGCGTCCTTGGCTGCGATAGCCTCGGCATGTGCTGTGTTCAGAGCCTCGATAGCGGCTGTGTGCTCGCTGTTGGCTGTTTCGAGCTTCTGCTCCAACTCTGCCTTCTCGGATGTCAGTTGGTCTGCCAGAGCCTTAGCATCGGCAGCGCCCTTCTGATTCTCCTCGATGGCTGCGTTCAGGGTGGCAAGCAACTCTTCGTTCATGAAGGCACCGCCCTCCTGCATCTGCATCTCCTCCACCTGGAGGGCTGCAAACAGTGCTGGGAATTTTTCTTTCATGTTAATACTGTTGTTTAATTGGGTTGATAGGTTGTTTCCTTTTGTTCCGTTTGCGCTGGTCTTGCCTGCGCTCAGTTCGACGATGCGGTTCAAAGCTTCCTGCATGGTGGCCTGACCTTCAACGAGAATGCCCTCTACGTCCTTTACGTCAAACAGTTTGCCGTGAAGATGTTCGTCCTTGACATTTGGCCTGCGGCTCTTGATGAAGTTGCGGAATGCCTCTCCGTCGGCAATGAGTTCTTCCTTGATGAGCGTGTCGTCGTCGTTTTCTGCCAGTTCGCGGACGAAGCGATTCTTGTCGTAACTCTCTGGGTCATATACGATGTGCCACTTTCCGCCTGTCTCCGGGTCGATGTCGCCATCCTTATTCAAAATGTTAGCCCAATAGACGCCGACGCTACCGATTTGGTCGGTAGGGCTGTTGTAATAAACCTCGTCGCACATGGCAGACACCCAAATATGGGCGGAAGCACAAAGACCATCAATACGGCCTACGATTGGCTGCCCCTTTGAGCGGGCGTAGTCAGTGGCTTGCAGAAGGTCTGGGATTGTGTTTGATACACCACCGGGGCCATTGATAAGAAGCAAGTGACCAAGACAGTTCTCCTTGTCTGCAGCCTCCATCATCATGTCGCGAAGTTCACGGGAACCGTAGGTGCAGGCACCGCCCTCGCGGGTCAGTATGCCTTCGATGTAAAGAACATCAACAAAAGGCTGCTCGACATTCTTCCCTCCGGCGTTCTCTTCGCTATCAGCATCGTATGCTGCAAATGTACCGTCTGCCATGCTGTAGAAGCGAGCGCCATAGACTTTCTTGTCGTCTTTCAGAAGATGACCAGCCGCCATAGCGTTGAGCAGCCTCATAGCCTTCAAACCGAAGGTTGGCTCTATCAACCACTTGTTAGCGGTCATCATTTCCATTATTCCGTTCATAAATTTCTGTGCGTGTTAAATTTCCTGCTGCAAAATTCGGTCAAGACACGCGCAAGGCGGGGATAGAAAACGGCGGTTTTCGCCTCATTTCGGGCAAAATGGGGCTTTTGTTCGGCCTGTTGCGTTGCCAACGCAACACCACAAAACAAAAAAAGCAGCGACCTTTTCAAGTCGCTGCCGAGTGAAACACACGAAGTACCGCCTCACACCCTCACGGGCTTCTGGCTGCAAAGTTGATTTGATTCTTTTACCCTATATAATAAATAATGTATGTTTCACGTTGTCTGTATGCGGATGATGCCGCTCATCGAGACGACTGTTGTCTTGATGCTCATCTTGGTGTTCTGCGCCGTTGTTTCTTCAACGGAAAACTGGCTGGTGTTCGGCACTTCATAGAGCAGATACCGCTCGCCGCCGTAGGTGGTGAGCACGATGTGGAAGTCCGCTGTTTGCAGAGCCGCCTCCTTCGTCCTGATGGTGTCGAAGCCCGATTCTATGGGTATTTGCAGGGTGTGTGTAAACACTGTTCCCATCAGTTCGCGCTTCCTTGTCGGTGTGTGGCTTGCGCCCTCCTGCATCTCGGCATCCGCCGTTGCGTCGCCCGCCATATTCAGGCTCAACAGCGATGCCGCTTTCAGCCTCGCGTCCGTCAGAGCGTCGTTGTTAGCCATCGTCACGCCGACCTCCGTCAGGTTGCGTTTGGCAAACGGCACGGCCACCTTCAGCGCCGCCACCGGCATAAAGTCGATGCGGACTATCTCCTGCATCAGTAACTCCTGGCATTGTTCATTCTGTACCATATTTCCCAATTTTTTTAGTTTGATTACGTTTTGTTTTATGTAATTTTAGAGTTGGACAATAATTTTGCTGTTTTACCCTATTTTTTAACATGTCTTAACATGTACTTTTACATTTTTTTATTACGCATAAGGGCATTACCCTTTGTGCTCTCTATCAATTCGTCGATATTTTTTCCCCGATGTTCCTTCTCATTTTCGTAGAAGAAGAGCACATCCTCGTCGTCGATGTCGTCTGGCAGCATCTTGGCATCTTCCAGCCAGCGTTTCGCCATGCGTCGCATCGAGTCGCGGTCGGTGGCGTTGGTGCCGAGCGACATCTGATAGTGGTAGAAGAAGTGCTCGATGCACATCACCACGTCGCGCCCTGTTTTCGAGTCGAAGCGGATGCCGCGCTTCTCGCACACAAACAGCTCCTCGCATATCCAGTGGAGGAAGATGCGCAGGAACTCCCGCCTCAGTTGCCGCACCAGGGCGCAGGCTTCGTTGAACTTCAGAGTGAACGAGCCAGTAACCACCTTGTAGAAGCCGCCGATGACCATTGTTCTCGGAGCCTGTATGCAGAGGTAGTCGAAGCCGTCCGTCTTCCTGTTGCGCTTCGTTCCGGTCAGGAAACAAATCTCGTCCATCGTGGGCCAGTCCGTCGGGTTGCGTTTCAGGATGACCTTGCCGCCCTGCGGAGCCTTGCCTTGCAGGATGTTCTTCCACATCCGCTCGGAGAAGCAACTGGTGTGCTCCATGTCCTTCTCGCTGACGAACAGCAGCCAGGAATCCATCATCGCATATTCCTGTTGGAACGGCGAGAATATCACCGGCTGGAACTCCGTCAGCGGCGGATCCGGTGCAATCCGCCCCCGATAGAACTGAGCAATATAGGTTGGAACACGTAAATATATGTTAGCCATTCTTTATAGTTTATAGTTTATGGTTTAGAGTTTAGAGACAGTTTTCGAGTTTAGAGTTCAACGAGTTTTTAACTTTCCACTATCAACTCTCAACTCTCAACTCTCCTCGCCTCTCTCCGCTTCCCTTGCTGCGGACTGCATCTCCGCGTACTCGCCGATGCTGATTTCCGTCATGCCCTCTGCATGGCACTGGTAGGCAGAGCAGAGGTAGATGCTCTGGCTGTACCTGAAGAATGTCGGCGTGACGGGTCTCACCACGTGCGGCTTGCCGTCGCTGCCCTTGCCGCCCGTCAGGTCGGCCCCGATGGTGTTCAGCACCGTCGTCGTCGTCACCACAGGCAGTTTCAGCCTCTCCTTCTCGATGCGGAAGCTCTCCTTGGCCGCCAGCGATAGTTTCTTGCGCTTGTTGGCAGACCTGGCCGCTTCGTCGTCGCGGTACAGCTCCGTGTAGAAGCACACCACCTGTCCGTTGGGCTTCCGCTTCGCCTCCTTCTTGTAGATGCGTGTCGCCGTGTCGTTGGGAATCTTCGTCTCGTCCTCGATTTCCTGCACCATCATCCGCATCTTCACGTCCGGCACCCACATCTCTATGCCGTCGGCATCCTTGCCGATGGAGCGCCACACATTCGGGCGAGGCGGCTTGCCGCTCTCGAACGACACACACGCCACCCCGCCGGCAAACGCCGAATCCACAGGGTAGTATTGCTGTGCGCCAGCCTTCGCCGCGAACTTGTCAGCCGCCTTCTCCGCCTTGTCGCACAAATGCCACAGTTTCATAAACACCTTTCCAAGCTCCGACTTCATGTGGAACTTGTAGCAATAACGCTTTTCTTCTTTTTTATTCATGTTGCTTATAGTTTATAGTTTCTTTATTTTTCGACCACAGATTACACAGATTCAACGGATTTCTATCTCTAAGGAGTCGAGGAACTACGGAGTTTTTCTTCTTTAACCACGAATTGCACGAATTTCACGAATTTTGGGGCAGACGGGAACGGATGGCTCCTTGCGCTGTGCTTTGGCACTGCGCCAATGCAGAGTGTGGCAGAAATCATCTGGAAAGCTCGCTCTCCGAGTGATTTCCGTCACACCCTGCATCCGCTGCAATAACGCCTATTGCAGCATAAGCCATCTGTTCCGTTCCTACTCCTTTACTCCTATACTCCTTAGCCATATCCGTTCAATCCGTTTAATCCGTGGTTGTTATATATATATTCGTGTTAATTAGTGCAATCCGTGTTCAAAACATCATTCTGAGCCACGGCAGCCAGAACTTCTTCGTCCACCATAACAGCGCGAAGACCACCGCCCCGACGAGCATCCACCGCATTGCGTCCCACAGCTTCTTGTACCACGGCCTGTTGTCGCCAGGCACCGGCGTCACCGTCACAGCCGTCGAGTCCTCCTGCTCGTGGTGAGCCTTCACCTCCTCGAACCGCTCCTGCCAAGCCGCGTCCAGCGAATCGACTGCCGTCAGCAGCCGCTGTTCATATTCCTGCTGCATCCGCTGCTCGCGCTGCTGTTGCTGGCGTGAGATGTCGCGCTCCGTGGTGCGCTGCTCCTGCTTGAAGACCCTGCCCAGGCTGTCCACCCACGTCGTGATGGTCTCCGTCACACGCTCCTTCTCCTGCTCCTGGATCTGCTGTTCCGTCTGTTGCGAAGAAATGATCGCCCGCAGGTCGCTCTCAAACTGTTCCCGCACCTCCTGCAGCCTGCTGTCCACCGCCGCCACCACCGCCAGCGAGTCCGCCTCGCTACGATGGTGCTGCTGCTCTGCCACAGCCTTCGGCGCAGAGCACCCCATCAGCATCAGCCACACAACGCAAAAAATAAACGCTGCCACGAACACCTTCAACAGCCACTCGGCAAGCTTTTCCAAATCAACTTTCATAATTTACAATTTTACAATTTGACGAATTGAGTTTCTTTCCGACCACAGATTTAACGGATTGATTGCCGCGCTGGAAGAAAAATGTTCTCTGCGTACAGGAGTGTACGCTATGGCGAGATTGCATCATATCACTCCGAAAGCCAGCTTTCAGGATGATATTGTGAAATCCCGCCTTGCCAGTGGCGAAGCCGCTGCCCGAACATTTTTCTGCCTGCCCCATATTCGTGTAAATTAGTGCAATTCGTGTTCAAAAAACTCCTTTACTCCTTGACTCCTTAGACATAATCCGTCAAATCCGTTCAATCCGTGGTTTGAGAAATAGTGTTGCAAAAATAATAAAGAATTTTCATTTATAGCAACAAAACTTGCTATAATAATAATAAAAGTTGCTAAAATGACAAGAAATAGCAAGAAATAGCAAGTCCGCACTCTTTGCAGCAATTTTATTACCTTTGCACAACCCAAAAATAACAACCCAATAGCAACATAATAGCAACTTAATAGCAACTTTCGATATGACAACTCTTGAACAGCAGAAGATGATGCTCGACATAGACGGCATCTTCACCCACCACGAAGCCACCCCAACCGACCTCCTCACCGCAGCCCAGGCCATCGCCGTCAGCGCCATCGGCGACCTCGTGAACAAAGACCTCAAGAAGGCAGCCTCTCCGTCCGGCAACGACGCGCTGCACCGCCTCGCCGACGGCATTGCCGACCAAATCCGCACCGCCATGCACATGCGTGTCAACGCAGGCTGGCACAAAGACTGGTGAAAAATCCTTTACAACGCCATTTTAGCCAGTTTTCAAACGTCAGCAAACAATTCGCCGATTGTTTGTACCCGATTTCAAGATTGTTTGTACCCGATGCAGGAACTGGCTGCCGGAGATACACCCCAAAAAGGCAACGCGACGCCTCGGAAGTTCGCAAAATTATTTACAAAAACCATTTTATTCTATGTCAGAATTAAAGCTAAAAGTCAAGAAATCCGTCCTGAAGCGCAAGCTGGATGGCGTGACCGTTGCAGGCTACTATGGCCGCGTGATTACTAACGGCAAGAAGACATTCGACGAGATTGCACGCTCGTCGGCCAAGAACACCACGCTCCACCCCAAGGAAGCGTCGCTGGCCGCTGAGCTGCTGCTCGAAGGAGTCGCCGAAGAACTGAAGCAGGGCTACATCGTGGACCTCGGACCTCTCGGCACCATCTATCCAGCCGTCAACTCGCCCTGGAAGCGCGATGCCGACGACCTCACGCTCTCCGAGATGAAGCCAAAGGTGAACTATGCCGCCAGCCGTGGCATCGCATCTGCCATCAGGGGAGCAGACCTCGGCTGGGCAACCGAAAAGGACGAAAAGGAAGGCACCGAGACACCATCCGACGACGACGACATCACGCAGAGCAACGACAACACCGGCGGTGACAACACTGGTGGTGACGACAATGGCTCACAGGGTGGAGGCAGCGGCACTGGAGGCGACAACACTGGTGGCACCGGTGGCGGTGACAACGGTGGCGGCGATCCCGACCCAGGCGACGACCAGGATTAAGAGCGACCGCAATTCATAATTCACAGTGTCCCGCCCCACAGGACACTAAAAATCCCGCCGCAGGACCACGATAGCCTGTCGGCGGGATTATTGTGCAATCGTCAAACGGTAAATGTCATTACCAATCTTCCTCTGCCTCCACCTTTTTTTCGTTGACGTACTTTGTCAGGTCGGCCACGATTTTCTGGAACGTCCCTTCGCAGGCAGGCTTGCCGTTCTTGTGGTAGTATTTGTAGCAAGTCTTCTGCTGCCCTGACAGCCCAAGGTCGCCCAGGTTCTTCGGCAGTTCGTCCACCAGTATGCCCATGTTGTTGTCGAATGCGGCTTGGTGGTCTGCCCTGTGGTTGAAGTTGCGCATCGTCAGCTTCAACCTGCCGTCGCGGAACTGCACGTCAATCAGAAACTCGATGAAGCCGTTGATGCTCGAATACATCATGTTTGCCGTGAATGGCATCGTACCCTTGCCTGTGATTTGCTTGCCTGGATTCTCGTTCTGGATGACAGCCTTGCTGTCGTTGAACGACTCCACGAACCAGTTTCGCGTAGCCTCGTAGAGCGCATTCGCGTCCATGTTTTCCTGTTTGATAACCGCGCTCAGCTCCAACGGCTTCTGCGCCCACACACTCACTGTCATAGCTGCCAATGCAGCCAAAATCATAAATCTTTTCATATCGCCTATATTTTTAATTTTTCATAATCCCTATCGTCACTGCCTTGTTGCAATGCGGGCAGAGGAAAGCTGCCACTGGCTGCAAGGGCTGCTCATGCTGACCGAACACCAATTCCTCCAACTTCGACATCTGCTCCTGATGTTCGATTGACGAAGATTCGGCTTCTGTCTGTTCTGCTGGCTGTTCCGCTGGCCGTTGTTGCCCCTTGCCTTCATTCTCATACCAGTCGTCGAAGAACTCAGCAGGATGGCAACCAACAATCTTGGCGATGTCTATCATCTTCTTCACATTCGGGTATGCACTGATGGTCGCCGACAGCGATCCCTTCGTGATGCCAAGCTCATTGGCCACCTGTTCCAACGTGAAGCCATGCTTCTGTATAACTGCTAATATCTGCATGATTTTTATCTTTTCTTAGTTTTGTTTGAATTTTGCTGCAAATGTATGATGTTTTTACTAAATATCCAAACTTTTAAGCAAGTTTTTATAACTTTTTGGCAACTTTGTTTGATATTTTCGCTTTTTCCTGCACTTTCTCGGCAATTTTTAGCCTCTTTTTGCGGCGGAAATCCAAACGGCTTTCTGTCCCCTCGCAAAATGCACTAAATATCAGCATTTTAGGCTTTCTGTTCTTTTTGCAGCGGAAATCACGATGCCGAAGGAAAGTTGTAACTCGCTGATTTTTATATCTTCTCATTTCGGCAACCAAACCCGATGCCTTTGATTCAAAGAGAAGACCGCCGCCACACTGGGCGCGACCGGCTGCGCCCTGCGGCCCTGAATGCAGGGAATATGCTCCGGCCTTGCAGAGCGAATGCTCGGAGCACCTTGAAGCCCTTGCAGGTGAAGATGCAGCCTTGAAGCCCTTGAAGCCTTGAAGCCCTTGCAGGTGAAGATGCAGCCTTGAAGCCCTTGAAGCCTTGAAGCCCTTGCAGGTGAAGATGCAGCCTTGAAGCCCTTGAAGCCTTAAAGCCCTTGCAGATGATGATGCAGCCTTGAAGCCCTGCAAGCAGGTGAAAGCCCTTGCAGATGATGATGCAGCCTTGAAGCCCTTGAAGCCCTTGAAGCCCTTGCAGGTGAAGATGCAGCCTTGAAGCCCTTGAAGCCCTGCAAAACACTATACATTATTATATATATATAAGGCTGCAAGATGAAGCCTTGAAGCCCTGCAAGGTGATGAAGCCTTGCAAGATCTTGAAGCGAATGCAAGATGAAGCCTTGAAGATGCAGAAATAACAATAAAATGCAAGATGAAAAAGCCCTTTTTGCACTAAAATTGAAAGAAAAACACGAAAAAGTTACTTTTGAATGAAAAAAACTCCTTAAAATGTTTGTATATTCATATTATTTTGTAACTTTGCAAGCGAAAAGTTAACATTTAATTATTAATCAAGGTGAAAGCCTTATCAAAAAACAAAGTATTATGAAGCAATTAAAAAGTGAAATTCTTGCTATCAAAGCAAGAGGCACCTATGAAGGCAAACAGTACTCCGTATCTGGTGCAAAGTGTGAACTTTATCTTGAAGATGATAATATCTTCTTAATGTCACACAATTCAAAATGGAATAGGCTCGAAGAAGATGAAGCCTTGCAGCCTAAGAAAATGCATTCCTGGAAAAGTTATGCTTTTATCTGCAAAGCTAAGAAGATGCACGAATCACTTTCAAGTAGTGACATATCATTCTATAATGCAGAAATAAATGCAGCACTTAATATGATTATAGAATCTTTTGATTTATATGAAGTGAAGAAAGATGATGCACCAGTGAAAGATGATGCAGCCTTGCAGCCCTTGAAGAAAGATGAAGATGCACCAGTGAAAGATGATGCAGTGCAGCCCTTGAAGAAAGATGAAGATGCACCAGTGAAAGATGATGCAGTGCAGCCCTTGAAGAAAGATGAAGATGCACCAGTGAAAGATGATGCAGTGCAGCCCTTGAAGAAAGATGATGCAGTGCAGCCCTTGCAGGGCTTGCAAGGTGCAGTTCTTGCAGGTGATAAGATGCAGATGATGCAGATGATGATGCAGATGATGATGCAGCCTTCAGGAATAAGTGAAGAAGCCTTGCAGATGATTCAAGGATTAAAGAATCAAAATGAACTGCAAGCAAAAGCCCTTGAAGCATATAAGACAAGATTAGAAGCCCTTGAAAATAAGGCACCTTCAAGGATTATTCACGAATTTCATACAGAAAAAGGTATTAAGAAGATAGAAGGTGAAATTTACCACAAGAACTTTGATAAGATTATGAAGGTTATAAACTTGAATATACCGGTTTATCTGTTTGGCCCTGCTGGTAGTGGAAAGAATGTACTTGCGGAGCAGATAGCAAAAGCCCTTGATATTCCCTTCTATTATTCGAATAGTGTTACACAAGAATTCAAGGTTACCGGACATTCTGACATTAATGGAAAACTTGTTGAAACAGAATTTTATAAGGCTTTCACTAAGGGAGGCTTATTCATGCTTGACGAAGTAGATTCAAGTGATCCTAATGCTTTGATAGTTCTTAATGCTGCACTTGCTAATGGATATTTTGATTTTCCAGTAGTAGGTAAGATGATGATGCATGAAGATTTTAGGTGCATAGCTGCAGGTAACACAAAAGGCACTGGAGCAACCTTAGAATATTCTTCAAGGTTTATTATAGATGAAGCCACAAGGGATCGCTTTTGCTTCTTTGAAGTAGATTATGATGAAAACATAGAAAAAGCCATTATAAAAAGGTATGATGCAGATGATGAAATTTTGCCTTTTGTCTATGATATTCGCAAAAGTGCAAAGAAGAATCAAGTACATGTTTTGTCCGGTAACAGATTAATCAAGAATCTTGCAAGGCTTACAAAAGCAGGATTATCAATTAAAGATGCAGTGTTAAGTGCTTTCTTTGATAAGTACAACAAAGATGATTTAAGAATCCTTGCAGGTGACATGCTTACATATAATAATAAATATACTGAAGCCTTGAAGATGCTTGCAGCATAGAAGCAGATGAAGCCTTGAAGCCCTGCAAAGGGCTTTCAAGGGCTTCAAAGATAGAAGATACAAGAATATAAGGTAACACTAAAAACAAAGCGAAAATGAAGCACATTTTAAATATATATAATAGCTTGCACGAGCTTTCTTCATACCTTGCACAAGAAGGCACAAGTACACTTTTTGAATTTAGAAAGAATCATCTTTCAAGTGAAGCAGAAGGTGATAAGGCTTTCAAGTTCACGAGCACTAAATCATATAAAGATGCAGATGATTTAATGAAATTCGGTGACAAGAAGAATGCAAAGAAGCTAAATGCAGCCTTGAAGATTAATGCACCTGCATTCGGTATGATGAATAAGAAAAAAGCATTTAACTCTGTTTGGGGATTTATTCCTAATGTAGGTGCAGCCCTTGCAGGTGATCCATTAAATATGATTATGATGCAGAATATACCAGCACAAAAGAAAGTTATAACTATCATTTATGATAAATCTGTAGATCACACTATCAAGACAAGTGAAATTATAGAAGCAAGTGCAAGATTAATTAATGCTATCATAGCACTTGAAAATGCAGGTAAGCGAGTAAATCTGTTTATCTTAGGAGGATTCGCTAATAAATATAGTGTGAATGCAGATGAAAGCATGATAGCACTTACAAAGATTAAAGATTCTGGTAGTTTATTCGAAAAGGAAAAACTTGCATATTCCCTGCTTAATCCTTCATTCCATAGAAGGCACATGTTTAAGTGCTTAGAAAAGCAAGAAGGCTTAACACTTAGTGCTTTTCACGAGCATTATGGATATCCTCCTCATAAAGGGCTTACAGAAAAAGTGCTTAAAGAAAAAAGATTTAATTATGATGCACTTTTCACTTTCTATGATATTCGTGACAAGCAAGATGAAGATATTAAGAAGATGATAGAAGCAAGGAAAAGTGCAGCATGAAAGCAGATGAAGCCTTGAAGCCCTGCAAAGGGCTTTCAAGGCTTCAAAAGATGCAGGTGACAAGATGCACCAGTGAAGCAAGCAAAAGCCCTTGAAGGGCTTAAAAAGGCTTTCTTGAAGCCCTTGCAAGATGAAGCCTTGAAGATGCTCGGAGCATTCCTGCATGATGCAGCCTTGAAGCCCTGCAAGCAGGTGAAAGCCCTTGCAGGTGATGATGAAGCCTTGAAGCCCTGCAAGCAGGTGAAAGCCCTTGCAGATGATGATGCAGCCTTGAAGCCCTTGAAGATGCTCGGAGCATTCATTCAAGATGAAGCCTTGAAGATGATGAAGCCTTGAAGATGATGAAGCCTTGAAGATGATGAAGCCTTGAAGATGATGAAGCCTTGAAGATGATGAAGCCTTGAAGATGATGAAGCCTTGAAGATGATGAAGCCTTGAAGATGATGAAGCCTTGAAGCCCTTATATTATATATTATATGTATGTTATAGATGTTATAGAAAATTAGAAAAATTAGAAAATTATATATATTATAGAACCGCTGAGAAATCAGCATTAAAAAAATTAAGTATTATGAACACAAAAATTTATCTTCTGAGTTTTACGTTTGGACTCAACGCGACAACGACAACGATTTACACGAGCGACCCGCTCGGCACAGTCATGCAACTTGCAGCAAAGGGGCACCAACTTGAGCACGTGACATATAAGGCCGTGCCTGAAAGCGAAACGGCTGCAGCTGCGGAGCAGATGAAAGCGGAGCAGGAGTGGAAATTTATGGAATGGAGCTGAATAAGTTAAGAGTTAAGAGTTAAGAATTATATATTATAGGACCGCTGAGAAATCACAGATTTTTGAATTTATAAATTTTGAATTTTGAATTATAATTTTTAATCCGTCCTTTATAGGACATCAAAAAAATTACAGATATGGCAACAATTAAGATGAACGCCACAAAAGGCGCAAACGAGAACGGAAACGGCATGAGCCAAAGTTTTGTAAATCCTTTCAACAACAACGACCCCGAGCGGTATTGGGAGAGCCGCGACTATGCTATGAACATCGCGGCCACGGCCCTGCGGCAAATCTTCGGCAGCTTGGCGGAGGACTTCGGCAAGGAGCATTGGGTTGGAGTCATCAGTTCCTGGGGCTGCGTGACGATTGAGGGCAAGATTGTTCACCGAGTGCTCCGCTGGCGCGAGATGCCCGCCATCGCGCTGCGTGTGCATGGCTACGAGCATGACGGGTGGGTGATTGTCAGCCTGAACGAAGGGGCGGACGTGTACGAGGTGGAATTGGCGGACGAGCAATTTTTCGCCATTGAAGGCAGCCGCCACGAGGAGGTATATTGCGACATGCTTGGCTCGCTTATAGACCGCCTCGTGGAAACGGGCGACAAGACAAAAGCGGAGTATGACGCTCAAATCAAAGCATCATATCCGGCTGAATGCTTTGCGAAGGAGCACGGAGTGCAGGTGGTCTATTTATAGGCCGCCTGCGAAATTAGGCTTTTTCAATCTTTTAATTTTTCAATTTTTCAACTTTTATTGTCATGGATAAGTTATTAAATTACATTGTTGGCCGTATGAACGGCGCGAAGTATGGGGCGCCGGAGTTTTATTGGTGGGTGAGCGAGAACCTTCCGAAGGCGGACGCGGAGCCTATCTTGGACGCAATCGACTCGGCTTGTGAGGCAAACGTGAAACGCGCCATATCGGACTACTTTACTCGGCATCAGCTTTATCCCCTTGCGCTGCACTATGTGGCTGCAGCAAGCTGGCTGAATGATGACCCCGAACAGAGTAACCCTCTTACCTACGGGACCTATGTGACGATGCACAGCACGGAGCACGCACTTGACACGCAGGAGGACGAGTACGAGATTGAGGCGACATATCAGGCGGACGCGAGGCTCACACTGCGCAGGCAGGTCATTGGGGCGTATCTGCAAGCCTTGAGGCACGGCCATAAGCCTTGGCGGGGTATCGTTATAGAGCTTCCGCGAAATCGGTTTAATGTGGAGTGTGTTTCGCTTCGCTGCTTGAAGGCGGACAGAGACCGCGTGCAGGGTGCTTTTATGGCGCAACACGAAAAGAACCGGCACCTACCGCCCGAAGAACAAAAGGAGGCGACAATCCGCGATGTGCATTTTAACGTGCATGTGACAATCAGGACGGGCAAAGGCATTAGCGGTTTCGCAGTGGAGCGCGTGGTGACGCTGCATGTGAAGCATCAGCACGTATCGGCCCATCCGAGGGAGTGGTACTTGAAAAATAAAAAAATGAAGAATTAAGAATGAAGAATTAAGAATTATATATTATAGAAAGGCTGCGAAATTAGAGTTTTTCTTTTCATAATACTTTGTTAAATAGAAAAGGGCTGCGTCGTGATGACGCGGCCCTTTTCGCTTTTGCTCGCTGAAAGCTGCTCGCCACAACAGCCGTTTTATAGGGCGTGTGGGAAATTAGTCGTTATTATAGGCGGTGTGAAAAATTAGTCGTTTACAAGCCTGTAGCGGCGCGTTTCGCCTTTCAGCGGGTCAATGGTCAGCAGGTCGTAATCAAGGCCGCTGGCGGGCTTCTGTGGGGCTTGTGGGGCTTCTTCGCTTTCTTTGCTCGCGATGGAATCACTCGCCACACTACCGGCGGCGGGTGCCTGCGGTTCTGGCGGCAACTGTCCGGCGGCGCGGAGGTCGGCGATGACTTCGGCGGGAGTGTTGAGCAACATCCAGGCGGGGACATCCAGGGCGGCGGCGATGCGGTCAATGGTGGAGAGCGTTGGGTTCTTCTGTCCTTTCAGGAAGCCGGTGACGTTACTGGGGTTCAGGTCAAGGGCGGTGGCGAGCTGCGTGGGCGACATGGAGCGCAAGGCCATAAGGTCTTTTAGCAGTGCGGTAAGTTTCGCGGGTCGGTCCTGCGGGGTGTCGGGTGCCGCTTGGCTTGCTTCTTGCAGGATCAATTCTTCTTGCAGGGCGATTTCTTCTTCTGTCATGGTTTTGCGTGTTTATGTTTTATTATTCTACATTTATATTATAATATACTTAAATCGGGTGCAAAATACGGGCTTTTTCAATTAAAAACAAAGAAAAACGCATTAATTTTGCTTTTTATTGAAAATAATTGCAAGAATGTTTGGCGGTTTCAACATTTTGTTGTAACTTTGCAGCAGATTTAATAACAATTAAATGTTTAACCGCCGAGAAATCGGCAATAAAAAATTAAAGTTATGGCACAGACAATGACCTATGCTGCAAGAAAGGAAGCAGCACGTGAGCAAGCAATCGACTGGCAGGATTGGCTCAGCGAAAACAATGTTTCCTACGAAGGGCTCGCAATCGCAACTAACTATTTTGAAAAACTCGGCAGGCGCTACGGACTCATCCGCGAATTTCGTGAGAACGCAATTATATAGGGCGAATTATTATCTACTATACATTATAATATATTATTATAGAACCGCTGAGAAATTAGCATTAAAACATTTACGACTATGGCAAACAAGAGACAAAAGGAGTGGGCGTATTTTGATACGAGCTTCGACAAGGAACCATGTTTTGAATTGATGATGAAGTACGGCGACGCGAAGGCGTGTTGTCATCCAGGTCCCTGCGACTACGACTGCGAGGGAGTGATGCAACTGCCATACATGCGCAAGCAGCTCGACCAACTGACCGACAAGCAGATTGAGGTAGCTGTCCGTGAGTATGGAGTGGAATTTGAAGAGTACGAAGGGCGCGAAGTGCCGCGCAACATCTTGGAGCTTTATCTGGTCTGGCTGGCTGCGGGCGACATCGTTGATGAAGTCTATGAACGCGAAAACCGCAAAGCTGCATAACATTATATTATTTATTATAGAATCTCTGCAAGATTAACCTTTTCAACTTTTATTATTATGAATAGCAAAAATAATTACCAATTAGGCGACCGCGTAAAGAACAACGCAACGGGCGCAATAGGCACTATCACGGACTTTGGCACACATGAAGGCAAAACGACTTACATTGTGAAGTACAACGAAATGCAACGCAGGCCGGACGGCTTCGAGTATCAGAACGAGGAAGTATTTGCCGAGGAAATCAGTATCATGGCAAAGTATATTCTTTCTATTACGGCTCACACAAAGATGGACGACGCGGGCAACTCGGCTTCGTGGTGCTTGTGGAGCAAGGAGTTTGACAAGAACATTACGAACATCGGTATCACGAACAGCTGTCCTCCCGTGCTTGACAGGTTGCTGACACTCATGCCCTGCGGGGAATGGACCATTGACGACGGAGAAGATGTGCGCGGCACGACATATTGTCAATATGTGTGGTACGAGGATGGTAACACCGAAACGGGTAACTACCTGCTCGGTGCGTGGCACGAACTTCAAGATTAAAAGATTAAAAAATTAAAAAGTTAAAAAAGAGTCTATTATAGCACCTCTGCAAGATTAGTGATTTTTCATTTTTAATTGTTCATTTTTAATTTATTCATATTATGATTATTGATTTTATTCTTGACCGCAAGGGCGGTGAAAAAAAGTATGTGGCTAACGACTTTTATCTGGAGCTGATGGACTACCGCAAGACGTGGCCCGCTATCTGCGACCCGATTATTACGGCGATGGATGCAGGCTCGGAGCAGGACGTGATTAGCGAACTGTGCAACTACATCAAGGAGCAGCAGTGGCCGGAAGCTCTGTGCAACTGGATTTCGTCTGTGAAGTGGACGGAGGACGATCCTGAACGGGGCTTTGAAATCCGCGTGAAGTTTGCGGCTGTGGATGTGATGGGCAAGGACTATGTGGAGCGGTTCGTGACGTGGCAACCTATTCCGCCAAGCGAAGCGGAAGATAAGTTAAAGCCACTCGCGGAGGCGATGCACATTGCCATGAACATGGGATGGCAGGTGTGGCGCAAACTGACGATGGAGGTGCCCGAAATCAAGCAGACGCTTGTCTGTGCGCCGAAGGATGCGGAGTCAGCGAAGCAACTGCAAGAGCTTTTGGAACGTGCGGAGCGAGAAGGCCGTCCCGTGACGGCTGAAACGCAGGCGCGGACTATTCTTGCAAAATCTGTGGGGGAAGCCTAAAATCAATTCAAAATTCAAAATTCAAAATTATTATTATAGAACCTCGGAATAATTAGTGTTTCAACTTTTTAATGTTTCAACTTTTCAACTTTTATATTTATGGCTACTATTAACAACATTTCGATCACGTTTGCAACGCAGGACCAATATCTGCGCGGCAAGCAGGTGTTTGACAGCGAGGGCGAGAGCAGCCTGTGGGCTGGCGACTGGCACGACGACACAATGACGATTGACTTCTGCGACGGAGGTACGATGGACGAACTGAAGCAGGTGATTATGGAGCAAACGGAGAAGTTTGGCATTACGGACTTCACCATCAGCCACGAAGAGGTGAGCGAGATTCCCGACGATGACTGCGAGGTTCCCGTGGTGGCAAAGATTGAAGTGACATTCCCGAAGAAGGTTAGCGGGATTGGTGAGCGGGAACGCTACGAACTGGAGACGTTCACCTTTGAAGCGGACGGGACTAAGAGTGCTTGGGAACAATCGTCAGACGCTTTCGAGGAAGCGGTCAGGCGCGGCCACAACCCGAACAAAAACATCCGTATGCACTGGATAGAGAACGCTCCAACTACGCCGGACGGGGAAACCTACGACGTGGAAATCAAGTGTCCCAACGGACGCAAAGCGGGCAAGTTAAAAAGTGAAAAGTGAAAAGTGAAAAATGAAAAATTATTAACCGCCTTTATAGGGCATCAAAAAAATTAGTGATTATGAAAGCAAAAGCTATTGGCAGAATTATGTTCGATGTTACGACATGCGACATCGGAGAGGCAAACATTATGATTAACACGAGAGAACGCTCGTACTGCTACAACCCACGTCAGGACGAATGCAAGCACGAATGGTCCTTGAACGAGGACGAAAATGTGTTGCGTCTGACTACTGACAGCGGAACGGCGTGGATTGACTGCGACGCGGTGACAAGCATCGAAATCTAATTATAGAACCTGTGAAAGATTATCCGTTATAACAAACATTAAAAATTATTGAATTATGCCACTTACATGGAATTGGAAAGACAAGATGGGCGAGGTGACTTGCCGAACAAAGCGCACGGACGGAACAACCCAAACCTACAAGGAGAACATCTATCAGGGCAACTGCCTATGCGTGACACTCTACGAGTATAAGGAAGGCGACAAAGAGAAGTATCAGCTGGCTTGGTTCCTTGGCGATGAGCAGCATCTGAAGCGCATCCTGAAGCATGACCCGAAATTCTTTGCCGACATCAAGACGGCGAAGCTGAACCTCTACTACAAGCAATGCCTCACCTTGCAGAAATACTTGGTAAGGCTGGGTGCGAAAGTCATTACTTATTATAAAGAACCTAAAAAATCAGTGAAACAATGAAACTGAGAATAACTTTCGGTGCTGCGGGTGACAGGAAGTGCATCGAGCACCAATGGGACTACAACGGCAAGTTTGAGGACAACATGCGACGCGCTACGCTGGCAGCTATGGACAGCGGTATGACTCTCGACGAACTGCGCAACGGCACGGCTGACATCATGGCGGTGAAGGAGCACGATGGCGAGACCTGTCCCTGCTGCGGACGCGAACTGAAATAGCTATCAATTTTTAATTTTTAATTGTTAATTTTTAATTGTTAATTTTTAATTATACACAAGATTATGCACACATTGAAATTATCCGAAAAGCCATGCAAGCTGCACAAGGTGCGTTATGACATGGCAAAAAATTCAGAGTTTGTCGTCACCCAAGAAGGACCGCTGTCGCGCTGCGACCTCGGAGGGTGCATCATCGGACTACGCCAGCCCTACTTCGTGGCGAAGATTCACACCTTCAAGACACGGGACAAGCGCGTGGAGGTCAGCGAAAGGAACGAAAAGGAACGCATCGAGTGGCTGCTGCAACGGCTGAAAGCCTACGAGACGGCACGGGAGGCACAGCAAAGCGGTATGACTGTCCGCGAAGTGTGCGGCGACCACTACGACGAGGAACTGGACGAACCCCGCGTTGTCGCAAAGGTGCCAGGGCTGAACATGTACCTCGAACTGCTCGGTACGTTGAGCGCGGAGGACGTGAACGGTGAACGCTTCTGGCAGGAACGGCAGGACGGCAGCGGGCAGGTGATTCGTCAGCCATTCGACCGCATGATTGATGCAGCGGCAGCTACGGCACTGAATCGCATGGCCTACTTCCTGCGGGCTATGACGGCACGCAAAGACCGGCGCGACTGCGCTACGCTGGCGAGCGACTGGCAGCCGCGTGACGACTGGCGCGAGGACTACGACGACGAGGAGTATTTCCAACGGCCTGAACAGCGCGGCATCGGCTTCGACTTCGTGGACGAAAGCCGTCGGCCTATGCCACACCCCAAACACACGATGTCGGATGCTGAAAAGGAGGAATATCAGCTGCTGAAACAGGATGCGATAGACAGGGGCGAACCGCTCGACAAGGACGCGCTGGCACGTCTGGCACAGCAGGCTTGCGCTAACGTGGCGGCATACAAGATGATGAAGAAAGATTAGAACAGCGACAGTTGACGCGCAACAGGAGTGCCGTCGGATTGAGTAATCAGTCCGGCGGTTTCTTTTTCGTAGTGTAAACAGCCGCGACGGAAATACTCGGCATCCAGTTCGCAGCCGTAGTAGTCAAGACCAAGGCTGTAGGCAGCGATGCGGGATGACTGACTGCCCATCATCGGGTCGAAGACCTTTGGAGCATCTGCGGGCGTGACCTGAACCGACTCCATCCAGACCTGCATCAGCCAGCGGTAGAGGGCGACGGGCTTCTCCGTCGGGTGGAAGTGGTCGCCATCCTTCGAGCGGGCACTACTGCCATGCCACACGCGGGCATTGCACGTCAGACTGGTCCAAGCATACTCCGCCTGCGCCATCGAGAAGCCGTCGGGGATGTTCGTCTTTACCCATGTCAGGAAGCACTTGCACGGAGGCATATCGGGAAAGAAGTTGGCACCCCAAATGATTTGATGCTGACTGACGCGAGCCAACTCCGCAAAGAAAGCAGCATCGGGGGCGGTGTCCCATCGGTTCATGTCGCTGTCGCCATGATTGTATCGACGGAACCGCCCGCCAAAGCGTACTCCGTCGGTAGCGACTCCACCGAACCCATACGGCGGATCGGCCACGGCAAGATGAAAGAACCCGTCGGGCAGTGTGCGCATATACTCTATGCAGTCTTGATTAAAAACCTGTGATGTCATATTGCCATCGTTATTTACATCGACAAAGGTAATGCAAAGCTCGCACAAAAAGCGGACAAGGCTTGCACAGCGGGCGGAGGCAATAGTGAAGCATTGACAGGTCGCAGGCTCTTTTTATGTCCGCGAAGTTGTCGCAAATGATATACCTTTGCGATGTAATTCAAAAAGTATATGAAAACAGAACAGCAAGACAGAACATTCAGCATCCGTTTCTCCCTATACTTACTAAGTATCGCAGCAGGGCTTCTATTGGGGCAACTATTACAACACCTATAAGAGAGTAATTCTCAATTCTCAATTATCAATTATCAATTTGAAACAACGGTGCCAAAACAACAACCTACAATCTCATGGCAGCAGCTCCGCAACTATATGGAGCAATGGACGTGGCGCGACCAGCGTACCGGCTGCGAGGTGACGGGCTTCAACCCGCCAGACAAAGCAAAGGATAAGCGACAAAAGCCGTTCTACTTCCGAGCCATCACCATCAAGGGCGAGGTCATCAGCGGCGAAGCCATCTGCCTCAAAGTGTTCCTGAACGAGCATCAACGCATGGTGCAGTTCACACAATCAAAACAAATCCGCAGAATAAGGGATTACCTGGTCATGGAAGTGAACGGGGTGCGCGTGATAACTCATTGAACACGGATTGCACAGATTAAACGGATAAGACTTAAACGCGAATTATCATAAATTTAACCACTAATTACTCTAATTACACGAAATGTTATATCTAAGGAGTTTAGGAGGAAAGGAGTTCCACGCTGGAAGAAAAATGTTCGGGCAGCGACGTGTCGCTGGCAGCGGTAGTGATTGCTCTCTTTTGTCTCGAAAGCACGCTTTCAGAGCAAAAGACAGAAATCTCTACCCAAGCGTACAAGCCTGTACGCAAAAACATTTTTCTGTCTGCCCCAATTCGTGAATAATTCGTGGCAATTCGTGTTAAAAGAAAACTCCTTAACTCCTTGACTCCTTAGAATAAAATTAAATGGTAAATGGTAAATGATTAAATAGTAAATGAAATTATGGCAACATTTATTTCAAAAAACTTCTCGCTGGAGGAACTGACCGCGAGTGATACGGCGAAGACGAAAGGCATCAAGAATGTCCCTGGAACTGCCGAGGTGTGCGCACTGTGCGCACTGGTGCATAACGTCCTGCAGCCGCTGCGCGATGCGATGGGCGAGCCTATCAAGATTGGCTCAGGCTATCGCAGCAAGGCACTCAACAAAGCCGTGGGCGGCGTGACCAACTCGCAGCACATGAAGGGCGAGGCCGTGGACCTGTGCATCGACGGCGACTTGGCAAAGGGCAAGCGGTGGTTCAACTGGATCAAGACGCACTGCCAGTTCGACCAGATTATCTGGGAGCATAACGCGAAAGGCTCCTATTGGGTACACGTCAGCTTCCGCGCCGATGGACAGAACCGAAAGCAAGTCATCAACGAACTGCTGAAAAAGTAAGGCCGCTCTTTCTCTTGTCGTCATAACGTCATACCGATATATCGACATATCGAAAGCGGCCAAAAAGAAAGAGAATGAGGTTTTCTCATTTTTTGTTTTTAGGTTAATAAAGTTTTTCTTTGGGTGCGGTGGGCTGTGAAGCTCGCCGCATTTTTTTGTGTTCCGTGCGGAGAAAGGGAACACTCTGGCCGCTGCGTGTATGTCGCCGCGCCCAAAAGTTGAAAAACAATCAAGAATTGAACAATAAAAGTTGCTATTGATAGCAAGTGTTCACATTGTTCGCACAAACTATTCTACCTTGATGCTGGTTGGACATTAACATAAAAGGCTATAGCCTGTGCTACCATGACTTCAATACTCTCTCCCCTCTCCATCTTTAGATTACTTAATCTGCGATACATTGATAATGGTATTTTAGCAAAGACGCCTTTTAGCCCACTTTTATCTTTCTTAGGACGGAGCAATTTTACATTAGCCTTTTGTTGGAGAATTGATGACGGCCTGACGTCTCTATGTATATTCTTTTCACGATGTCTTGGCGATAACGGCATAGAGTCTCTATACAAGTAGTCGGCGCGTGTTCTCATGTTCAGAGATGGGTGCATTGTGTTTATATAAAACTCCTCCCTTTCCCTAAGATGGTCTTTGTCTGAAAACTCTATAGCATACAAATCAAAACCACCGCTCTTGTCAAAAGCACTTTGAACCTTCTTTGATCCGTGCAGCCCTCTTTTCAAAAACGAAACAAAAGACTGGAACCTGTTACGGATATTTATCGACGACCCAATATATGATTCGCCTCCAAACATGATGACATAAACAATGTTTTCGTTCTTTGGCGAAACCCAAATCATTTCACCTTCTCGATACTCACCAATCTTCTCATACTTGCTGACATCAATCATTGCTCTACCTTTATTTCTTTTACCTTAATAGTATTCCCGCATTTGTCACACCTGATTGTAAGTTCGCCTTGCGATGGTTGAGTCTTACATACATCGTTTGGATCAGCAAAGATTTGCCACATAGGTACCTCTAAAATTTCTGCTATCTTGTTGATAGTTTCAAGCGAAGGCATAACGCGACCATTAAGCATATTACTGATGGTTTGCTTAGTGACCCCCAAACGATTAGCCAAATCTACGGACTTCATTCCTTTGGAGTCCATTATATCCCTTAGCCTGCAAATAGAATTTTTTGGGCGATAAATATTTAGTGTAGGCTCCAATTCCTTTATGAAAAACATTTCTCTGTTTTTCAATAAATTAGTTTCTACTCCTCTTTCAATTACATAAACATCAAAAACACCTTCGTTTTCAAAAACTTCCTGCATTTTCTCCGTATGTTCACAGTGTAAGAACGATTTAACGTGTTCCTTTATTCTTATATACAGATATTCGGCAGAGCCAATATAAAAATCCTCTTTGAACTTTATCAAGTACACAGCGTTTATGTCGCGCCCCTCTAACCAATGCAAGCGGCCTTCAATAAACTCGCCTACCTTTTCGTATTTGCTAACGTCTATCATTGCTCGTCATTTGATTTCGTTTCTTCTGCTTTTGCCAGGCGGAGTTCCTTGCCACAATAGGGGCAGACAATAGACTGGCCACCTGGGGAAATACTTGCATCCACGCCCTCTTCTGGAGCAAGCAGGCGCCACTCTTGGACACCCAGTGCTTTTGCAACCGATTGAAGGGTGTTCATTGATAGATTTTTCCCGCCATTCACAAGATTGCCTATATACTGCGGGGATTTACCCAACCTTTTGGCCAGCTCCTTTGATGTGATGTCAAGCCTTTTCATTTCTCTTTTTATATAGATATTCATAAAACTCTTTTTCTTTACTTTTCGACTGCAAAGGTAATAAAAATAAACGTATTTTCTTTGTCTTAATTGTGAAAAAGAGTTAAAAACACCTATTTTCTTTATTTTTATTCTTATTTTCTTTGGCTGTTACACTTATTTTCTTTACCTTTGCAGCAGATTTAGAACAAACAAATAATTTTTAGACTATGGCAGACAACATGAAGAAGATGCTGGCAGACCAGCAGAAGATTAACGAGGCTGTGAAGTATATTATGACCTACTTCGGCGAAGAGAGTTGCTACTGCAATCACATTGAACAGATGCTCGACGCGCAGACGCAGATTATCGGGCTAATGGAACTCGCGAAGCAGAAGGTTTTAACCGACCCTTCGCAAGAGTTTGAATGCTCAACTGACAAAATTATCTGGTTTCTCTATGATGTGAGGCAATATCTGAAGATGCTGGAGCCGTTTGCAAACCTGCTTGGACAGACTGGCTACGGCAAGCCGATTGAAACAGATTGAGCAACACACAAAACCAAACAATCTCTACTTTATCTATATTGCACACGGCAACATTTGTGCCTGACGAGGAGCGGGACGCTCCTGCTCCTCGTCTTTCAATCAATCAACATTTCAACATTTACACATTTCAAGAAATTTTGAAATCAATCAACAAACAAATAAATAAACATTACAATCATGGAAGCAACAATTCAACAAAACAACATTTCAAGAAATGTTTCAATCAACATTGCATCATTTGTGGCAAGCGTTCAAAACGCATTGAAAACAATCAAGCAACGTGCATTGAAGGAATTATCTCTGCCGCGTCTGTATCGCCGCCAGTTGCGGATGATTAACGCACTGGCACGCGGCATCGAGGCACATCCTACGCTGACGAACGTCATCCTCATTGCAATGTGCGCGATGCTGGCGTATGAAGTCCTGAATTATGAGTTTACAACAAGTCTTTAATTATACATTATAATATAATATGCAAAAGGCATTGAAGTATTGGGATGGTGCGAATCCCAAGATATACGCTATTCTGACGCAAAAGGAGGATGGCGGTTGGCACCTGGCGTGTCACTGGACTGACCGCATACTGGAGTATGACTGCGAACTCGTTGAGGATCGCCTCGGTCAGCACCTGCGTTATGGTAGTGGCTCTATGCTGCCTCTGCGCAATAGCAAGGGACAGCTCTACGGGCGTTGGAGCGAGGCAACGGAGGAGGAAATAAACGACCTTCCATGCAAGGAAGTGGCGACGGAGGAAGTGACGACAACTGAGGATGTGGTGACTTCCGAGACAGCAGAACCAGCCGAACCAGCTGTCAATACTGAGGATGCAGTGGTCGTCACAGAAGATGCAGAGGTTGTGGCTTTGGAAGCTGAACCTGAACCAGAACCAGTTTATACAGACTCGGCGGAATTGGAGCGTCTGAAAGCTGAGAATGATGCTTTGCTATCGCGTATAGCCGAAATGGAAGCAGAACGGCAAAAGGCGAAACAAACGCGCCGTAAGAAGCAGCAGCCGCAGCACCTTGAAGCTGCGGCAGAGCCGAAGCCTACGGAGAAGGAGCCGCAGCCAAAGCGTTATGACGTTATAACAGAATCACGGGATAACACCAAATGCGCCGTGCAGAGCGGCAGCGGCCACAATTTCCTGAAAGCTATCGGTTCTGTGGCTGCGATGACGGTTGCGCTGGTGGTTATCTGGCAGACTGGACTACTGATTCCGCTTGGACTGATTGGGCTGGCAATGTCGGGAATAATCAAATAGTTGAAATTGATAATTGAAAATTGACAATTTTATTTTTACTATACGTTATAATAAACGTGTGGTATCACACAAAGATATTCAATTTATTAACAACTTAAATTTTTCTATTATGAAGAAAAATCTTTTTTGGCTGGCTGGCATCGCAGTGATGCTGGCGGCTTGTGAGAACGAAATGGACGATGCGTCCGCAGTTAGTAACGAGACCAAGACGGTGACTTTCTCCGTGCAGGGCGACTTCGAGAAGCCTACCTTCGAGGGCATGACCCGTGCCGGACTGGAGGCGGACGGCAAGGCGATGACGGACCTTTGGGTGCTGGACTATCAGAACGGCACACTGCTGCAGCAGGTACACCAGACGGCAGAGGATGCGGACTTCGGCTCACCGTCGCTCGCACTGGGCTATGGGGCGCACCATGTCTATTTCGTGACCTCTCGCGGCACTACGCCGACACTCCTGACCGACGCGCACAAGATTACCTGGGCGAAGGCGATGGACACGTTCTATAAGGATTATAGCATCAACGTGGCATCATCGACTTCTGCCACTCAGAGTGTGACGCTGGATCGTGTGGCAACGAAACTCTCTGTGACTGTCAATGACGAGATTCCAGAGGGCATTTCGTCCATCGAGCTGACGCCTGCCACTTGGTACAGCGGTCTGGACTACATCAGCGGACAGCCTACGGATGCGCTGACCAATGAAGCGAGGGTGATTAGTATTCCTGCGTCGTATGTGGGCAGGACGGAAACGAATCTGAGCATCTACGGCATCAGCAGCACGACGGAATGGACAACGGGCGTAACGATAACGGCTCGTGACGGAGACGGCAATGTACTGGGGCAGGCCGAGCTGGACGATGCGCCATTCATGGCTAACCGAGTGACGAGCTACAGCGGCAATCTGTTTTCCAGCGGCGGCGGTTTCGCGCTAAGCCTGAATGCAGAGTGGGGAACAGAATACACAGGAAGCTGGTGAAAAAATTGAAAAATTGAAAGATTAAAAAGTTAAAACTTAAAGATTATGAAAAAGTTCATTTTTCTTTCAATGATTACGGCTCTGGTTTCCTGTCAGCAGATTGATTTCGACGACATCAAGGCGGACGATGGAAGCGATGCCAATGTGGTGCTAACGTTCTCGACATACGGTCAGCAGGAGTTTACTCGTGCGGCTGCACCCTTGACGGACCAGTGCTCGCGTCTATCGGTAGCGGTGTTCGACGAGGACGATGCAAAGGTTGGTTCTACGAAGAGCCAGAAGGTAGGCGACACGAACTTTGGTACCATCGGGCTGTCGTTGCAGGACGGCACTTATACCATCGTGGCGATTGCTCACAACGGCGAGGGGAACTGCACGATTACTTCTCCAAGCAAGGTGACGTTTCCGAGCAATAAGATGACCGACACGTTCTGCTACTGCGGCGAGCTGGTGGTGGATGGCAGTGTTAGCGAGACGCTGGAAATGAAGCGTGTGGTGGCGATGATGCGCCTAACGATTACCGATGCTATTCCTGAAGGCGTGGCAAGGTTGAAGTTCTATTATACAGGCGGCAGTTCAACACTGAATCCTCGCACGGGTTTCGGTTGCGTGAACTCGAAGCAGACGGAGTATCGCAGCGTGATAGACGACAACGGTATGCCTGTCAGTGTCTATGAGATTTACACAGCTCCGCATGAGCAGAACGATATTCTGAAACTGACCATCACTTCGCAGGATGCCAGCAACGGCGACATTGACGTGTTCGAGCCGATGGAGAACATTCCCGTGACGGTCAATAAGATTACGACTTGGGAAGGTGCGCTCTTCGGCGGCAGTTCGTCATCAGGAGGCAATATCGGCATTACGCTTGATACGGCCTGGGGCGGCTTTATTAACTACACTTGGTAACTCTCTTTATAGGACGGTGGGGCGACCACCCTGCCGTCCTTTTCAATAAATCAAGAAAGCAAGAATTATGGAAAACAATAAAACAAGATTGAAAGAAGTGTTGGCTGTGGTCAACAACAAGGGCGGGGTAGGGAAGACTACCACCGTACAGAGTTTGGCGGCGGCGATGGTGCGCGAGCATCCTGAATGGCGGGTGCTGGTGATTGACATGGACCCACAAGGAAATCTGTCGCAGCTGATGGGCTGGAACGGCGAGAGGATGCCGACGGTGACGGACGCACTATCATCAGAGCAGGGACTGTTGCCTATCTACAAGAACAACCGGGGCATATACTACGTTCCGTCGTCGCCTGCGCTGCAGAAGATTGAGCCGAAGATGATGGCGCAGATGCAGCCGTATATGGTGCTCCGCAAGTTGTTTATAGGCAAGGTGGAGGATTACAGCGACGAAGGCATCAGCACCATCCCTTATTATTTCGACTATGTGCTGATTGACTGCCCTCCTGCACTAAGCATGTGTACCTACAATGCTATGGCGGTGGCAAGTGGTTTACTGATACCAGTTCAGATGGAAGGGCTATCGGTGTCAGGATTGGCACCAATTATCGTGGAAATGGAGCGAGTTAAGCGAGAACTAAACTCAGGATTGGAACTGCGAGGCATCCTGCCCGTGATGGTTGACATGCGTCCGAACATCGTGCGGTCTTTTGTGGACTATCTGAAAGGGGCGTATGGCGACAATGTGACATCGACCATTATCCCGCGTTCTGTAAAGGTCAACGAGGCACAGACGAAGAAGCAGAACATCTACGAGTATAAGCAGTGGTCGCCTGTGGCCAATGCGTATGAAAAATTAGTTAAAGAACTATTCGGGTGAAGAAAATTGCCAAATGGCTAAATAGTACATAAATTGTAAATTGTAAATCGTCAAATCGTAAATGAATAGGGTTATGGGAAAGAACAACTGGAACCTGCAGGACATGCAGGAAACCTTAGTCAAGGACACGGAGCAGCGCATTGAGCAGGGCTTCGAGAGTATTAAGAATGAAAATGGCGGCAGCTTCGTGGTGAAGCCTGCAACCGAGGCACCTGTGCCGCCAATGAAGGACGAGCAGCAGGCCGAGCCTACCAAGGGTGTGCAGACGTACATACCTATGTCGATGTACCGCCGCTTGAATGACATCAAACTGACCAGGGGAGAGACTATAGCAAACCTTGTGGCAGAAGCGGTGGCGCTGTGGCTGGATGTTCAAGAGGGCAAATTATAGTCACAACTATGACCAGAATCAATAGTGCTATTCATGTGCGATGCCTGACGGACGAGCATCTGCTGGCTGAACATCGAGAGATTAAGCGACTTCCGTTCTGTCTGCGCGAGGCTATCAGGACTGGAAGCATTAAGCATATTCCTGAGAAGTTCGTGCTGGGAAAAGGGCATGTAAAGTTCTTCCTGGATAAACAGCAATTTGTCTATAACAGATACATCGACATTCATTGCGCTGTCAGAGGCAGAGGGTTCAACGTGCAGTCGTATATTGATAATTGGAGTACACATTGCGTCAAGGACTACTGGAACGACTATACCCCAACATACGAGGAACGACAGTTACTCATTGATCGCATCACCGACCGCATCATGCACAGCAAGAAGCAAACGTGGCACTACTACGGCCAGGCCATATCAAAAGAAGCCGCAGTGCGTCTGCTGATGGGCAACGAAGTGTCCGAAACTATATAAATGGACACCTTAGTGCAAACTATAATATCCGACACCACAAACTATATAAGAAGGTGAATACAACTATATATTTGGACACCTTATTTATATACTATATATAGAAATACTCTTTATAAATGATGGAGAAAAGGGTAGCGTTCAGTATAGTACGGAATGCGAAAACTGCGATAAACAAAGGGTTTGCGGTGTGTCAAGGTGAACAATGTTATAGTAGAATCGTGCATTTTGCACAACATAATTGAAGATTTCAATAGTTATGGAAGAGAATAAACAGCAGTTGATGGAGTGCGCACGGCAGGAGATGTGGATCAAGACGCCGTTCTCGTACATCAAGCTCGGACCGAAACTGACGCTGTTCCAGCAGGACACGATGCTGATGGTCAGCGACCACCTGCAGCAGTATGTGAAGAACTTCTTCGACCTGAATCTGAACAACACAGAGGCGAAGCCGAGGGCACTCTTCACTAAGTACCTGCTGGAGCATGGCATCCCGCCGTTCCGCATCAACCTGGCCGACATGGACATTGACCCCGCCAACTACAAGGTGGTGCGCAAGGCCATTGAGGAAATGAACTTGCTGGTGGAGCATCAGGAGTTCGACGAGAACGGAAAGCCGACGGGACATACTATTTTCTCGCCTGTGTTCACGAAGTTCCGCGTGCCGAGGACGGGCGACTACTACCGCAAGCGCGACGAGCAGGGCGAGATTATCGTGGAGTCTGCGAGGCATAGCGGTTACATTGAGGTGGAGATTAACAAGGATGTGGCACAGTATGCCTTCGACATGAGCCAGGGCTACGCCAATCACCCGAAACTGATTGCACGCTATGCCACGAAGCGTAGCACGCCACGGCTCTACTTCAAGCTGCAGGAGTTGATGGGTAGGGAGCGGCACACCCGCGTCCGTCTGACGGTGCAGGAGATTAAGAACTTTCTCGGCTTCGAGACATTCAAGGATGATGCAACGGGCGAGTGGGTGGTGCCGTATCAGAAGTTCGCCCATTTCAAGACAAAGGTGCTGGATGCTGTGAAGGCCGACCTCGACCAGATGGCACGTGACAACCATACAGACATCACGTTTAGCTACGAGCCTGTCTATCTGAACGGACGCAGGCGCGGCGACCCTGACTATATCGAGTTCACGGTTATGAGTACCAACCTTGGACTTGGATATTCCTTACTAACCAAGAAAGACACACCTGCAACAGGACAAGCAAAGGACTTGGTAAAGCAGGCAAGCCTTCGCATCGAGCAAATCAAGGAGCAATGGGAACAATGTAGGGCCGATATGCTCAGTCATTGCACAAGGGAGAATAGCTTCCGCGTCATAACATCACTCTCCTTTGAATCTTGGACGGAAGACACGAAGACGCTCATGCTGAGACTGGAAAAATACGACGACTATTCGTGGATTATGCAGCCGCATGTGTCGGGCGACTTGGTGAAGCCTGCGATGCTGAAACATTTCGGCACAGGTGTGAGCTGGATGTATAGTGTGCCACCACCTGCTATTTAGCATTCTTCTTTTTAGCCCCAAACACTTTATTGAGCAGCTTGAAGTTGTTGTCGTTGATGATGGTGAAATCCTTGGCAATGTATATGTCGGCTATGTCGTATGTTCCGACGTGGTTCAGGGCTTCGTCAACATCACTCTTTGAGAAGTGCATCATGTTACGGGAAAGCGTGGCAAAGGTATGACGCGCCTGGTAGAACTGGAGGTTGTCGATGCCGAGTTCCTCGCCAACATCTTTCAGACCGATATTGATGGCACGATTGAAGTCGGAAGCGGACGAATATCGCTTGCTAAACGAGAACACCTTGCCGCTGCCTTTGTATCGCCTCATTAGATCGGCAATAACGGGATGAACTTTTACTTCGATATAAGCATTGTCGCTACGCCTGTCCTGTGTCTTTGCCCTGTTGTATTTTATCGTGTCGTTCCTGATTTCTTTGGCTTCGTACATATCAACGGAGTTCATACCCATCAGACAAAAGGACAGGATAAAACAATCCCTTGCGAGTTGAGCGCGACTACCTGGCCTACCTTTATAATTATATATAGTAAGTAGTTGCTCCAGAGTCAATGCGCGGACACCCTTCTTTATTTGCTGCTTCGGTACGCGGTACCGCAGAAACGGGTCGTTGGCTATGACAGTCTCATAGTCTGTGTTGTACCTGCGCATCGCCTCATGGTACAGATGCCGGATAAATCCAAGATACATCGACTGCGCTCGTGGTCTGTCTTGCAGGTGCCTGTCGTAGTCTTCCAGAAGTTTGTATGTGATGCTCTTGAACGGCAGCATCCTCTTCCCAACAAACCCCTCCAATGAGTTAAGCATCGTCTTGTAGTTCTTTACGCCCTTGATGCTTGTCTTGTCAATCCATTCGTCTGCAAAGGCGAAGAAGTCCAGTTCGTCTTTCTTCGCTACGATCCTGCTGACAATTTCGCCAGCATCCATTGTCGCACGGCCAAGGTAATCTAATTGCAGCGCGTCGAGCCTTTCTTGAAGCTCTCGTCGCTTGTTATCTATCATCTTTGCCTTCTCCGGCTCCCTTATGCGCTTCCCGTTGGTCGTCAGTTCTGAATCCGAGACGGACACTCCAGTCGGGATGCGCTTCTTATGTAACCCCTGACATAACAAGAACGACACGGGATGCACGCGCTTCTTATTCTTTTTCCCTATTTCAATCGTTATTGTAGCCATACTTGCTTCTGTTTTGACGGAAAACTGACGGAAATACAT